CAAGGAACCCTGGGAACATCAATGCGTAGGCCACACCCATTCTTTGCCGTTCCCTTGTCAGGGTCAAACTTTTCCTTGCAACTCTAAGCAAGACGGTGTACAGGTTTCTAAGTTCCGGTTTTCGCCAGTTGAATGCTGTGTAAGACTACATTATCGCAAAAACAATAGACGTCTGCACGTTCCCTTGTCACTGGCGACCACCGGACTTTTAAGCCTTCTTGACACCGTCTAGGGTACGGTTGATGACTCGTAGGTTCGAGCTTATCTCTGATGCAGCCGAAATCATGTTGCTCAACTGAGGAGCCATCTTGCTCGGGTCATGTCGGTACTTGTTAAAGGCGGTTCGTAGCTCTTGGGTCTTATCCTCGACTGAGGATACTAACCTTTCGAGGCGATCTATAAGCTGCCTGCTGTCATCAGCACCGGCTAGTACAACGCTTTCAGTACTCTGCTCAGCAACCCTAGCTACTAGGTTGCAAGCGATGACGCTGTCCTCGAAGTCTTGAAGTGTCCGATCCATGATACTTACCTTAGTGTAGAAGTGAATTACTCACGCACGAGTGGCGTAAAGGCAACCGCGGTAGCTTGAGGTGCTACTGGGAGAAATCCCGTGGAGGTTCGAGTCCTCTCTCGTGTACTAAAGTCGAGAATGCACCGGAGCCGAAAGGCTTGCATCTTTTCGATCCTTGTCTCGACTTCATCGGGGTGTACCTCAATTTGGTAGAGGACTCGGTTTGGGTCCGAGTTGTTGCACGTTCAAATCGTGTCACCCCGACTATTCTTTTGGTCATTCACTCCTAGTCGATGTCCTCGATTATCAGCAGAGTGGCGGCTCGTTACAAGATGGCTATGGACGCTAGGCGTCTCCAGTTGGCATGGCATACACTTATGAGTTGGGATTTGGTCCCTCTCGTTCAAGACTTGAGCACATTGAGTCAAGCTTTGGATTCGAAACCCATCCTTGATAAGTCTAGGTATGTAGAGGCCATCGACGAAAGATTGTCCAGTCTGAATCGTCAGTTCACACCTAAACTCAAGGAACTGACAGACTTGTCAGAGACCCTAGTACTGGGGCCTGAGATTAAGAAGGCGGTCGCCCCTCTGCTGAGGGAGTTGACTCGGCGAGGTAAGACATTCGACGAGGATGCTGTACTTGAGGATATTGAGTCCTCACCTGCAACCAGGGCTTTGAATGGATGGGGGCGAGATAAGTTGATCGATGAGCTCTCAGAGATGCCTGAAGAGGGTCCAACCCCTGCTAACCTTGAGTGGCTGAAAGCATTCGACTTCCATACCGCGAAGCAAGCAATCACCCGCATAATCTCAGTTATTCCTGACCTCCCATTTAGTCGCACCGAAGAGGGTAGCTTCGACTACTTTGAAGACTGGGTTCATAACTTACCAAAGGATTGGGACCAGTGGGAAGACTCAATACCAACTGATGGAGGCGAATTAGTTTCTTGGATCTTTGATACTGATGTAGGTAAGCGTCTCAATAAACGTCTCGGTGCTTCCAAGACGATCTTTGAGTATATCCAAGATGATCTCCAGAACTTCATCGAAGATCTAGAGGAATCTATGGAAGGCGTAGGGTGAGCGGTCGCCCACCGGATTCGAACCCCGGGGTACCTTAGGGTAAGCTGTTCGACTCAGCCGTCTTCCGCCAGAGTACTTATGGAAGGTATACCAGTTCGGACTGGAGGGAGATTGCTAATTTCCTAGGTGGTGAAAGTCATCGGGGTTCGAATCCTCTACCTTCCGCCGTGTTCGCCCGCTACTCAGTCTCGGAAGCACAGTCCGGGAGGGTAGACCTTGTGAAAATAAGTTTAGGCCCGTCGGGTGAGCAGGTCTATTTGGAAGGGATGGGGTGAGTGGTCGCCCGCCAGCTTGGAAACCTGGATGCCCGCAAGGACCGCAGTTCGACTCTGCTCTCTTCCGCAACTAGTGTCAAATTTCACTTATGGATGGCGGCTATGTATGAGCCGCAAGTTCTTCTTCTCGATGCATGCCCTGGTGTCGAACTATTCGTCCAATAATATTACACACCTTTTGTATTCGAGTTCAGGTGTGTGGACCGTTGTAGAGAACATCGTTGCGGGTCCGAGTGCTAACAACCTAAACTCCATTGCGTCGAATATGCAAGGATCCCGCCTTATATTCGCTAATTATCCAGGCAGTGGCATAGTACCTCTTGACTACAACGGTATTACATGGACCGCTGGAACTCTGGTTCCTAATTCAGGAGGTGGGGCAGCAGCAGCTGTTACTATGTCTGCTGATGGGTTGCATTCGCTTTCCGGTGGTGACTTTTCGTCCTTGGTAACACCGTACGACTTCAACCTCTCATTGGGACTATGGGAGACGAAGACTGGTGTCAGTGTTGGATCAACTGATCTCGATTCGGTCCGCATGACCCGGGATGGTAGTCGTGCTCTAGCAGTTGGAAAATTCGGGAACACTGCCTATCCGCTCGCGCGTGATCCCATCACAGGGATTTGGGCTCCATCTGGAAGTCCGATTGGATTGAATACTTCAGGTGAGCGATTCTTCGCGATCGGTATATCAGTAGATGGTTCAACTGCGATCATTGGAAGTAATAATGCAGCAGTAGCTTCAGATGGTCTCATCTGGAACGGATCCGTTTGGAATCGTGTTTCGATACCAGTTCCCATAAATGGTGTGACATGGAGACCTGATGGTTTATCTGCAATTGGTGGTAATGGTGAGGGTGAGGGTGGGATTATCCGCACCATCAACTATGATCCGGGGACAGAAACCTTCAGCGCAGGTCAAGTGTTTACTGGGTACGGAAACATCGGAGAGGTCGCTGTGGCTAATGATGGCATTGGTGATATCGCATTAGCTGCTGACTTTGCATCAAATACTGTTATCCCTCTGACCTACTCGCGTAGTACTCATTTGTGGACTCCTGGGGCTCCTATTCCTAGCCCGTTGTTCAGTAACCCACGAAACCTTCTACTGTTCCCCATTTGGTAACAGGAGAGTAGCATTATGGTGACCGTAGCCAAAAGGTAAGGCGTACGACTGTGAATCGTATATGTGCGGGTTCGAGTCCCGTCGGTCACCCAAATTTTCACTTATGTGGCTTGCTTGATGTGGAAGACCTGACTATTATCTCCAGAGTGTCTGCTCGCTTCGTAGTCGCATCAACCTTGTCCAAAGGGGATGTCCTCAAGATCTGGACGAAGAGCGGTGACTGGTGGTCTGAGATTCGTCGAGGGGTTCAGCTAGAGGTGAAGTCTGTCAACGGAGACAGGGTCACGGTCAACCACTATAGTTGGGCGACAGAGGGGTGGGAGATGAAGCTCCCACCCGGGCAGGACACGTCCAAGAGGTTCAAGCTCGAAGGGGACCCCAGGTTCCGCAGGTCCTTGGTTGTCGATAAGGTCTGAAAGTGTCATCTCGAAGAATTCCTTGGTTCACGTTCGAGCCGCTGACGGCGGCAAGGAGGAACCATGGCAAACTTCAAAAGACGGCATCGGCGCCGAGCGGGTATCAAGGGTTGTTGCGGGATGTGCATGCTCCGTAAGACCGATGGTCGACGAAACCACAGGATACTCACCCAACAAGAGTTAGCAAGCAGGTGCTCTGAGAGAGAGCAGCTCAGAGATCTCGGTGTATCACGGGGATGGATTTCGAAAACATCCGTGAGATGATAATCGCCATCCTGTACTATGTGAAAGAGCACCCATGGCGCGTGATAGTCTTCGCTGATGTTCCGGAGGACTTGCTCTATGGGTTCACCATAAAGGACATCGATCCGTTCTTGCTCAATCGACCAACTTGGCGGATCAAGTGCAAGAGCTTCAGTGTGTCAGTCAAGAATCTCCCAGAGAGAGCTTGTGAAATCTTGACCGAGTACTTTCAATCGGCCCTCGGGCGTCAATTGATGGCGCGTCTCCTCACCAACGGTATGCGATCACCAGAGTTGAGTAGCTTGGTGTAGTACCAGAGTATGCGGTACGAAAACTTCTTCTAGATGGTTGGAGCTATCAAGCAGTATGTGAGAAGTAACCCAGGATGCGAGATCCTTTGCTGTGATGATCCTTATACTCGTACTATAGGGTACTGTACCGCACCCGATCTAGAACAACCTAGGCCATGGTATCTCAAGTTGTGGGACCGCATCAATTTCAAACGGGGTACCCATTCCAAGCCTCAAGAGTTTTGGGAGATTGGCCTTGTCAACTTGAAGGAATCAGTTTGGGCCGAGGGTGTCCCGGAGGATGTTCGCAATCTAACCGGTGAGTATCTGAAGACAGCCCAAGGTCGAGAGAACTTAGCCAAGTCATTCACCAAGGGTGAGGGGATTTGGCCTGTTACGCTCCAGTAGTTCAGCGGATAGAATACAGGTTTCCTAAACCTGGGGTCACTGGTTCGAATCCAGTCTGGAGTACCGCGGAGAATGCAGTAAGGACTACAATCATTCAGCTGGTCGTGGGTTCGAGTCCCACCGTTCGCTTCGGCGAACGTAGCTCAGTTGGCAGAGCAGCCGACAACAATGTCTTTGCGACTTCTTGTCTCCGCAACTTATGCAGCTATAGGGGAGTCCGGCCGTCCCCAGCTCCCTGTCACGGAGTAGATCGCGGGTTCAAATCCCGCTAGCTGCGCCACTTCGTTGATTCTGTGAGATTCATACTAGTTGTTACTGGCAGAAGCACCAATCTTTTAATGCTAGGACCTGGGTATGCTCCGCAGGCTTTACATCCTTGACTTCGACGGGACGCTCTTCAACAGCCCTACCCCGCCGGACTGGTGGAAGGATAAGGATGGTTGGTGGTTTGACCCAGTCTCGTTGAACCCACCAATGCTTCCTAAAGAGCCGCCTGAGGACTGGTGGATCGGGTCCACAGTCAATGCAGCTCGGAAGGCCCTGAGTGAGGGTGACAGCTACGTCGTCCTTCTCACTGGACGTCCCGCGGAGGGGTTCACCAGCAGGGTCCACGAGCTCCTGAGGCAGAGGGGTCTTGAGTTCGACGAGGTTCACTTGTCGGACCGTACAGACACACAAGCCTTCAAGGTCGAACAGATCCGAAGGATACTTGGAGAGCATCCTAGCATCGCTCGGGTTGACTTGTGGGAAGACATGATCAATATGGTTCGGCCCTACCGAGCCACTGTCGAAGAGGCTGATATCGAGTTCAAGCTTCACAAGGTTGATGTGGCTGATCGCCAGTCACCTTGCACTGAAGATGAGTTTCTTACCAAGAAAGTGGCGTCACGCTACGCTTCCTTGGTGTAATTATAGGGTCATCGTTCAATGGTAGGACGACGGTCTCCAAAACCGTTAATCTCCGTTCAAGTCGGAGTGACCCTGCAAAGTAACCATGAAACACCCCTGTGCTTGGTGCGGGCAACATCCAGTTGTCTATCGAGGTACTGAGTACTGTAGCTACAAATGTTGGGCTGACTCATTGCGCGCGGTTCAAGGTGAGCCTGTGCAAGAGATTGTTCTAGCCCCTGAACCGTTGGGTACACTTCAACTTGACTTGTTTGAGAAGGTTCAGCATACTCGTTGAGCCTCATTGGGATATCGTCTAATGGTAGGGCAGCGGACTCTGAATCCGTCTATCCAGGTTCAAGTCCTGGTATCCCAACTAACTTACCTATGTGTTACTTACTAGGATGGACCGCCTAGTAAGAAGAGTTGCTGCTCGATGGGGCTTCAAGGTTGCCATGTCTGGGTATCGACCGGAGATACCCCAGTGGGTATTTGATCGGTACGCAACCAAGACTTCATTCCAGAGTAATCCTGCAATAGATGCAGAGATACTGGATACAGGTAGAGATTCAATCAGCGCTCTTCTTCCTAGTTTCCTTTCGATCCTCAGGAGGTCTCTTGGGGACCGGTACTCGATGAACTCGAGTCAGACCTCGACTGATCTGTTCTACTTTTTTGCTCCACCTCAACCAGTTGACTCTGTTGCAATGCACATAGGTTGTCACGGTGGCAGGTTGAAACTCGATATCAGTTACCTACCTCGTGATCTCAGAGGTGGGGTTAACCTCTCCAAGATTGTGGAGCTCAGGGAAGTAATCGACGACCCTGAGATGACTGGACTCCACATGATGCGTATGCTCAAGAAGATCATGGCTAAGATTCGTAGGTAATGGGGCTGTAGCTCAATGGGAGAGCGTTTGTCTGGCAGACAAGAGGTTGAGGGTTCGATCCCCTTCAGCTCCACTAAGAACGAGGTTTCTATGGAAGCAGAAATCGTGAAGGGTCCTAAGGTTGAGTCCAAGAAGGAACCCCACGTTCAAGTCTGTGGGTACTGCAACTCCTGGTGTTATCAGGGCGAGTATCTCCATCATGATACTCATTGTCAGCGTCCTGATAAGCACAATTAGTGTACTGATACTTGAGGAGCGTTCGTGACTCGCATGGTGTATGCAAGTCTGTATGACACCCAATCCTCTGTTAGAGATCGTCTCGGACACCTACGACGGGTCAATGCGAGTCTTGGTGCTCCGATACTGTTCAATCTCGTCTTGCAATACTCCCTTCTATGCTCCAAAGCATGTTAGCAAGAAGTACTGTTGTCGCTCCTGTGCCCGATTGGGTTCGCGAGCTAGAATTATGGTTGTCTGTAATTGGTGCGGTAAGCCATTTGAGACTACGCCTGGTAAGCTAAAAAGGTCAAGGAAAGACCTACACTTCTGCACTAGATCTTGTAAAGATACAGCTCAACGGATTGGAGGTTTGATAGAACTTCACCCGCCACATTATGGTACTGGTAATGGGGAGGGTACCAACTATCGAGAACAAGCGTTTCGTATCTACGGGGCTAGGTGCGGTAGTTGTGGCTACTCGGAGGACCCGAGGATGCTAGATGTTCACCACATCGATTCTGACCGAAAGAACAATAGCATCAGAAACTGGCAAGTCTTATGTGTTTGGTGTCACACATTGAAAACTAGAGGTGTACCAGAACACAAATGGGTAGGTAACTATGGGACCATCGTCTAATTGGGAGGACCTTAGATCTGCAATCTAAGTACGTCGGTTCGACTCCGTCTGGTTCCACTATGGGGCTGTAGCTTAGTTGGGAAAGCGTTGCACTCGCACTGCAAAGATCGGGAGTTCAACTCTCCTCAGCTCCACAACTTCGCTGGTGTAGCTCAATGGTAGAGCACCTGTTTTGTAAGCAGGATGTTGCGGGTTCAAGTCCCATCACCAGCTCTAATCAAATGCGGGAGTAGCTCAGCTGGTAGAGTCCGTGCTTCCCAAGCACGTTGTCGAGGGTTCGATTCCCTTCTCCCGCTCCACTCTTGGTGTATTTGAGAGTCATGTCAACTGAGGAAGCTCTAGCCAATCGAGTCATCAATAGCCTCAATGAGTACTTGGCTCTTGATCCATCAGCAATGTATAATCTGGTCGAGTTCAGGACCCCTACAAATCAAGCTCTCACAGACCACTCTTCGGTTCAAGTCAACACTGAGGGTAAGGTTCCGGTGGTTGGACTCCTTGGGATCCTTAACGGGATTGTGGGGGTAATGCCTGACTCAGAGCTTGGTTACATCACGGCTGTCTTTGATTCTTCTAGGAAGATTCTGCTCCGTTTCGAGTTATCTAATCCAGAGTACTACAACAAATAATGCCCGCATAGCTCAGTTGGTAGAGCGCGTCCTTGGTAAGGACGAGGTCACCAGTTCAATCCTGGTAGTGGGCTCCGCCCGAAGAATGCTGTTGGGGACTACATTTACCTCGAAAGTAAGGAATGCGGGTTCGAATCCCGTCGATTGGCGCGAGCTGGTCGTCAGCTAATGGGAGGCCCTAGTCGTCTTCACGATCTCTTGTCTTCGGGAAATCTTCATGCTAGGGTGGTCACCTACTCAGTGGGCCATCATTGAGTAGTGGTGGAGGGTTGCCGGGAACGGCCGCCCCCTTGAGAGCCCGGCGAGAGTCGGGCTTCTCTGTTTCTATGCGGGTATCTCCTCAATGGTGAGGAACCAGCTTGCCAAGTTGGAATCGGCCAGTTCGATCCTGGTTACCCGCTCTAAACCTCTTATGCTATGGTCCAGAGTATGACTCGCGAGCTGGTTGCCTTCCAAGACGCCCTAACGGCCCAAAATGTTGCATCTCGTTTCATCGAGGCGAGTATCAAGACACATAAGACGGCAAGCGTCCAGAAACCACTCTACGGGCATGACTCGATGAGCAATGCTTACGTAGTCGACGACTATCCCTACGGCTTCCGTCTTCGATGCAAGATCCGTTATTGGGTCGAGTATGTCCCTAAGAAGGGCTACCGTATGGTAAGTCAGACTACGAACCCAAAGATTGCGGATCGTGAAGTCTGGAACAAGCCGAAGGCAACGACCTATGCTGGAGTAGCAGGGTGCTTGTATCTAGACTCAAAGGACCAAGTACACTTCGCAACGTTGACCCCCTATGATACTGCTGATAAGTGTCTAGAGTTCGCGGATGACTTCCCGAAGTATGACTTCAAGCTTCTCGGGAAATGGGCTGTTATGAAGCTTGAGCTTTGCTACAAGTTCATAACAGGTAAGGTTCACTTCACTATCAACGATGTGAAGCAAGAGACTAGTGATGCAGACAAGGGTCGCTATCGAGCTGAAGCTGAAACTTGGTCTAAGCTGGCCAAGAAGCTTCATGCTAGCTACCCAGACTTTGTAGATACGGAACTCGGCCTGTAGCAGGTTATCGGGTTCCTCAGTTATGTCGAGGTACCCAAGTGGTTCAAGGGCGCGGTTTGCAAAACCGACGATTCGTGGGTTCAAATCCCACCCTCGACTCCAACGTTTTGCGGACGTAGCTCAATTGGTAGAGTGTCAGCCTTCCAAGCTGAATGTTGAGGGTTCGATTCCCTTCGTCCGCTCCAGGGAGAATGCTTGCTCGGAAGTACATTTAGTTCAAATCTGAAATCCCCCGCCACTATGGGGGATCGCCTTACGGAGGCATCTTTCGGCTTCTCTTGTCTCCCTCAGTTTTTCGGTGTATTCGCTTGGTATGTCAGCGAAGAAGCCCATCAAGATGACCTTGGAGCCCGAAGCCCGGGAAGTTATCGCCGAGCTTCAGGGCAAAATGAAGCGCCTGTCTCGTGGCTCCGGGGTTTACTGTCCGTGTTGTAGCCAGCTTGTCAAGGTCTACGAGCGCGAGATCACGGGGTCCATGGCTTACGTAGCCATCTTGATCTACCGACATTTCTTGCACAATGATGGGGAAGGGTGGCTCCACGTCCCCGAGTATCTCTCAAGCATGGCAACGATCGGTCCAGCGGTTCGCGGTGGGGATTGGGCCAAGCTCAGATATTGGAGGGTCATCGAGGAGAAGCCCGAAGAGAAGCGCAAGGATGGGAGCAACCGCGCCGGGTTCTATCGAATGACCACCACGGGGGTTTCCTTCGTCAAGGGGGAGATCAAGATTCCCCGAAGCATTCTCATCTACAACGACAAGTTCCTCGAATACGGGAAGGGGACTGTCAGCATCCACGATTGCCTCGGGAAGAAGTTCGACTACGCAGCCCTGATGGCTGGCAACATAGGAACTCTGCCCGTTTAGTTTTGCCCCTGTAGGTCAACGGATAGACTAGCGGTTTTCTAAACCGTTTGTTGCAGGTTCGAATCCTGCCAGGGGTACCAATTACGGTGTACTTGGGTCTTGGAGGTTAGCATGCCTTTAGACATTCAAGCTACATTCGGACCTAAGAGATTGTTCACAGAAAGTCAGATCGAAGTCATCAATCGGATGAGAAGTGACTTCCTCTTGCTGGCTACCAAGGTGAGTGAGAAGACTCACCGAAACCCGATGCAGGAGAAGGGGTTCGAGCACTTGAAGGAAGCCCTTCATTGCTTCGAGCGTTCCTTGACGACAGGGACCTTCATCACACCCGATATCATCGCCGATGCTTTTCATACGGTAGAGCGCCGGGACAGAAAGGTTGACCACATCTGGGTGAATCCAAGCACTTTCTGTGATATCCGTAAGCATTGTAGGGATATCTTCGATGCTGAGACCAAGATTGAGAACTTGAAGCAAAACATCCAAGGGGTCATCTGGAATGCGGTGGTTCACATATCAAAGCTGATCCCTGACTCCAGTGTGGCCGTGATTGGTGAAGACGAAGAGAACCTCACTCGGGAGTCGGTAGCCTTCGAGGCTCAACTGTATCGTTTCTGATTCCTCTGGCTCGACCCTTGGGTGGGTTGAGCCAGCCAATGTCCGCGCAGCTCGATTGGAGGAGCAACAGCTTGCGAAGCTGGAGGATGGAGGTTCGAGTCCTCTCGCGGACGCCAATGGTCCTGTAGCTTAATGGATAGAGCAACAGCCTCCGAAGCTGGAGATTGTGAGTTCAAGTCTCACCAGGATCGCTATGCCCCCGTAACTCAACGGATAGAGTTCCGGATTCAAAGGTGAGGGACTGAGTTCATCCGGAGGATTCACAACCCCTCTGTAGTTTACCTCGAAGCCGTGTGTTGAGGGTTCGAATCCCTCCGGGGGCTCATGATTGGTGTAGTTCAGTCCATGCCTGTAATCATAATCAACGGTAAACGCATAGAAAGCCCATCTGGGTCCAACCTTTCGATAGTTGACGGGGTTGTCTCTATTGATGGGGTGACCATAGAGGGTGGGCTCCAAGGCGTTGTAGAGATCAAGTGGGAAGGACCCCTCATCAACGTTCGAGCTGACAGAGGGTCTGTTACCTGTGGAGACGTAGCGGGTAACGTGACCGCTGGAGGGAGTGTTCATGCTGGAAACATCCAGGGTTCAGCTACCGCTGGTGGAAGTCTTCACGCTGATGACATTGGCGGAAGTGTCAATGCCGGCGGAAGTGTCAACTGTAGAAGTCGTCGTTAGTTATGCCCCTGTAACTCAATGGAAGAGTAGCGGCCTTCGAAGCCGAATGTTGGAGGTTCGAGTCCTTTCAGGGGTACCAATGCTGATGTGGCGCAACAGGTAGCGCGGCGGTTTCATAAGCCGTAGGTTGTGGGTTCGAGTCCCGCCATCAGCACCAATTCATGCCCCTGTAGCTCAATCCGGTAGAAGCGCCTGCCTTACAAGCAGGAGGTTGTACGTTCAATTCGTATCGGGGGTACCAACGCACGAGTGGCGGAACTAGGCAGACGCGCGGGTTTTAGAAACCCGTGGGGTAATTCCCGTGGAGGTTCAATTCCTCTCTCGTGCACCAACTGTTGCCGTACCCAACTAAAGGTGTTATTGATGGGTATAAGTATGGCTACTGAAGTAAAGTACACCAAAGAAGTGCTCCTTCGAGCTGTTGAGGGGAGTCGTACCGTTAGAGAGGTTCTTGACAAGATAGGCTCCCCAACAAGATCAGGGGGTATGGCCACTTACATACGATCTCGTATCAGGTACTTTGGAATCGACACTAAGCACTTCATCGGATCTGGTTGGTCAAAGGGGGTCAAAAAACCTATCCCTAGTTTTTCTCTACCCCCAGAGAAAGTTTTAGTGAAGCACCAGGATGGTACAAGGCTTCCAGCACATCGCCTGCGCAGAGCTTTGACCTCTATCGGAGTTCCTTATGTGTGCAGTAAGTGTGGCTCTGAACCAATATGGATGGGTTTCCCTATTGTATTAGAGGTTGACCATATAGACGGTGATGGTTCCAATGATGTACCAGTAAATCTAAGATTCCTTTGCCCAAACTGCCACTCTCAAACTGATACTTTTCGTTCAAGAAATCGCCGAAAGGTAGTCAAGTCAGCAAAAGTAAGGGTTACCAAAATTGAATGGCCCACCAACGAAGACCTGCAGGCCCTCGTTGAAATGAACCCGCTATCTACTTTAGCCTCTCGATTCGGAGTGTCCGATAAGGCTATTAAGAAAAGATGCTCTAAGCTTGGAATTCAAACAAGAGGTCGTGGGGCGTGGGGGCATAACGCTCACACAATCCCATAGACAGCAAAGGTAGGCTTTTATGTCAAAGGTCAAGATACGATGGCTTGGATCACGCCTTATTATGGGCCGTGGCCTAAGCCGGGTGGTGTACTGGCGCCTGTCTTATTAACAGGTGGCGTAGGGGTTCGATTCCTCCATGGCCTACAACTTGACTAAATTAGCCAACTTGACCCAAGGGTCAAGTTCCACGCTGGGCTTGTCATCAGGGATGGCGCTAGCACGACGAGCTAGATTAGATGGGTTCGAGTCCCATGCCCAGTACTGAAAGTGTTGACACGGGAAGGACTTCCGTGGTAGCACGCCAATCCAAATCGGAGATTCAGATGAAAATCACAGGATACGGGCTTCGAGAAGCCATCAAATTCCACAAGCTTCGCTCCGACGAGGCCGCTTCGGTCTTCGACACGACCCTGAAGGCCTTCAAGGACGAGACCAAGGAAACCCCGCAGTCGGTAATGGATCGTTACCTGACGGCTGAAATGGCCGTCTCTAAGCTCCAGACTGCGCAGTCCGAGTACAATCTGAACGTCCCGGTCACCGTTGACGGCGTTACGATAACTCTGTCCCAGGCCATCAAGCTGATTGGGGGTCTCGGGCGCTCGGAGAAGATGTGGCGCTCGGTGGCGAGTCCAAAGAAGGACCGCTACTCTAGCCCCTACGAAGATACTCGTGACCCGGCAAGGGAGCACGCAAGGTTCACCATCACCACCTCTGAAGCGGCCGCGCTGGCTTCGAAGGTAGCCAAGGACGCTAGTCGACTTCGAGCGGCTATCGCGACGGCCAACACGGTAGAGGTGGATCTCAAAGACTTGGACCCAGCTCTCTTTGAGTAGCTGGGCTCAGGCAGGGTACTCGTGACCCTGTTGACGGAGAGGCCTACATCATTAGCGCTGAGAGGCGCCGGTACGGAATCGGCTATACCCAGAGCACACTGCTAACTCATACCCAGATCAGGGGTAAATTACCCGCGTTGAAGGGCATACCAATAGACGGCTACTGGATTTGAACCGAAGCCACTTCTTGCTCCTGTTTCTCTCCGTCATTATCGAAGCACCTCGGTGGCCGCCTGGGTGCTTCGACCTTTAAGACCCCCTGGACATCCGACCCTATTTGGGGTATGGTCCAAAGGTCGGTGGTTGTGATTACCCTTTGCTGGGATGCGTAGCAGTCATCGACTCATGGGAGTGATCGGTTTCGACGTTGGAGGAAAGGATCTTTCGCGTGTAAGCGGCTCTCGACCCGCTTTTTGACCAATCGAGAAAAGCATAGTTGCAAACGACAATGCTCTCGCTGCCGCTGCCTAATAAGCAGTAGCCGGTCCCCCGCAAGATTGTCTTGGTAGTGGGTAGGATTGTAAACCACGAAGGCTGGCTGATGTTCCGGGCTCCCGGGGCAGAGGTGAGAGAAACAGGGAGATAGGTCGTAGGCCGAATCCACGAACTCAGTTGCCAGGGACATGGCAACTACACACGTGAATGAGAGAGATACCAGACAGCTGACGGACCGGGGTTCGATTCCCCGCACTTCCACCAACGAAGCCTCCTCACGGGGGCTTCGGTGTTTAATTCTTGTGTGTAATCACTTTGGAGAAAACATCATGAAAAGGCGAAGGCGTAGGTAAAGGTGCACCATGGAAACTCGAACATTACTTCTTAATTCTTGGGCGATGCCCCATGCGATCATACCATGGGACGAAGCTATATGCCTGGTTTACCAGGATAAGGCAACTGTTCTGGAGGAATACGACGAGATAGTTAGTTCACCCTCGATTGCGTACTTTATCCCGGCAGTCCTTCAGCTCAAGCATCAAGTGGCTACAGTTAAGAAGGGTGTCAAGTTCTCCCGCATCAATGTCTTCACCCGTGATGGGTTCAGGTGTCAGTATTGTGGTCAGCGGAACTCGATGCGTGATCTGAACTACGACCATGTTGTCCCGCGTAAGCAGGGTGGTAAAACCAATTGGGAGAACATCGTCACGTGTTGTTACCCATGCAATGAGTTAAAGGCGAGTCGTACGCCTGAGCAAGCGGGTATGAAGTTGATCCGAAAACCCGCCAAACCACACTCACTCCCGTTACATGCGGTCTACTTGGATTCAAATAGGGTACCCTCTGTGTGGGAACCTTATTTGGATTGGTCCCGTGCTCAGCAGCACGGGACGGGATACTACCTAGTAGCATCCTCGGCTGCATAGGGTGGTTGGGAGGCCTCTGGGGTCAGAGGCCTCCTTTCTTCTTTTGAAATCGCTCTAGCATAGCTCCATTGCTTACTAGACGAGCAACACTGGAAATTGTCGAACTGGAAGTGACTTGCTGTCAATGCAAGGAGCGCTTGGTTCGAGGTCGAAAGATAGCCATGCTACAGGTTTCTACTGACAGTGTAGAACCTTGCTGTATTCGGTGCTTGGTTCAAATTCTTTTGGACTCGACCGAGATTATTTTTCTACTCCCCGACCCCCCTCTGGTGTATAACGAGAGACCGAGACCGCGCTAACGCTTGGGTCTCTTAAAAGACGTAGCCGCGCTCTAGTAGCTTGGGCAAAGTCTCGGACCTAACTGAAACTGTTTGGATTTGGGAGAAGTGTCCAACCACCTCAAGTTACGCGAGAGTATGTACCATGCTATTAAAGCCGCAATTTACGTTTGAAAAAGTTCGTTTTGACCAAACAACTGATCTCCATCTGGTCATCTCGGTTACCGCTCCCAAGAGCGACTGGCAAACATCCCGACCACCGTTGTGCATCATCCCCGCTGTTGATCGTTCTGGGTCAATGCGAGGGCAGAAGATGGAGTACACGAAGCGGTCCTTACTCAAGTTGATCGACCACCTCACGGCGGACGACACCTTGGGTCTGGTGAGCTTTGCCACCGACTCGACCATCGACTTCCCGCCGGAGAAGATGACTCCGGAGGCCAAGTTGAGGGCCAAGAAGGTTGTCAGCAACTACAGTGATACCGGGAACACTTTCCTCTCTGGGGGTCTCGTCAAAGCACTTGAGGCTGTCTCCGGGTTGGATCTGGGAGATACCACGATCACTCGTATCATCCTCTTCACGGATGGGCAGCCCAACGTTGGAGTCACCACGGTCGAAGGGCTCTCCAGTATCATTACTAAGCAGCGCGGGAAGATCACTATCTCGGCCTTTGGGTACGGCTCGGATGCCAAACAGGAGCTGCTGAATGCCCTGGCAACCGCGGGTGAAGGTAACTACGCCTTCATACAGGACCCAGACTCGGCGCTCGGGGCCTTTGGCAAGGAACTTGGCGGGCTCCTGAGCACCTACGCTCAGGATCTCATCATCCAGCTGACTCCCCATGATGGTAATCAAGTACTTGAGATCGTATCCGATTTCGATGTTGAAGAGATTGTTGGGGAGGCCAGAGTAAAGATCCCCCACATCTTGTCCGAGGAGACCATTGACGTCGTCATCAAGGCTAAGCTCGCTGCCCAGAAGCATGCTGGTCCTCGGCAGGTCAATGCTATCGGCGCTAAGCTCTCATTCCAGGTTCTCGGGTCCGATGGAAAGATGAAGCTCGAAACTGTGGAGGGGAACGCCAAGGTCCAGTTTGTTAAGGCTGGCGAGGAGCAGACCACCCCCACCAAGGAAGTGGATGAGTTAGTAGCTCGGGCTCAGTTGCTTCAGATTCAGAATCAAGCTGAGGTAGCCGCTCAAGCGGGTAACTATGCTGGGGCAGCCTTGTTGTTTGATAGCGCTGGCCAAGACTTCGCAACACGGGGTGTTGTCGGGGTAGCAGCAGCCTCTCGTAGTCTACGCTCAAAGTACACGGATCATCATGTCTATGCTGCGAGTGCTGGTAGTCGTATGGGCATGAACCGGGGTCTGAATCGGGCTCGTGCGGCCTCCGCTCTTGCCGATGATGATGTGAAGTGTCTAGCGTCTCTTGGGATCAGTGACACAACTGATGCTCAAGAGTCCCTGATGCGGAGCTTCATGGAAGAGCCTCATGTTGGGGACGTCGACGTCCAGCCTGGGGTTGTCATCAACCCTTCTATGGGAAACATCTTTGGCAATCCGCCTGGTACAGATGGGCTAGCCACCCCAAAGGTCGAGGAATCGGTGAAGACCACACTATCCAAGCGCCGAAGCAATCAGTGGTAATCGTTCCTGGTGAGTGACAGAGGGGCTCGGGTAACTCCCGGGCCCTTTTCATTGGTGTAACTCACCCTAGTGAATAGCGAAGTCTACATATCAACCGACATAGAGTCGGATGGCCCCATACCGGGCCCAAATTCAATGCTCAGCCTTGGAGCTGCTGCATACTTACCCAATGAAAAGTTGGTTAGTACCTTCTCAGTCAACCTAGCAGCCCTCCCTGGTGCTCAGGGTGATCCTGACACTATGCAGTGGTGGTCCGAGAGACCCAAACAATGGGCAGAGTGTCGTAAGGATCCTCAACCACCCAAGAAGGCAATGACCTCCTTTGTTGGTTGGGTTGGGCAGATACCAGGTACTCCTGTCTTCGTTGGATACCCCGCTACCTACGACTTTTTGTTCACCTACTGGTACCTCATAAGATTCGTTGGTTCAAGCCCATTCTCATTCTCGGCGTTGGACATCAAGTCCTTTGCCATGGCTGTCCTCAAGACCCCCTTCAGAGGGAGTACTAAGAGGAACATGCCAAAACGTTGGTTCCAGGGTCTCCCGAAACATACGCATGTGGCCGTTGACGACGCAATCGAACAGGGCGCTCTCTTCTGCCGCATTCTTCAGGAAAATCTGAACCGCTAACCGGTGTAGTCACTAAAATGTCATTCAAGTACCATGCCCAAAAGGTTGGTGAGGCCCACTACGTCCTTCCGCGCTGCGGGACGATGAGGGTGGATGCTCATGCCTTTTTCTCGGAAGACTTGTACGAGGCCAGTGAAGAAAACCTCTGGGGTCAACTGGCCAGTGGTGCGTCTTACGATGGTATTATTGGGGCCTACTTGATGCCCGACGGCCATCCTGGTTTTGGGGTCCCCGTTGGTTGTGTTCTTGTGACCGAGAATACGATACTTCAGGCTGGATCAGGGTATGACATCTCGTGCGGGGTCCTATACATGAAGGTCCACCTCACGGCAAATGAGGTCATGAGTTGGAGTAAGCGCGAGAAGTGGGTACAGGAAGTTGAGAAGCGAATTGCGACTGGGAATGGGTATGCTCGTCCAAAGTTAATGCCCGTTTTTGATCACAAGAAAGCTCAGGAGATACTTCGATATGGGGCCAAGGCTCTTGGTATTCCCGCTAATCTCTGCGAACGTCAGTTTATTCCAGTACCTCAGGATCTTGACTTCACTAAGATTGAAGTGGCCTATGCTAAGGTAGTTCCTCAGCTAGGTTCAGTGGGAGGAGGGAATCACTTCGTAGAGATGCAGGTGGACCGAGACACCGGCGAGGTCTTCGTGATGATCCACTGTGGATCTCGTGGTTATGGGCATCAGACTGCCAATCACTACTTCTACGAGGGGGCTCGTCTTCGAGGGCTATCCTCGGATTGTCGTGAGGATTCCTGGCTTTATATCGACGAGCCTCTCGGTAAAGAGTATTGGGCCTACCACAACAGTGCGGCCAACTTTGCCATAGCGAACCGCCACATCATTGTTCGTGGGGTTCAGGAAGCTCTCCAAGAGGTATTTAACGCGGACTCCGAGGTATACTATGAGATCTCGCATAACCTTGTTCAGAGTGAAACACTGGTTCTCCCCGATGGGACCACGAAGCGTGGGTTCGTCCATCGTAAGGGGGCGACCCGCGCCTTTCCGGCAGGACACCCTGACCTGGTTGGAACTAAGTGGGAGGCCACGGGACACCCTTGTTTGATCCCAGGATCGATGCTGGCGGGAGCAGCCATCCTCTTTGCCGAACCAGGGGCCTATCAAACTGCTTGCTCCGTCAATCATGGATCTGGTAGGAAGATGGCTCGTAGTGAGGCCAAGAGAGCGTTAGAGCATAATCAGCTGGGAATTGACGAGGAGATGAGAACCATCCAACGCAGGTTCGCTGGGGTTACCATCGATGGTATCGTGGGAAATCACGAGCATACTCCTATCGACGAGTGCGGGCATGCCTATAAGGACCTGGACGAGGTTCTAAGGGTCCTCGAAATTAACAATGTGGCAAAGGTTGCCCATCGATTGTACCCAGTGGCAAATATCAAGGGACTGGATTGAATGACACCCGACCAACTCGTTCGTAAGAGCAAGCACTTGAGCAGTATCCTCCGACACCATCCGGAGAAGGCTGGCATCACGCTAACGGAGGCAGGTTGGGCTTCAGTATCCTCCCTGCTGTTGTCGATGAACCTCGCGAAGGAGGAGCTTGACCAGGTCGTAGCTGAGAACAACAAGAACCGGTTCGAGTATTCTGTGGACGGGATGTTCATTCGAGCCCGCCAAGGACATTCGGTTGATGTTGATCTTGGGTACCCTGAGGCTTTCCCACCGGATATTCTGTATCACGGGACCTCCCGCCAAACGGTACCGGTGATCCTCCGAGATGGGATCAAGAAGATGCTCCGGCATCATGTGCACATGTCCCCGGATGTGAAGACCGCTGAGGCGGTAGCGCGCCGAAGGCCTAAGCCGGTGATCCTGACTGTGAACTCGAAAGTCATGTCCGATTCTGGAATCAAGTTTTTTCTGACGGGAAATGGTGTATGGTTGACGGATTATGTCGACCCTAAGTACATCAAAGAGTACCAAGCCTGAGATTTATGGCAAGAACTCGAAGCAGCTCGGTAGGACTCCGGCCGTAGCTCTTGTAAACCCAAGGTTTCCTCACAACGTTGGGGCCGCGGTTAGGGCTTCCTCTTGTTTTGGGGTCAACCAGGTTTGGTTCACTGGGGATCGGATGTCCTTGGACCTTGAGAAACGCAGGCGCCTCCCGCGCGAGGAGCGGATGAAGGGCTACAAGGACGTTGATCTGATACAGTTTGACCACTTCTTCGATCAGTTCCCAGCTGACACGGTTCCGGTAGCCATTGAGCTTCGCCCAAATGCTGAGGCATTACCAGCATTTGTTCACCCAGCAAAGGCTCTGTACATCTTTGGCCCTGAGGATGGCTCTATCCCGCAGGTCATGCTTAGAAATTGCCATCAATTCGTGGTTATCCCTACTCGCCATTGCGTGAACTTAGCTGCTGCTGTCTACTTGGTTCTCTATGACCGGCAGGTGAAGATGGCTCCCGAACTCACTATTGGGGATTGCCTAAATGAGCGCCGGTTCGACTTTCCAGAGAATGTCGAGTTGGCCACTGACTTGGGTCTGGTGAGCGTATGAGCCTTGATATTGAAGAAGCTGCTACTTGGGATGAAGAGCGGATCAGGGATGAGGTCATCCTTCGGTTGAAACCAAACTGGACTTTCCGGTTTGGTTCAGCCGAGGACCAGATGTCTTGGGTGGCCTCAATCCTCAATCCTGAGGGGGTAGAGGTCTGGTCTGGTTCTAGAATTACAGCCCAATTGGTGCTCCTAGACGCCTTGGGTTGGGCAGAGAGTCAGCACCACAAGGTATCGGAAGCAAGCCTATGGGTTCGTCGGAGTGGAGATTTGAACTCTCAGAGGGTCCACGACATCGCATACTCTAAGTCATTTGGTCCGTCAGATCCGCTAGATTTAGACCCGAATGAGATTGAGTCGGTGGTTAGGTCAGCAGAAAAACAGTAAGTAATTCCGCTATTTGTTGCAACTTCAGACCCTCTGGTGTAGTAGAGGTCTACCACAGAAGAGATCTCAAATGGCAGTAAAATACGGATCAGATGTTCGAGCACGTCTCCTAGCGGGCGTCAATAAGTTGGCAGATGCAGTAGTAGTCACCCTTGGACCAAAGGGTAGGAACGTCTGTATTGACAAGAACTTCGGGTCCCCCACTATCACCAAGGACGGTGTGAGTGTGGCAAAGGAGATTGAGCTCCCCGATCCCTGGGAGAACATTGGAGCACGTTTGGTGCGCGAGGTGGCTTCAAAAACATCGGATGATGCTGGTGATGGTACTACGACAGCTACGGTACTCGCTCGGGCGATGTTCATTGAGGCCAACAAGTATCTGGTGGCCGGGATGTCTCCTGACAATCTTAGTCGTGGCATGAACCAGGCTTTGGCGTACATCGAGCATGGTATTTTTAACCAATCTTTTCCTGTAGGTACACGTGAGGATATCGAGAGCATAGCTACCGTAAGCGCCAACGGTGACCCAATTATTGGGAAGATCATTGCTGAAGCTGTGGCCAAGGTAGGCAAGGATGGGGTCATCAATATCGAAGAGTCGCGCGGGATGGACATTACCCTCGAAGCCACTGACGGCATGCGGGTTGAGAGTGGACTCATCAGCCCAGACTTCAGGATTAACCCCGAGGATGACTGCTCTAACTTGGATAACCCCTACATCTTCTTGACGGATATGAACTTGGACATGATTCGTCCGTTCATCAATATCTTGGAGGCGGTAGCCAAGGAACAACGTCCGATCATCTGGATAGCGCCTGACTTTGGGGGTGAAGCTCTCGCCACATTATGCCAGAACTTTGGCGCTAAGACTCTTATTTCACAGCCGGTGAAAGCCCCCTCATTCGGAATGAGCCAGTTTGAGATCCTCTTGGACATCGCGGCTTTGACTGGGGCCACTCTATTCTCAAAAGACTTGGGGATGACCTTCCAGGGGGTTGTCTTGGAGCAGTTTGGGACTGTACGGTCAGCGAAGCTCACTACCAAGACCATGACTCTCGTCGAGGGTGGTGGTTCTGAGGAAGCAATAGATCTGAGGATTGCGCAGATTAAAGCTCAAATCGAACGCACAGGCTCCGAGTATGACCGTGAAAAGATGCAAGACCGTCTCGGAAAGCTTTTGGGTGGGGTTTGCTCAGTGAAGGTGGGAGCTCATTCTGAGCTTGAACTGAAAGAGAAGAAGGCTCGAATGGAAGATGCCCTCTACGCCACCAGGGCGGCCATTGACAAGGGGTTAGTACCCGGTGGGGGTATGTGTCTTGTTCGAGCCTCCTGGGCTGCTAACACGTGGCTGGAGTTCCACGGGGATGACTTCCCGGAGCCTCTTCCCACCAACGAGGAGGAACGGTCTGGGTTCAAGTTGGTACTCGAAGCATGCTTGGAGCCTTTCCGAGCCATCCTCGGCAATGGTGGGGTTCGAAATCCAGACAAGTTTCTGGACAGGATCCAAGAGTCAGATGACGAGTTCTTTGGGGTGGATGCCCAGACAATGGCGCTGGTAAACCTCAAGGAGGCAGGGATTCTTGATCCAACCGAGGTGGTACGGTCAACGATTTACAATGCAGTTTCGGTTGTCAGTACAATGCTAATGACCGAGACTGGCATTTACAATGAGAAGAAGCCGGACCTAGGTGCTACTGCAATGGGGTAATTGAGGAAGTAGTTATCCTTGGTCCTAGTTGTGGACCAAAGGCTGTTTGAGGTAGCGGGTAAGCGTCTAGTAAAGCTCACCAGGGTTGATACTCCGGAAGTGGCGCGAGCCCTTGCGGCTTACTACCATCATCAGGCCCAAGTCGTAACAGGTGTACTAAACGAGGTCACCTATGTTCGGCTGTTCAACCCTGGAGTCCTCGACGTTGTCATCAGAGGGGATGATTGGGTCAAGATCCTCCCGTACGTTACGAACGGGTTCTTCGATTCTACACTCTACCCTGAGCCAACGCTGTTCGTGGCTCAATCCTCAGTCTTGTCTGATGCTACTACCATCGATCAGACCAGTGAGTTGTATCAGCGGATCCTCAACGTCCTCAACGAGTTGTTCACTATAGAGTTTCCTCAAGCACCCTAGGTATCAAGATGCCAAATAGATTCGATGCAACAGGCGTAACCCCAGGCTTGGCTAACAGAAAGCCAAACGAACCCGAGATCATTCACTTGAAGTGCAAGAATCAAAGGTGCAAATCAGTCAGAGCTGTTGAGTTGAACAAGCAACCCCTGAATGAAACTCAAGGAGCGCCTCACAACAGAATGTATCAATGCGTTGAGTGTAATCATGTTTGGGGAGTTCCAACTGGTGGTTTTGCATCTTTCTAGTAGACCACTAGATGGGCCCTAATATATGAGCGATCCCGTACTAGGGGTTATGCGGTGTACCCAAGAAGGCTGCGGAGGCCATCTCGGATCAAGCGGTCAGGAAGTCACACGATTAGTTTGTGTGAAGTGTGGTCAGAACTACAGAGTTTGTGTGTTCTTAAACCCAATTGATCCTAAGAAATACGAGCTATCCCTCCCGCCTTCGGTGGAAAGTGTTAGATGATATAGTCGGCCAAGAAGACGCTGTTAAGTACCTTCGTCGATTCGTAGATGGTAGTGTGGACAAGCCACTACTACTGATCGGTGATGAGGGGACTGGTAGACGGTCCTCAGTTAACCAGGTCATACTAGAAATGGTAATGGCCAAGAGGGGGGTTGGTAGCCCCGAGGCTATTCAGGTCAAGAATGGTACCCATCCTGATGTGGTGACCATCACCCCCCAAGAGGACAAGGAAATTGGGATTGACCCAGTACGCGAGATGCTAGCACTCTCGGTGATTTACCCAATCTCTGCCCCACACAGGTTCTTTGTCATAGACGGTGTGGATAGAATGACCATCCCAGCAGCTAACGCTATTTTGAAGAGATTAGAAGAGCCGCCTGCGTTGTCCAGGTTCTTTCTTCTAGCAGAATCATACGATAGGGTTATACCCACCATTCGATCCAGATGTGGTCGGGTAAACTTTAGGCGGCTTCCAGAATCATTTGTTTTACAGCGGATCTCTGAGTTCGAGAGGGACCCATCTAAAGCACTTGTTTACGCTCGCCTAAGTGAAGGTTCGGTAGGCCGGGCCATAAAGTATTGGGGCGCTAATCGCCTCACATTAAGAGATCGTGCGCTTACCATGTTGGAATCCAGCGCTAAGGGAGACGTATCATCTGCATTCGCAGTAGTTGACGAGGTGAGCAAGGAACTGAACCTTGCTCTCAAGTTCCTGATCTTCCTAGTGCATGATGTTCTTGTGGGCGGTGTCGACCAGTCCAGAGTCGTTAACCAGGACGTCGAGGAAGAGTTGTCTTCTATGAGATCCCGCGTAAAGCTCCCTGTTTGGAACAACCTATGGGAGGGCCTGCGTATAGTAAACGAACGGAATGAGTCTGCATACGTTAACCTTGGGTTTCAGTTGAAGTCCGCGCTAGCTTTAGCCTTCTGTGGTGGGTGAACTATGGCATTTCGATTCACCACCCCGGTAGTCGTGTCTTTTGGGGAAGAGCCATTCTTCCTAGACCGAGATCTCAAGATGTTTGGCAAGGCTCCCGGGTATGCCATCACTCACTTGGATGGTTCCGAGGTAAGTGGATCTAAGATTGTGACTGTGTGTGTATCAACTCAGATCAACTTCGACGACCTGGACAACTCGCCGAACAACCTAGTCATTGTTGATAATGCTCAGAAGGTAAAGCTCGACAAGTCCCTCAAGTCATACTTGGATAACCTGAACGCCAAGGATTTATCTGCAATCTTGGTTGGGATCTTTCGAACAGCTTCAGTCACTGGGGCTTGGGCAAAGCTCGGGCCGAAGGCTGTCTTTCGAGAGTACAAGAAGTTCAAGACATGGGAGAGCGACAACGAGGTTGTGAAGTGGGTCCTAAGTGAATCAGCTAGAATTGGATTGAAGGTTGATCGATCCATCGCTCTGATCATGTTCCAGGTAGCGGGGGATGACCTGTATCGTCTGTCGAGTGAGCTTCACAAGCTCAAGCTACTAGTGAATAACGGGGAAGTCACGCGAAAGCACTTGGATCTAGTCATGGCCCCCTCAGACAACACAGCGTCCTGGGACATAGCTGACTCAGTATTTTTGAAGAATTGGAAGAGGGCCTTGAACCAAGTAGCCAAGGTCTTCAAATATGCTCCAGAGGACCCATCTCTCATGATTTTGGGTGCTTTGATCAAAGGTGTAGAGAGGCTATTCGTAGCCCGTTCGATGCTGGACAAGGGGGTCCCTAACGACGAGATAGCTGGTCGTTTGGGGATGCACCCGTATCGCTTCAGCAAGACCGTTCTGCCTCAAGCTGAGAGGCAGACAACCGCAGGTCTAATCAGCAATATGAAGATGCTATCCAGATTAGATGTAGAGCTGAAACGTACTAGCCACCGAAGAACCCTCGTTGAATTGGCTGTGTACGAACTTGCGACCTAAAGGAGTTGGCCTCAAATGTTGATCATCAATGCTACTCTGAAACCAAAGCGCTTTCGATTCTCTGAGGACTTTTTAACCCCATACTACAAAGAAGGCGATCCTTTTCAGAGTTTGCTGGCGAGGTCTACTTACCTCAACAAGTATTGCAGGGATAGGGAAACTTGGACTGATACCATACGTCGTGTAGTCGAGGCCAACTTATCTATGGCTGCGTCAATCAACGAGCAAGAAGCCAAGATCTTGTTCCATCTGTTTTGGACAGGTCAAGCACTCCCTCCAGGTCGAGGCCTCTGGACGGGTGGGGTAGAGGGGATCCCGGCTGATGCTCGCTACAACTGCTGGTACACTACTCTCTATAGCATTGATGATTGGTGTTGGACTGCCAACCAGCTCATGCTCGGTGGTGGTGTGGGAGTTGGTTTAGGGGAGCTTGATACTCTTCCAGTGGTGCAGCGAGAGCCTCAGGCTAGATTCTCAGTTCTGTGCTCTGAGATTCATCCTGATGTCAATGACGTCAATCCGAATGCCAAGAGCTACCTCAACGGGCAGACTCCGATCTTCAAGGTTCCTGACTCACGTGAGGGTTGGGTAGAGGCGCTTCGTATCGTACTCACTTCAGCCTTCTATGCCAAAGACCTGATTGTCGATGTCTCTGAGGTTCGCGCCCGAGGTATGCCGATTCGAACCTTTGGGGGTATTGCCTGTGGCCCGGGTCCCCTCACCAACCTACTGCGCAACTCCTGGTTGATAGTTCGTGGAGCTGCTGGTCGTCGTCTCAGCTCAGTTGAGGCTCTAGATATCACCAACTACATCGGTCTATGCGTTAAGGCGGGTAACGTACGTCGTTCAGCTCTGATTGCTATCGGCGATGCCTATGACCAAGCCTTCCGGGATGCAAAGAAGGACATGGACAAAGTGGTCTCTCACCGCCATACGTCCAACAATACAATTGCGTTCCGTTCATGGGAGCAACTCCAGAACTTCGACTGGGACTCTCTCGTGCAAGACATGGCCGAGAATGGTAGTGGGGAGCCAGGAATCCTCAACCTACCACTAGTGTGGAAGACGGATGCCGGAGCCAAAGGGGTCAATCCTTGCGGTGAGGTACCACTCCATGACCGTGAGGCATGCAACTTGGCTGAGGTGTTCCCGGCCAAGTTTGAGTCCAACACTGACCCAGATTTGGTCTTTAAGCTCATCACTCGCTACTGCTTGCGTCAGAGGCTGACACCACTCCTCGACGAACGAGCTGACAATGTCCAGAAGCAGAACATGCGAGTTGGAGTAGGCCTTGGGGGCCTCTGTGACTTCGATTGGACTCAGCCCCAGCTAAGCCGGTGGTATAACTTGTGTCGCGCTGAAGCTAGTTCTTACTCAAGAGAGCTAGGGGTAGCTGACCCGATCGCGGTAACAACGGTCAAGCCCTCGGGGACTATCTCCTTGCTCAACGGGTCAAGCCCAGGCATCCATGCTCCCTATGCTGATTACTACCTACGACGTACCAGGATCGCCAAGAACGACCCCATGGCGTTGGCCATGGCTGAAGCTGGGGTCCCATTTGAAGACGATGTCTACGATGAGAGTGGGCATACCTGGGTGTTTGCCTTCCCGACGAAGTCCCTCAACTCTCATGTCACTGTTCAAAACGAGGCTATTCGTGATCAGTTCGATCGGCAGAAGGCTGTTCAGGGTTCATGGGCCGACAATGCTGTCTCCGCTACCCTGTCCTTCGATGAGAGTGAGCGTGGGGAACTGGCCGACTGCCTGAAAGAGTATGTACCGTTTCTCAAAAGTACTTCTACTCTTCCGAAAGCGCATGGTTATGCCCAAGCTCCATACGAACAGTGCTCAAAGGACGAGTACGAACGACTCTACGCGATGATTGATCACAAGCATCCTTTGGTTCGTGGCGGAGATTTCGAAGTTGAAGAATGCTCGACCGGAAGTTGCCCCATCCGGTGATGCTGCTATAGAACCTGCTCATAGCCATGATAGTGCTTGGGCAGGTTATTGGGCGACTGACCGTGATTGAGTTGACTCCTAAGAGACGGTCCCACAGCAAAGTTTGGCTTTGCCTTTGCTCTTGCGGAACAATGGTTGAAGTGAGTGGGACCAACCTTAGTATGGGCTATACTCGTTCTTGTGGGTGTTTACACAAGGAGCGACTGGTATCTAGGAGTATAGCAGCGGCCAAACACGGTCATCTGCGTGGTGGTAAGGAGTCCCCGACCTATAAAGTTTGGAAGGGTGCTATAGCTCGTTGTGAAGATCCAAAGCATGTTTCCTATCGTAAGTATGGAGCGCTGGGTATCACAATGGACCCTAAGTGGAGGAACTCTTTCGAGGAGTTTCTAAAAGATATGGGTGAGAGGCCCCCTGGCTACTCATTGGATAGGGCTAGATCCTTTGAAGGATACAAACCTGGTAATTGTCGTTGGGTTACTAGCTTGGAACAGGCTAGAAATCGTGGTAGTAACAAATTTATTACTTACATGGGTTAGACACTCATCCTGGCTGAGTGGGCTCGTAGGCTTGGAAAGCCTAGAACCGCTCTTGGTAAACGCCTCAATAAAGGGTGGTCTGTGGAGAGAGCTTTCACTACTCCCATGGGTAAAAGAACGAGCAAACCTAGAGAAGGGGTTTTTGTTCCTGGAAATCTAACTAGGTCGACTTTCAACATGTACTACAAGCATCTCCTCCGCGGCCCAGGGGATGACCTTACGTTCGAGCAGTGGCAAGAGATCTTGGAAAAGTACGACCATCAGTGCGCGTACTGTGGGGTTCCAGATGCCAAGACTATGGATCACGTTGTATCACTCAAAAACGGTGGGTTACATACCGCCTCCAACGTTAAACCAGCTTGCAGGTCGTGTAATTCTAAGAAGGGATCAAAAGTAGTTGTACCCCAGCAAAACAGAATATAGCACTTGTCTGGTCGCTATATGTGAGAGCGCATAGTGCTGCTCTTCTGGGGATGCCCCCAGTAATCTAGCACCTCATAGGAGGTAGCACCCGTGAGACGATTATTTATCGTCTTGGCGTTGGTGGGGTGGCTAGCTTTGTCTTCGCAGGACTCGGCTAGTCACACCATCAACATTCACACGACTGTTTTGGTTAGTATTCAACGCTGACTAAAACCCTAACCCAAGAGCCGGTAGTTGGACACTGTCGGCTCTTACTACTTTAAGGTCCTATAAGAAGATCACTCAGTGACCGTCACGAGTCTGCTCAATCTCTTCATTGAAGAGATTACCTTGACGAGGCTATTCAGGCTGCTCAATGTAAGGAGACTGCTCAAGGTCCGGACCTTGTTCATCCTGCTGTTCATTCGGTGTAAACAGTCCGCATGAGTGACTCGAATCCAGGTACCCCAATCGATGCAGAAAAATTGGGGATCTACATTGTTGAAGGGACCGTCGAGGTCGACCCGTTGAACGGGCACGTAACCATTCGGACAGTGCATCCGAAGACGGGCAACCCTCTTTCTTTTGACCCGATCCCTCCCCTGGCTCTATTGGACGGTAAAGAAGTCCGATTCATTCTGACTCCTATGGCCTCTGTCTCAATCATTGAGGAATTGCACAAGAAGGCCCTTGAAGGTAACACCCCGGAAGAGCCAGGTTCGAACTAAGGGTTCGCCTATGACTACCTATCAAGAGGAAGATCGGATCAAGGAGCTTGAGGGGTTGATCTCCAAAGCGCGAGATGACTACTACAACAAGACTCCGACAGTCCAAGATGAGGTCTATGATGCTTGGGTAGACGAGCTGTCAGACTTGAATGCAGTAAGCCACTACTTGAAGCTGGTGGGCTCTCCTCCTGTTTCTGAGTGGGTCAAGGTCAAACATACCGTCCAGATGGGATCTCTGGACAAGGTCAACACTCTTGAGGAGATGTCTGAGTGGGTTACTGCTTACGCTCCGGGTGAGGAGCTTCTTTGGTCCGAGAAGCTTGATGGTATCTCGGTCTCAGTACGTTATGTCAATGGTAAACTCACCCAAGCACTGACGCGGGGTGACGGGAAGATCGGGGAGGATATAACGGTCAATGTGGCCAGGATGCAAGGGGTTCCAGACAAGATTCCAAGAAGAACCACCTGTCTAGTACGTGGCGAGATCATCATTCGAAAGACTGACTTCGAGATGTACTTCAAGGCTAACTATGCCAACACTCGAAATGCCGCCAGTGGCATAGCAAAGCGCTACGATGGTCAGAGTTGCGAGCACCTCACAGTGCTATTCTACAAGGTTCTGGGAGGCCCTAAGCTCGAAACTGAAGCTGACCAGTTCAAGTTCATCGATTCCATGGGCTTGCACACACCTGGGTGGGGCTTATCGAAGATGCCTGGATCTCGGACACCCCTCGATGTTTGGGTTGAATACCACCAATCCAAGCGCGACCAATTGAACTATGATATTGACGGTTTGGTAATATCCATCAACAACCTGGACAAACAAGAGGGTTTGGGTGTGAAGGATATGCGTCCCGTCGGGGCAGTAGCCTTCAAGTTTGCACCGGTCACTCGTGAAAGTGTTCTTCGTAGTATCACTTGGCAGACGGGCGGTACCGGTAGGATCACTCCAGTAGCCAACTTTGACACCGTCAATCTACTAGGTGCTCAGGTTGTGAATGCTAGCCTCTACAACTGGAGATACATCAACACTCTGAAGCTTGACGTGGGATCAAAGATTCTAGTAGCTCGGGCCAACGATGTGATTCCGCGCGTGGTCTCTGTAACAGAAGGGGTTGGGACTATCGCGGCCGCCCCAGCCACTTGCCCTTCGTGTGGGGCTGGGGTCGTCCAGGAAGGTGAGTTCCACATCTGTCCCAATAGGGATGTTTGTTCGGCTCAAGTCGTCGGTAGGCTGTCTCAGTGGCTCACCAATCTTGGTATCCTGGAGTGGGGTGATGTCCTGTTGGAGAAGCTGACTTCGACAGGGTTGGTCAAGTCGATTATCGACCTGTACCGGCTCACCGAGGACCAGGTAGCGGGCCTTGAGCGCATGGGGTCAACCTCTGCAGCCAAGGTCCTGGGATTGCTCCACGAGAAGAAGATCCTACCCCTCGACCTGATGTTGGGGTCCTTCTGTATCCCTGGGATCGCCCAGTCCACGATTCGGCTCTTGATGGACTCCGGGTACGATGACATCTACAAGTTGCGAGGGTTGAGTATAGAAACCTTGAGTAAAGTCAAGGGCATAGGGCCGGTTAAGGCCTCCGTGCTCTGCAAGTGGATCAGGGAAAACAGCCAAGTCGTAGACGAGTTGGACAAGATCGGAGTCCGAGTACAGGAGCCAGTTCGAGGTAAGTTCTCCGGGATGTACTTCTGTTTTACCGGGGAGATGGAACACAAGAGAGGTGACTTGGAGCAGATGGTCAAGGACCGTGGTGGGGAGGTGAAGAACTCTGTCACCAGGAAACTAACCTATCTAGTCCTAGCAGATACGGGTACGACCAAGGCTGCTACGGCGCGCAAGTACGGAACCAAGTGCATCTCTGAGGAGGAGTTCATCTCTCTCATAAGTTCATGATTTCACTCAAAGTTCTGGTAACTGGTATCATCCATAAAGCTGATGACTTTTACATCCTCACTGTAGAGCCTTCGACGGCCGACCCTTATTCGCATGACCGCAAGGTAGTCTGCAAGGGGAGGTTCTTTGGAATTCAAGGGGTGGTGGCCGGGGTTCCGCTTGAGTTGTTTGGAAAGTGGGTATCTCATCCGAAGTTTGGCAAGCAATTCGACTTCAATGGGTGGGGGCCGTGGGCTAGTTCTGACGTCGGTGTCGAGAACTTTCTTCGCTATAGTCTCGGTATCCTAGAAGAATCTAAGATCTGTGCTTTGGTGGATGCCTTTGGAAAGGACGCCTTTCGGATCCTCTCAGAGGATCCGAATCGCTTGTTGGAGGTCGAGGGGTTTGATCAAGAGGCGGCCTCATCACTACTCAGCTCTTGGACCGAAGCCGTCACCAGTTCTGAGTTGTCTTCCCTCCTCGCTGATCACGATGTGTCATCGGAGCAAATGAAAGCACTATTCAATGCTTTTGGCTCAGAGGCGCGCAAGATCATCTCTAACAACCCCTATAGCCTCATGGAGATTGAGGGTTTTGAGTTCGACAAGGTTGACGAGATCGCTGAATCCCGTGGGATTCCGAAGAATGATCCTCGTCGGTTTGAAGGGGCTGTTTTGTGGGTTCTGCGGGAGGCGTCCCAGTCCGGTCACTTGTGTGTTCGCAGAGGTGACCTCTCGATGAGTCTTCGAGAGTCACTCAAGTCTGAGGTTGATACCTTCGAGAGTTTGGACCTATCGAAGGATCTGATGGATGCAACGGCTAGGTTGGAGGCCAAAGGGAAAGTGGTCGTCGACCCTGATGTTGGGGTCTATCTCCCAGACCTGTATAACTACGAACGCCGGTCTGCAGAGTACCTGGTTCGGTTCAAGACTCCTATCGCCATCGACGTTGATATCAAAGAGTTCTTGGATACCTACGAAAACACTCATCAAATCAAGCTATCCGAAGCCCAGCAGAATGCTGTCAATGAACTGATCAGCAATCGAGTTCTGGTCCTAACGGGAGGACCAGGTACTGGAAAGACCACTGTAATCAAGACGTTCGTCGAGTTGTTTCAAAGAGCTGGGGTTGGTTTCAGCTTGATGGCGCCGACGGGGATCGCCGCTAAGCGAGTAGCTATGGTTACCGGGCAGGAGGCTGCTACAATCCATCGTACCTTCAAATACAATGGTGAGGAGTGGGGTTACAACGAGTGGAACAAGTACCCGGTAGGCGCGGTAATCATTGATGAAATGTCGATGGTGGACCAGGAATTGTTCTTCCGGGTAGTTAGCTCTCTGCAGGAGGGTACCATTCTGGTTCTCGTAGGTGACGACGCGCAGCTCCCGTCCGTCGGCCCCGGTAGTGTTCTGCGCGACCTTGTACGGTGTCCGGCAATCCCTACAGTTAGGTTGACTCAGATCTTCCGGCAAGCTCAGAAGAGTGAAATTGTAGTCAACTCGCACAGGATCAATCGTGGTGAGAGCATCCTGACTGGAGATGATAACTCAGACTTCAGGTTCGTCTCTCTCGATGACGCTAGAATAATAGATCTGGTCCTAAAGATGGCTGTGAAGCTCAAGGGGCGGGACGCTAACTTCCAGATCTTGTCCCCCAAGTACGATGGTATCGTGGGGGTTACGAACTTGAATGAGCGCTTGCGCGAGGTACTAAATCCACCTGGTCCTGGCAAGATGGAGGTGGCTTTTGGTAAGCTTCAGTTCAGGGTTGGTGATCGCTTGATGGTGGTCAAGAACGACTACAAGCGTGGGATCTACAACGGGGATATGGGTAAGCTTGCGGACATTCGTTCCGACCACCTGAAGATTAGAATCCATGGTTTGGGTGAGGATGGGCTCGATGCCATAGTCGAGATCCCTCGCAATGAAGTAATCCAGAAGCTTCGTTTGGCCTACGCGATAACCGTCCACAAGTGTCAGGGTAGCGAATTTGACATCATAATACTGCCTATGGTGAGGGAGCATGGACGCATGCTTCAGAGAAACTTGTTCTATACTGCTGTTACTCGCGCAAAGAAGAGGGTTTGGGTTCTTGGGGATCGCGGAGCTGTTCAACGGGCAATCGATAATGACAAGGTTGTGGCTAGAAACACTGGATTTGGAAAAGCTATTCTGGAAGCAATCAAGTCTGGTGTAACTGAGTGAGTGGAACAAAAGTACGTTGACGAGCTATATCGTGAGATTGGTACGCTTCGAGTTGAGTTGGAGCCTGATCCAACGGTGATGGGGGCCAGGTACATCCAACAGGTAACCTCAAAGTGTCGTAACTACTTGAATAAGGTATCGCAGCATCGAGTGCTGCTGAGCAAGATACGACGAGACCTGATGGTTAAGATCGCTGGCGAAGAGACCGCTCTCTCGATTGAGAAGGACCATCTGCTGGCTGAGAATGACACGGTACAGCGTCAGCCCAACATTCGTGACCGTGAGGCTGTTGTCAACACAATGCTTCGTGCGCAGGTCCAGAGTATAGCTAATAAGAAGAGGGACCTGCTCGATGTTGAGACTGTGGACAAGGCTGTCAAGCTAGTACACGACGAGTTGATCCGAACCGCTACCGAGATCAAAGTTCAGAGGAGCTTATTGTTCTCAGATCGTATCTCTGGCTCTGGTTATGGGGATGAATCACCCACCAGTAGCAGTGCTCCACCCGCCCAAGAGCACGCTGACATCAACGAGAATGAACTCGAAAACTTGATGAAGGGTTCTGTCCCCCTTGTCCCTGTTACTACGCCGGAGGATGAAGACCCTGATCTTATAGCGGCCTTGGCTGGTATTCAGGATGAAGAGTCACCCTCTGAAGTCGCAGTCATAAAGTCTGAGCCTACTTCTGAAAAGTCACCCGAGACTACTAGTGTTTTGGGCGTGGTACCTCAGGAGGCGGAGCCGATAGGCAACTCTCAGGTCGAAGGGGAAGAGGACTTTGCTAGCTTCTTAGAGGATAAACCAGCGTCTGGTAAGGCAGCATCGAAGAAACCCAAGACTACAGAGGACTCATCTTCAAAGGTATCGTCATCTGATATGGATTTCGACTTCGGTGACATCCTGAACAACATCTGAGGCAGGGTGCAACTTCTATTGGTGTACTGATCTAACTGCACCGACCAGGTTACCCAGCTCTACCCACCAAATTTGTATCTGGGGCCATGTCATTTGCGCTAAAGGAAAACACACAATCATGAGTGAAGAAGATCTGGATATTGAGGTTCCTGACGTTAACGAAGATATCGGTCTTGGGGATGAGGACAAGGGCAGAATCCAGTCCAACAAGTTGGACTGGTATAAGGGCGAGAAGGGTCGAACTGATCGCATAGCTCTTGTGTACTTCAACAACTACGAGACCATCCAGCTGCGTAACGCTCTCAAAGAGAAACCCGAGCTGACTACGGATCAGCAGAGGGCAATCATCAAGAAGGTCCGCTCCAGCCTAGCTGGTAAGCTAGGTAAGTCTGTGGATCAACTAGAGCCTGTCGACCTCCTAGACCTCAGAGAGGCTCGGTTCAAGCCGGCCTCAGCAGTATACAAGGAGGGGCTCGGATACTTTGCCTATCCCAAGGGGCTCACTGCGGCTGAAGAGAAAGTGTGGGCCAAGGTTGGTGACCGCAAGGACTATGCTCTCACAGTGGTCCTGTGGTACCCGACTGACCGTGAGGGTGACGTTGATCGAGACCGTCTGTCCAAGCATTGGAGGGTCCTCCCCTGGCGTACGACTCCCGAGATGTACAACACCTTCAAGCGGATGAACAAGGGTCTCGTTGCCGACGGGTCATCGATCTCTCAGGTTGACCTGAACCTGACCTGCAGCGATACCAACTTCCAGAAGAACACTGTCACCCAGGCAGGTACCGCCATTTACCTGAAGAACGAAAACTTCAAGAAGATGGTTCTGGAGAAGGCCTACACCTTGTATTCGAAGTTGACTCCATTCCGCCTAATCACGACGGATGAGCTTCGTGAGAAGCTCGGTATGCCTGGTAGCGGCGGTGGTGGCAACTCAGGTGCAGATATCACCGAAGAGGACTTCACTGGAGTCCTAGGTAACGTCTAACCTGTCATAGTTTGGAGTAGGGGCGCTTATGCGCCCCTACTTAACTTTTTTGGGGAGCCCCCAATGTACTCTCTTGGGTTAGATCCGTCATTGTCTGACATGGGTTGGTGTGTACATGATCCATGGGCAAGAGGCAAGGCGCGTGTGATAGAAAAGGGTAGGTTTTCCAGCCCTCCCGATATGGTGTTCGTGGCCCGGTACATGGGTTTGCGTTCGTGTGTTAACAACTTACTCGATGATTTTCCTGAGGTGAGAATAGTAGGAGTAGAGTCTCCTCCCTTTGGTGAGGGTTGGTCTGAGGGGCTCTATGCACTGTTTACCTATATAAATGAGGCGATTTATACTCACCGGAAGGATGTGGTGTACTTCGATCCCCTGACAGTGAAGTCCCTTACCAAGGAGGACCCCTCCATACGTAAGGGTAAGATGTTCAAAGCCGACATGGTTACGATGGCCAAAGCGGATACCGGCATCTCTCATTGGAACAATGACGAGGCGGATGCCTATAACGTTGCGAGATTTGCTGCCAGGTTTTGGCTGCTGCTAGAGGGTGAGATAGATGAAGATGTACTGATCCCTTCCGAGAAACACACGTTCCTTGGTGAGCACACGTTTTCCAAAGGGGCTCGCTCGGGAGAGACCAACAAGTATGGAACATTGTTCAGGGAAGACGACCGCTTTTTCAGGTTTTCTAAATTGGAGTGATTATGGCTGCAAAGAAACATGCTCAACCCCCTGTTGATGAAGTTGACGCCAAGCGCAAAGAGATGATGGCTCAGACGAGAGCCTTCATCAAGAAGGCTACGGATCAGGACCCTGTTGGAAATAGGTCTGGGTCATGGCCTCATCTACCTTCTGGGGCTATCGCGGTTGATAGTCTGATCGGTGGTACCCCATTGATCGATGGTGGTGGGCTAGTCTGTCCAGGGTATCCTAGAGGGAGGCTCGTGGAGATCTACGGAGCTGAGTCTAGCGGGAAGACCACTCTGGCTCTGGCTGCTGCGGTCCAGGCTCAGCGCGCCCGCCAAGGGGTGTTGTACCTGGACTATGAAAATGCCATTCACCACGGGTATGCCAGGTCCATTGGTGTGAACTTCGAGGAGTCTTACCTGAGCTTATACTCCCCCACCACTCTGGAAGAGGGCATGAAGATGATGTACCTCGCCATTAGGCAGGGTATCGGCTTAGTTGTGATCGACTCGGTTGCTGCAATGCTACCCAAAGCCGAGTTGGAAAAGAACCTCAACGACCCAGCTGCTATTGGGTTCCTAGCGAGGGCTATGAGTTCAGTCCTACCAAAGATGACTCAGTGGCTCAAAGAACAACCCGCGGTCGTCATCTTCATCAATCAGGTACGCGCCAACATCTCGAAGTCGAGCTATGGTCCTGGTGATGATAACACGGCTGGCGGTAAGGCCGTGAAGTTCTATGCAAGCCTACGTCTCAAGTTGACAAGGATAAAGTCTGAGTTCATTGAGAAGGTAGACCCTATCACCCTTCAAAAGAAGAAGATCCCGTTCGGGAACGTAGTACAAGTCAAAGCAGTAAAGAACCGAATGGATGGAAAACAAGGTCATACTTGTGAGATCTTCATTCGATACGGCTCTGGTGTTGACGAGTACCTATCCCTGGTCGAAGCTGCTGTCCCACGAAAGCTTGTGACTAAGAGAGGTTCTGCATATGATTTCGAAGGCGAGTCATTCAAGGGTAGGGACAAGCTCCGCAGCTTCCTTGTTAACAACCCAAAGGCATTCGAAAAGTTGCGCGACACTGTCATGCAAGCTCTCTTATCCGAGTCCCCGACTGCAGTGGCCGAGGTCAATGACGACGATATCGTCTCTGATATGAGACAAGAACTCGATGATGACACCCTATTTGACGAGTCAGCTGATCCGGTTCCGGAAGAAGTAGTCTCAGAGGGGTCATGATCAATATTGAGGTCAAGGGCTTTCAATCCGCCGAGGACCTCAAGTTCTCTATCGACGGGTTCACAGCTATTGTTGGCCGAAGCAACATCGGAAAGAGTGCATTGGTGAGGGCGCTTAAGTGCGCTCTCACCAATGCTGAGGGGGTGAGCTTTGTCCGGCATGGTCCCGATTGTGCTCGCACCCTTCGTGGGTTGAAAACTTGTAAGTGTTTCACCTCAGTACACATTGTTACTGAGGGGTTTGATTTGCTTTGGCAGAAAGGGGATGCTGTAAACCTCTACTTACTCAATGGGGAAAAGTATGACCATCCTGGCAAGGGGCTCCCCGAGTTTTTAACCACTAACGGATTGGCCCCGGTCAAGGTAGGGGACTCGCTCAAGAGCATCCAGATCGCTGACCAGTTTTACCCAATCTTCCTCTTGGATCAGTCTGGGGGGATTGTAGCTGAAACAATCTCCGATGTCTCTAGGCTGGAGCGAATCAACAAGGCGACGAAGCTGGTCGAGAAGGACCGTCGTGATGTTCAGGCCACCAAGAAGCTCAGGGAGGTTGACGTAGACAAGCTTCGGATCCGTCTTTGCAGCTACGACGGGCTCGATACCGCCCTTCAGAGGGTTGATGATGTTGGGCATCAGTTCGAGGCTATCGAGGCTAAGGAGGGCAAGCTAGGTACCATCAAAGGGTACATTTCCAAGTTGCACTCTCTGGTGGTACTGGTTCGAGATCTGAAGAGTGTAGAGGCTGTCGAGGTACCTACCATAGATGCGATTGACCGGCTCGGCCCTAAGGTAGATCAGTTATCCAAGTTCTCGGAGGAGTACTCCCGCCGAGAAGCTAGTGTGGCTGGGTTGAAGTGGATTGAGGGCTTAGAGGACAAGGTTCCTGAGATAGATCCTGTTTCAAGCTTGAGTTCCAAGCTCAGGACCTTGTCTAGGTTCTCCACCGAACATGCTCGGCGCCTCGTCGAGGTTACCAAGCTTGAGTGGATTGAGGGCTTAGAGGACAAGGTACCAGATATCAAGGGTTTGAAGGACTCTTCAGCCACCCTCACTCTCTTAAGTTCTTGGATCACTCGATTGATGCTGATCAAAGAGAAGTACCTGGCTGTTGACAAGGCAACTAAAGCCCCAGTCCCGGATCTAGAAGTTCTGCAACAGCTGCAAGGTAAGTTGGTCACCCTAGATCGACTCCTCAGTAAGTCCAAATCCTTACAGGGTTCGATCAGTTCTCTCGAAAGTGAGTTGGCGCAGGTCGATAGCGAGGAGACCAATCTCGAAGGAGAGATTAGCACCCTTGGGGTCTGTCCAACGTGTGTACGCCCCCTAACGTTGGATCACTCTCATGCCTAGACTATCATTCCTTTTTCGGACCGATATCCACCAATCTGACAACAGCCCGGTCTCTTGGAAAGCTGATTATACTGAAGAGATCTGGAATAGCTTGGAGCAAGTTGGGACTCTGGCTCGTAGGCATGAGGTCAATGCTGTGCTCGACGGGGGCGACTACTTCCATGTGAAGGCGCCCACCAAGAACTCACACTACTTGGTACAAAAGACTGCCTCAATCCACTTGGGTTACCCATGCCCTATCTTGTTTGCAACCGGTAATCATGATGTTCGGTACAATAACATGGATACCCTGGAGCGACAACCCCTTGGGACGCTCTACACTAGCAAGGTGTTCGAGCAGCTAGGTGAGCGGGTCTTTGAGGATGGTGACCTTCGGGTACGTGTTGTTGGCGTCCCCTACAACCCAAATCTGACACTCAACGAACTCATGGGTATTCAGAAGAAAAAAGGGGACACCCACCTGATAGCGGTTATTCATGCCCTCGCCGCGTTGAAGCCTCCTCCCTCTGTGGAGGACTTCTGGAACGAGCCAGTATTCTCCTATGAATCACTTGTCAGCCGCAATGGACCTGACGTTTTCATGTTTGGTCATTGGCATAAAGACCAAGGTGTTGAAGTCGTAGGTGGTAAACACTTCATTAATCAAGGGGCTCTATCTCGTGGGTCCTTAGTTAGGGAGAATCTCGAACGCGTACCCAAGGTTGCTTTGGTCGAGTTTGATGGTAGTGAGGTACGGGTGGAAACCTTCAAGTTGGAGGTTGCCCCAGCTGAGGATGTCTTCGATCTTGAGAAGAAAGAGGTACAAGAACGCGAGCGCCAAGACATCAACCAGTTCATCCAACGCTTGGTGTCTGAAGGTGAAGTGGACCCGGATCAGACCATCGAGGCAAACATCAGGAATCTAGACTTTGCCGATGATGTTCGTAGCGAAGCTCTCAGGTACCTAGAAATGGCTGAAGTAGGATGAGCGTAAATTACATCTCGTACTCTGGGTACAAGGAATACGAGAAGTGTCCCTATGCCTACTGGCATAAGTATGTTGTTAAAACCAAGCTCAAGTTACTTGAGAACAGTGTCAACTCCCTCTATGGTACCACCATTGGTACCATCTTCGAGACCTTCTACAAGCAGAAGATCTGGCGTGACCAAGATATCACGGGTCGCCTACTATCTCTTGCTCCGTTGCACTTGGCTGCTGCCATCAAGGAGTCCAAGGAGAAAGGACGAGCCGTTGATTGGTCTGATGAGAAGGCCAACTACCATAATAGGGCGGAGATTCTTGTCGACTTAGAGAAGACGATTCCTATTGGAGTACAGACCATTCGAGAAAATCGCTTAGTCGGTCCTCGCATGGATACCGAGTTCAAGCTCGACTTCAAGTTCGGTAAGTACATCATGGGTGGCCGCTCGGATTTCATCATCCAACGAGTAAAACCACTCAATGATACCGTCATCCTTGATGGCAAGGGATCCGCGCATCGGGAGACCTATGTTGATGGCCATAGGCTTGCCAAGGGGCATAAAATCGAAGGTACCCAGTTGAAGTGGTATGGGCTGCTGTACAAGACTCACACGGGGAAGATGCCAGATGGTCTCGGCTTCATTTTCTGGAGGTTCGAAGGTGAGAGAGCGATTGAGTGGGTGGAGTTCTCTGAAACTGATTTCTACAATCTGAGAGTCGAGGTTCTATCAGTACTCACTCGTATAGACGTCGCAACTGACCGTCTAGACAAGGCTGGAAGGGGCTCTCAAGCCTATAATGACCTGAGGCAAGAGCTTTTCCCATCTCAGCCCAGTTATGGGTGTAACTTGTGTGCATTCGCGTCGGTGTGCGAAGATGGTAAGAAACAAGTACAGAAATCTCGCCCTCGTCCCCGGCTAAACCTACCGGAAGGTGTAACAGAACTTGCCCTCGGTATTGACGATTGAAGCTTCATGGAGAGGTGGTTAGATGTCTCAGCTTTTAACACCAGATAAATTACAGGAGAAGGTGGCCAGTATAGTTCAGCGCCACTCTCGGATACTTCGTCGGAAGTCCGAGTTGTCTGGGGAGTTGAAGTCCAAGAAGGAGGAGCTAGCTGCCCTAGTGAGGGAGATCAGCGATTCTGGGTACAACCCCAAGACCCTTGTCGAAGAGAGGAACAAAACTCAAAGGGAACTTGAGGACTTGATTGAAACTTACGAAAAGCAGCTAACAGAGGTAGAGAGTACCTTCGCAGAGTATGACCGGAAATGAGGAATTAGATGAAGATCACCATAAATTTCAACCTGTCTGATATCATTGAGGCCCTTGATGTGGTCTCCGCTGTGAACCCCAACGCGACTGAAAATGGTACAGCAGGGTATCTTTTCTCTGTGAAGGGCAAGGAGTGTCACCTCTACTCCAGTGGCCTTGACTGCATAGCACGGGCTAAGTTTGATTTGATTGAGTCAAGTGGAGATGGGGCCTTCGTGTTCCCTGCCCAGAACCTGAGTAATTCATTGCGCCCTCTGGCGAAAGAGGAGGATACTTGCATCATCGAGGCAACCTCTGAAGAGGGAAGCCATGTGGTGAGGTATGTTACTAGTCCTGATGGAGCCAAGGCGGAGTTCGGAACCATATCTCCGGACAGTGTCTCCCGATATGATGAAGACCTTGAGGCGGCTACTGAAACCTACGAGTTCAGTGCTGGGGTTCTTCGAGAGGCAATCAGCCTGGCTCGACCATTTATGGCTGACAAGGCTGAGAGCGACTCAGAAGCGTACCGCGGGATCGAGGTGATGGATAAGGGCCGATTCGAGAAAGGTGACGGCTACCTATTCGCCAGTGACAAGTATATGGCTTGCTTCTTCAAGAGCGAGCACTTCTCTGGTAAAAGGTTGGCCATCAGCGATAGGTTCATCTCAGCTTTCTTGAGTTTCCTATCAAAGTGTGACGCTACAGTTACTCTCAGGATTGGCAGTGATAAGACTTTCGCCTTGAGTGAGAGGGGCGACGTCTTTGGTTGGAGCAAGTTAGGGGAACTGCATGACAAGTTCAACTACCACTCTCTCAAGATGGACTCCTTGGTGGTCCGGGTCAGTAGAAGTCGCCTACTGAATGCTCTGGACTGTGCAAAGGGAGCTCTGAAAAAAGAAGATGACACCCTCATATTCAACTATGATGCCAAGATCGCTAAGATCTGGTTTGATGTCCCGGCGGCTAAAGCTAAGTCCATCAAGGTCGAGGCTACTCCGGTGGTAGAAGAAGAGGAAGGGACCAAACAATCCAAGGCAGATAGCTTCTCGGTCCCAGTGAGCGCCAAGCAGTTCACTGAGCTATTCCAGACCATGAGAGGCTACGATGTCACCTTCCGAGGTTACTTGGGCAAGCCCAAGGATGATGGTACCCTAGCCACCTGCTTATTCAGGACCATTGATGATGTAAAGTTGAACAAAAAGTCTGGTAAGCCAGACCCCTCTGCAGAGGACGGCATCCAGTGTCGAGTGACGAGATTCACACCCTCTCAGAAAAAGAAGTAGGAAAACAGAGACTCGATGCGCTTCGACTTAGATCCACTAAGGTTACGGCGCTTCGGGATCAGTTGACCTCAGAACTGAGTGAGAAGGAGAGGGAATTAGAGTCCCTCTCTTCTCGTCTCGCTATCTTGGCCAAGGTCTCTGAGCTCTACTTGATGCTACTGGACCGGATGGTGAAGAGCCAGGTCAAAGCCATTGATGAGGTGATCACGCATGGGTTCCAGACCATCTTTTTTGATCAGGACCTCAGGTTTGAGACTGAGTTGTCCTCGAAGTACAATCGAGTCAGCGCAGAGTTCCTCGTGTGTGATGGCGACCCCGAGAATGGTGGGACGCGTGGGAGCCCCATGGAGTCTTATGGGGGAGGTCCGGCGACTATTGCAAGTTTAGTACTGAGGATTCTGACCCTTCTGCGGCTCAAGCGCCGAAAGTTCCTTCTGCTCGACGAGACTCTTTCTGCGGTGTCAGATGTATATGTGGAAAACACCAGCTTGTTCCTCAAAGGTCTGGCCGAGACTATGGGTCTGGACATATTCTTGGTTACTCAGCACCTGTCCTACGTCGATTACGCGCCAACGGCCTATCAAGCTGATACAAAGATTGATGGGGGTCGTAAGCACTTGACTTTACGGCGCGCTAGAGGTTCCAAACATGAAAACCAAGTCTGAGATACAGGCGCGGGTCAATGAGTTGGTCTGTGCGGAGCTTGACCGTAGGGTGGCCATGGCTTCTGAGCGGCTCCCTACTCGATGTGTCAACAACTACCGCCACCCATTGGATACCCGAAAGCAGCTCGAAGGCGAGTCAAACCCAGAGTACAACCGAATCACGAACAAGCTTGGATTACCAGTTATTCAGACGATTGGCTTCTGCATGCTCGGGTGCAACGATCCAGAGAACTGGGAAGGTACCATCTGCGAAGAGCCTATTGACGCCAGGAAGTGTGCTGACTTCAAACCGATGAAGACCAAGGCGGACATTCTCCCCGAGCTCTCACAGGACCTGAAGAGCTCTGCTTGGGTGAATGAGAACCACCCCGAGTTGTTCTCCCTTCTATGGGTTCTCGGGGTAGTTCCGGAGTTCAAACTCCCGTGGTGGAAATTGATTTGGTTTTGGGTTCGGAGAATTGATCTGGAACCAGTTGCCCCAAAGATTGATACCTCGAAGTTGCTCCCACCTTCAACAGAGCCATGAACTTCTCGATATTCCCGTACCTATTAGCCACGGAACGGATTCGTCCCAGGAGCAACCCTGGGGCAGGATTTTCTGTCCCGGCGATGTCAGAGCGAGGGGTAGCTGACGGACTTGATCCAATCCTTGTTACCAATGCGCGCGGTCAGTTTGTTACGACTCACAAGAACAAGGAGGGGATGGCTAGATTCGGTTTTTCTCCTTGCACCTTGGAGGAGGAGCCATCCTTACTGACTACCTTGGTTCGTCAGACCTTGATTTTAACTATCGAACGCGGGTGGGGTAATCGGTTTGATTCTGTAGGGGATGCTATTGAATCCATGAGAGCCTCTCGATTCAAGCCGAGGAGCTTGGTTCTCCCAAGGGGAGTCATCAGTCGGTTCACAGATGAAGAGGGGGTTCAACATGGCAGGGTCGAAGGCTTGCAACTCATGTCAACTGACCTGCCAGATAAATGTGCGATCTTAGTTACCGATGCACCGGCTTTAGGTGTCTATGTAAGGGTTGGAGACTATGTTGGCCTCCAACTTTACAACGTAGACAAGACTTTAGCGGTAATCGAGTCACATGAGTTGGGCTGATGATCTAGTTTCGTATGCGCAGGGTAACCTCGACGACAGGGTGTACGAGGCTCTTTGGTCCCGAGGTGTTTCTTCCGAACCAGATCAAATCAAAGAGTTCAAGCTTGGGTACTTGAACGGTACTTTGCCGGCTGGGGTTGACCCTGCCTTTAGCGACTGGGCGCATGGTGGGAAGAAGCTGAAGGACTCATTTGTACTCCCGTTGACCAACCCGCTCGGGATGGTCATGGGTTTCCAATTTAGGTCTGTTGACCAGTCCAACAAGGGGTACTTGGATTACTTCTTGGTACGGGACGAGCCAGTACTTTTTGGGTTGAGCCAAGCCATCCCTCATCTGTGGAGTACGGGATCTGTGTGTATTGTGGAAGGTGCTTTTGACTTGTTCCCAGTTCAAAGGGTATTCCCATACACAATTAGTACAATGACCGCTAGAATTACTGAGTCTTTATTACGCTGGTTGTTCAGACTTGTCCATAAGGTGTACTTGTTCTACGATGCGGATTCAACTGGAAGATCTGCCTGCAGAGAATTCACCGGAGAGTATCGTTCGGACTTCGAACACCTTCAAACTTTGGACTACCCGCGTGGTGTCATCCTACCCAATGGGAAGCCTGTGAAAGACCCAGGTAACCTTTGGGAAGCTTGGGGTGATGACCAACTCAAGTTGTATCTCATGAATCAGATTAGGGAGTAGCTATGGCGCAGACCTATGAAGAAGCTCAGGCTGTTGAGACGATCGCCAACAGCCTTATTGGTACCCATCATCCGGAGTTGGCTGAGGCCAAGTTCCGATACATCTTCAGGGAACAACACACCAAACGTGGTGGCAAGTCGGTACTGGGTACCGTGAAAAAGATGAGTGATCTTCAGAAGTTCCTCATGGAGGGCAACCCGGACTTCTTGATGGACATCCCACTCGACATCTGGAACGAGCTGGATGCCCCTCGTAGGACAGCCCTAGTTGATCACTTGCTCGAACGCTGCACTGGTGAAGAGGATGAACAGACGGCGGAGATGAAGTGGAAGACCCGAGAGCCTGATGTGTACGAATTCAGCTCGATACTTCGGCGCCATGGTGCTTGGACAGAGGACCTCTCCAACTTCACGCATGTTGCGCAATCTCTGGACCTGAGCTTCATGACTGACGAAACCGAAGAGAACGAGCTTCAAGCGGCAGCCAACGAATAAAAGGTCGTAAAAGTGTGGGATACCACTTATCGTCCATTGACCTTCGCTGATGTCCTAGGTCAAGAGGGTACTGTTCAACTACTGAAAGCTCGGCTCAGGAATGGGACTGCGCTTGACACCAGCTACATTTTCAGCGGTGGTAGTGGTCAGGGTAAGACTACCTTAGCTCGAATCTATGCTCGGGCGATGCTTTGCGAGAATCTGGACAAGAGCAATCCGGAGCCCTGCAACCAGTGTGAGAGTTGCAGATCCATCCTGAATGACTCTTCAGTGGCCTTCTCCGAGAAGGATGCTGCTAGCCAAGGTGGTATCGACCAGATTCGAAGGATTGTGGACAGTCTTCCTTTCACTATTGTGGGGGCGGACAAGCGGATATTCTTGTTCGATGAATGCCATCGGATGAGCAAGGATGCTCAGGACGTCCTACTAAAGCCTCTGGAAGAGCGCAAGATGATCGGAATGTTTTGCACTACGGAGCCCGAGAAGGTCCGTGGGGCCATCAGATCCCGGTGCGAGGAGTATGGTATCCGGAAGGTCACCCGTGATGACATTCTGGTAAGGATGAAACACATCCTTGAAGCTGAGAAGGTTGAATACGAAGATGATGGGGTTCTAACGATCATCGACTACGCTGGGGGTCATGTCCGAGACGTAGTGAGTCGGCTTGAGATGATCGCTCAGATTGGTCCAGTTACCTTGGACAATGTCCGGGAGCACCTCAATCTGTCGGTTGTTTCTACTTACTATCAAATCCTCATCAGTCTGTCGACTGACCTCAAGAATGCCTTGCAGCTTACTGACCAAGCCTGTGAGCGGGTTACTGCCGAAGAGGTAGCCTCGGGGCTATCTGAAGCCGCGATGAATGCATTCAGGCTGGCTAATGGGCTAGGGGTAGACTTTTCGTTTACTGATAGGGAGCTAGCGAAGAAGGCCTACGAGCTGCATGGGTTGAAGCTCATTGAGATTTCCGGCTATTTTCTAAGATCTAGGTACGTCACTCAGGTCAGCTTGATTTGTGACCTAACCACCCTGGCTTTTTCTGGGGTTAGGGTACCAACTGTTGCTCATCAACCGGTAGTTCTAGCTTCGGTCCCGCAGGTATCACCTGCACCGGTGGCAGCTCAGGTACCGTTGGCTGCCTCACCCTCGCCCCCTAGCAAGCCCGTGGAAGTCAAACCATCTCCGGTAGTCGAGACTGAGGAGCCTCCCAGTAGTGACAGCCTAGCTATTGGTAACTTAGGCTCGGACGACCCGCGGGCGATGACCATCTATGATACCCATGTCATATCAGAGGCTAACCCTGGTAAAAGGAAGAAGTTTAGCCTCATACACAATGGATCCACCTCGAATGAAAGAGAACTGATAACTCACGAAGCTTGGCGACGAGGGTTTGCAGAACTCTGGAGTAGAGGGGGAAATGGCTGAGTGGGTTGTACTAGAACTTAGCCCTCAAGGTGAGGATGAAGACCCAGAGGTACTGAGAAAGTCCATTGGGAAGTCCATCAAGAGCTTGAAGGACGTGTTCGTTCCGGCTTCTATCATTACGCGCGGCCATACTCGGTCAGTCTACAAGCTAATCGAGAACTACATCTTCGTTCGTCGCACTCAGTCAGACCAAGTGTACTTCAAGTTGGAGGGATCGAAGTACATTGCATCGGTTCTAACTGTCTTTGACCATAGGGTGCGCAAAATATCAGCTGTACCTGACAACTCTATCGATCAGATGCGCCTTCAGCTTCATGTGGAGACTGAACAAGGGATCGAAGTTGACGATGATGTATTGGTGATGAGTGGCGCCTATAGTGGGATTGTCGGTAAGGTAGTCGAGAATATCCCGGAGAACAATGCCGTCCAGGTATACATCAAGCTCAGATCAAAGCAGGCCCTGATCACTCTACCCAGGAGTTTTCTGAAGTACGTGTCCACTGTGAGCGAGGACCAACAATACAACTCACCGTTCCTCACTAAATTGAACCGTATTCGTCAATACATTGATCGGGCTCGGATTCCGTCCCAGCACCTACTTGATCCAATTGAACCTATTAGAGGGCTGCATCACAAGTACGGTCTGATCAACTCATGGCTCGGGGTCTTCCGGAGGGGCAAGAAGTTGTTGGTGGACCCACAATCACCAGGAGTTTTCTGCAATCACGATGGTGAGTCCATACTAGGCAAGTTCACCAGAGTTCAGCAAATGAACTCGTATATAGACAGATCAGGGTTCTTCTTTTACTTACCCCTGATTCGAGTACCCGATGTGAGGTTGCTGACTGGGAAATCAGCTTCATTAGGGTTGCTTGATAGCTTTCTATCCAGATTCTCTCAGATCCAAGCTGAGTGCGACAGGCTTGAGAGATACATACCAGATTGGAATCCAGATATGGCTAACAACATCGTATTCGACGGCCACAATCTAGCGTACAGGGTTATCAACGCACTCAGAAACATTCCTGACCAACTAACTGATAGTGAGGGTCGCTCGACTGCTCTTGTATTTGGCTTTTTGCGCAGCCTAGCCGCCTTCAAGAAGCGTTTTGATAGGGCCAACCTATATGTGGTGTGGGACGGCTCAAAGCAACGTAGGGTTGTCATGTACCCGGAGTACAAGGCTGGTAGACCAGAGCATAGCCAGAGTACTCATGATGAGATGTCTCGACTACAGTCAATACTTCCAATGTTTGGAATCACACAAGTCCATAACCCTGATGAGGAAACAGACGACATAATAGCTTGTCTACTGAAGAATAAGCTAGAAGGTAGACACAACATCATAGTCTCTACAGACCGAGACTTCTTACAGTTGGTTACCTATACTGACTTACTTTTGGTACCCAAGCAAGGAAGTCGACCTGAGACCCTTTACGACCCCGATAGAGTTGTGTCAGAGTACGGGGTCCCACCTAGGTTGATGGTTCACCTTCGAGCTCTCTCGGGGGACACCTCAGATAACCTGCCAGGGGTACCAAGGGTACCCCGGAAGATCCTTGCAGCTCTATTGATGACCCACGGGTCTATTAGCGGCGTCTACTCTTCAAGCTTAGCTGGGGTTACCAAGACACAATACGAGAAAATTAGAAGCTTCGAGAAACAAGCTCGGTTAAACGTGGACCTAATGGCTCTTCGATCGGACCTGGACTACCAAACTACGGAGGCAGCTCTTGACTTTGATGGTGCTTTTGAAGCTCTAAAGCAGTGTTCTATTCAACCTGAGACCTTGATCTCCACTTTCTTCAATACCCCCGCGGGGGCTGGATTCACTAAGACTAGTTGAGGTATTATGGGTAGCACTGGTTTTACGATCTCGGTTGACCCGGCAGAGTTGGCAAACCGCTTCGCATCTCCAGAGCCACTATTTGACGAGCCCATTGAAGAGGTGGACGAAGAGCGAGTTGCGTCAATCCTCTCCTCGATGCACTTTGAAACTCAGGTCAAGCCACTACTAGACAGGATACCTGAGAGAGAAGCTGACCTTATCGAGCTGTACTACATCCAAAAGAAGCGCCAAGCTGACATAGCTGAGATCTTCGATGTCACACAGGCGGCAATAAGCTATCGATTGGATCGTGGACTTCAGAGGATCAAGTTCTTATTGTCCATACCACAGATTACCGAAGTAGAGATGCGGTACAACCTGCCTTTCGTACCTCTGAAACAGATTGACGTTGATATACTTGTTGGTATGTGGAAGACCACTTGCCAAAGTGAGGTAGCAATGCAGCTAGGGCTCACTCAGGGTCGGGTGAGACATCGATTCTTCGGGGCAGTAAAGCTACTTGAGAAGAAAGCCACTGAGGACATAAGCTTTGAACCACTTTTCAAGGTGTTTTCCTCTATAGCCAGCAAGAACTTCAACATCCTCCGAGCCGTTAAACTTCCTCAATGGGAAAATCGTGGTGGTGACGAGTTGTCAGGGATGTGACCCTGTTGAGCTTTTACTTGTACGCCAGGCAGTTAGAGGACTGCCTTGCCACTCGTACAGAACCTCCGATTTCACGACTACCAATTTGAGTATCTAGTTCCAGCTGGAAAGTGGTTCTGGACTACTCGAATGGACGTCTCTCAATCAATCCCTGCCTATCAGGTTCGGGATATCAAGTCGCCTTATGGCCTTTTGAGGGACTCGATTCCGATCCCGGGTGAGGTCGTTCAGGCGATGTCTGATAGCATCGTAGAGCTGAAGTCCAACTTTTCTCCGGCTATACTCATTGGACCTCCAAACTCGCTCGTGTTCGAGGTCGACGAAGGTCGTGGGTACTCAGACCCTCAGTCAGTCATCGTCACTAACAGTGGGGTCTTTGGATCAATCCTTGGCGCTAGCCTCACCTCATCGGCCGCCTTCGTCAAGGTCAGCCCCTCCACGGTTGGCGGGTTGGCTGTCAATGAGAGTGGTGACTTCATAGTTGAGGTGGACTCTACTGGGTTGTTGGCAGCCAGCAGCCCATACCCTGAGTCAGTGGTGGTTCAGGACCCAATGGCCACGAACAACCCGCAGACAATCCCAGTCCTTGTCAACGTTCGTCCAAAGGCGGTCATTGCATCAAGTATAGCTCTGGTCACCTTCAATGTGGTTCGCCCCCTCAATGGGCAATACCCAGCAATCCCAACTCAGACCTTCAATGTCAGCAACGCAGGCCCATTGGGCTCAGTTCTAGGCTATGACATCAGGGCTCTCACAGGCCTCTGTGGGAACTGGTTACGTAGCTGGCTACCATCTGAGGGTACCCTTCAGTCAGGTGAAAGCGAGGCTATCACAGTCTCCGTCCAACCTCCTAATGGGATGTTGCAGGGGACTTACTCAGAAAAGCTGCGCATTATTGGCTATAGCTCCAACAACTATGTAGACGTTGAGATTCAACTTGTTATTACGTGAGGGTAGAATGTCAGACCGAGATTTTGATATTAGCAGTTTCGAGGTGCAGCCCTCAACCGGATTGGATTGCTTCCTGGCGCGCAATGCCCATATGGTGACCCCTTTTCGACAGAGGGTGGCATCCATTCAAGACCTCAGTTCATTCATTCGTCTCTCTGCTGACGAGCTAATTCACAAGTCTACTCGGGACTTGTGGACTATTCGGAGGCAAGGTGACGGCGGCTTATTTGTTGAAAGAACCTTTGACGATACCGGGGCGCCTCTTAAGGCCTAATTGGAGGAACCTTGAACAATCGTGAAAAGGTCAGGGTAATCATTGCTAGGGAAGAGGGTTTACCTCTTCCCCCGCCCCAACCAAATCAAAAACCTGATGGTTTTGGTGAGGGTGGCAAGCGAGATATCCCCAAAGGGCATCAGTATGACCAGACCGCTTTGAAGCCTCTGGCTCGCACCTTGTTTGCAGCCTCGGTTGCTCTCGGTCACTCACTAACAGCGTATAGAGAGTTTGCACGCATCAAGTCTGCGAGTATCTCCCCTGATGGGATGCTTGGCGGCAAGGGTTATGTACTCAAGGTTAAGGAGGTTCGTAATCAGCTGCAGCAAGCCTGTGAGCTACTGTCAGCGATCACTGATACCCTACACGACGAGATCCATGCCCCGCATTGGCAACCAGAGGTCTCTATCCTTGACCCTGAAGAGGCCGGAGAAATTGAGGGCCTCATCGAGGAGTCAGACGAGGTACTACAGAATCCAGAGGACTTTGGCGACAAGGAAGTCGAAGAGGTTGAGAAGTCTCCTAAAACCAAGAATATGGTTGATCGTATTCGGGATGAGAAGTCCAAGGATTCTGATGCCTCAAAGATGCCTGGTGGGGGAGCGCAAGAGACAAGCGAGCCAACCCCCGCGGGTGATGTATTCAAAGTAAAGCAAGCAAGGGACTGGAAGGCGCCTTTCATCCAGAGAGTAGCCAACTCATCCCTACCTGTAAATACCCTGCCTGGTCCACGTGTTGACCATCTTGACCGCGGGGAGCAGACGGGTCCAGAGGGGTCCTACAACAAGGATGAGCCAACCGTCGATGATGAGTGGGGCAAGTCTGAAGGCGTAGGCGACGAGTACATCTATACAACCCCCTGGGAGAACGACACAAGTCGATCTGCAGGGTCGTCCCTTGTTTGGGGCGGTTCATCTCTCCCCTCGGATGATGATACCCACGGAGAGGCCAACGACTTTGGTCTCGGGTATGGCGCCAAGGGTGAGGGCTCAGAGGGCTATGGGACTACAGCGCCTGATGGGCGTGGAGTCTATGGCCCTCAGAGTGGGCTACCTAGTGATCCAAAGGGAGTCATGCATGACCCCGAGAGCGGATCAACCCCCTTCGATGACAGGTTGTCCCCGAGTGATGTGTGGGCATCAATAGCGGAGTCTGGCCTCCCTTTTGACGGCCCCGACCCTGCTGCCCGTAGCGATTACTACGATGGCAATAAGGGCAATCAATTCAACGTGCACCACCACGGTACCTCTGGCCTCCCGGAGATGAACTTTCCATCTCCTCAAGCCCCTATAACACCCAGGCCCTCACACAACCAGGAGCACATGTTTGCTGACTCTGAGTTGCCCGGAGACAATGGGGGTGGGGTGACTTTTGACCATGATAGGGATGTGACTCCTAACGTGGGTCAGAACTTCGAACAGCAAGATGTACCATACGTCAAGTGGAAATCTGATGCTCACGACTATCGCAACGACCAACAAGACTTGTACCGAGAAGACTATCACTGAAGGATATCGAAATGGCTGATTTAGGCGATCTCACTGGTTTTCTCAAGGAATGCGCAGTCAACAATCTTGATTGGCTCGACGTGGATGACAAGGCCTATCGAGAGTTGGCTGACCTCCCGAAGCAGAACCTAGACTTTGCTCCTGACTTGGAAGCTGCTTGGGATCACAAGGATCAAGCTCCGTCGACTTACTTGATACCCAACAAGGATGTACCAAGGACGATGGGGGATCTGAGTGAAGTCCACGGTAAGTTGGCTTCTGACGAGATTCTTCAGCGAGTAGCCAAGGTAGCTCGATTGGCTCTCATGCAATCAACTGACTCTGGTAAGTTTGTTGACGCCCTGAAGACTCGATTTGATCCGTGGACCCTTCAAGCAGCTCGACCATTGATTACCAGCATAGTACAAGAACGTGGACTTTTAGGTCGCTACTACATTGATGCCAACGACTTCCCTAGCTGTTCCAAGAAAGCCAGTAGGAGTGAGGTCGAGTTTGTAAAGAAGAACGCCGGTAGTGCACGGTTTCTTCTGGCCAAGGACCAATGTGTTGACTGTGTTCACAATGCGAAGGCCACTTGCTCAGTATTTCACAAGGAACTAGTACTTGAGGTTCCGTACTCGCCTGAACTAGCTGGTGCTGTAGAACGAAGTCAGTGCGCTTGTGGGAAACAAGCGGTCCAGGCCTCGATTCAAGACCCGCGTGAGAGGATCAAGGCGGCCTATCTAGCTAGGAACGTGCAGGTAACTAGTCATGTCGAGACACCCAAGCCTGTCGTAAACCCAGTGCATCAACTCAAGGCCACTGTGGATCCAACCAAGGTCCACTTACCGGTTCTTGCTACTCAAGCTCAACAGAACTTGGCTGAACAACTTGCCTGGGTCCCACCGACCTCCGGCAAGGTTGCCTCAATGTCCAAGGACGCCTCTAGCAAAAAGGCGTTTGATGTTTGCTCGTTCCTCCAGCGTGAGATGCTCAAGGGTCGTAGCGAGAAGGAACTGCTTCACGCCCTGAGGCTATCATTCTCATTGGATGAGCTGCGCGCGACTCGTAACTCTTGGGAGCCCCTCTACAAGGAAGCCGGGTTGTATGGTACTGTGTTCTCAACCCAGGAATCGTTTGACAATTGTCACGAGGGAGCCGACTTCATTGCCAAGCACAACCACCAGATCAAAGGTATTGTCGCTAGTCAGAAGTGTGCAACTTGCATTTACAGCAAGTTGAGCCGTTGTTTGGTCTACGGCAAGCCACTTGTGGCCAAAGCAGAGGACCTATACACAGAAGAGACTGTCAAGCAGTCATTGTGGGACAACAAGCAAGCAGGCCGCTTGGGATCAGGTGCTGAATCCTTTGCTTGGGGTACGACCCCGGCTGAGTCACTCAAGGCAATCTACCGAACCGCCTCAATCTCGAACCCTCAGGCTCACATCCCGATGCGTGCTTATGTTGAGCAAGCATTCCGCGGTGAAGTCACCGGATACACTACCTCGGGCTTGACCAAGCGTGAGGTAGTTAAGACAGCTTCTCGTTACTTGAATGAGGGTTTGTACGGGTCTCGGTTACTTCAAGCCCTGCAGGTTCGATTTGATGCTCGGGATATCTTGGCTTCCCAAGAGGAGCTCAAGACGGCCATGGCTGAGCAAGGTCTGCAAGGTATCTACTATGTTGACCCAACAATATACAACGACTATGCCAAGGGTTGTGATGAAGGGGCAAGACTTCATCGTGCTCGACAGGTTCCCTACATAAAGCAAGGGTCCAAGTGTGCTACTTGCGTCCTACAGCCCCATCCAGGGTTCTGCTCGAAGTATGCTAAGCACCTTGTGATTGATCCGCCCTACACGGACAAGGCAGCTCAACAGAGGGAGATCCTTGCTTCTGGCCCAGCTGATGAGATCTCATTGGGGAGCCTCATGATCAGCAACCCATCGTCAGTTGCAGACCTGGTGCAACTCAAGTCTGGGATGAAGATCAATTTGAACCCACTTCCTGAGAAGTCGGCAACGATTTCTGTGGAGTTGGGTGGGGCTACTATTGACCTATGACCAGCCAAGACCAAACCACCATTGATACCCTGACCCTACGGGTGGCTGCTCGTTTTATTCGAGCTGACCAAGCCCCTGGTATGCGCAGAGATGTCAAAGAGATGACTGAACCTGTCAACCGTCTCAAGGGTATTGACCGGCAGCTCGCTCGTGAGCACGGGGAGGCAATGGACCCAGGTAGTGATGATACGGTCAAGCCTCAACGTAAGGACATTCGACCAGAGGATGTCTTTCACCCCAAGCCAGACCAGATTGGGGTTTTGAACGTAGCTGAGACCGGGAAGGATATGAGTAAGGCCATACGAACTCAGGTCCCAAAGGATAAGGGATACGATGTTGTTCACAACCTGTCCCAATACCTCGTTAGAACTGATGGCGGCGGCGGGGCCAAGTCGGTCCAATAAATAGGGTACTTCTATGCCAGATGAAGAACTAGACCTGAATGTAGAGAACCTTTCGCACGAGGAGATACTAGAAGCTGCTACTTCTATCCTTCCGTTGCATGATGTGGGTCCGTTCGAAGAGGAGACTGGGATCGTTAAGAGGGGGCCAGGTAGGCCCAAGAAGATTGAAAAACGTCCAGGGCGTTTGGATCTTGAATACCACGCCAAGATGTCTGTCGAAAGACAGAAGTTCATTGATACTGATCCGCTTGTTGGCCTTATAGGAAGCAACCCCAATGACACGATGGCGTTGCTACATCGGATTAAACTAGAAGTAGCTCGCGAGGCAGCATCCCTTCAATTCCAGAGAATTGAAACCGAGAAGTACGGTAAGGATACATCAGCGATCTCTACTAAGAGGGTCAAGGCCCTAGAAGAAATTGCCAAGATTGAACTCAAACTTCGACAGGTGGATCAAGACTCAATCAACCTCCACAGCGAAAAGATGCAGAAGCTCTTCTCGATGTGGGTAGAGAAAATGCGTGAGGTAGCCCTAGAAGTATTACCCTCAGAGATCCTGACCATGTTCTTCAATCGGTTTGCTACCGAGATGCAGGACTGGGAAGAGAGTGCTCAGAACAGTTTGAGGTAAATTGTGGCTACCAAGGATACCAAATCTTTAGGTATCTCACACCTGATCCGTAGCGCCGGACACCAGGCTAAGAGCATCCTAGAAAACACCAATCAAGCCCTAGACGGGACTCTTTGTGAGACCGCTACTGATGGGCGTCGGGTCAAGATCTTCAACGTCTTGCAGTATGCAGAGTCCTCTTGGGGTCTCGGGATGAAGCTGTACCCAGTACAGCGGTTCATCGTCAAGATGTACTACCACATCCCTCTGGATGATACTGAGAAGACCATTGTCATCCATGACATGTTCAAGACGAAGGTCCTCTATCGATTCACTGAGGTTGAGTACTTGCACTACCTCTTCAGTGAGGGACGTTGTAACATTGGTGAGCAGGATCATGTTCGAAGGCAGTTGATCCTAGCTATCGGGCGTCGTTCGGGCAAGACTACTCTATCGGCTATCTTTGCCAGCTACGAGCTCTACCGTCTGATCTCTCTGGGCAACCCCCAAGAGTACTACGGGCTCCCGAATGGTAATAGGATTCAGATCATCTCGGTTGCTACCGACAAGGACCAAGCGGGACTCCTCTTCAGTGATGTGACTTCTCACATGTCAAAGTGTGAGTTCTTTCAGCCATATATCGCGAACAACACACTTAGTTATGTCCAGTTTCGAACCCCCTACGACATCGAAAGGTTTGGACCCACGGTCAGGCATGAGAACGGAAAGTTCACCTCCTTTAATGGTAAGGCCTCGCTGAGGGTCACTTTCAAAGCGTCTGTGTCCAAAGGCCTTCGTGGCTCGGGTAACATCGTCATCATCTTGGACGAGTTGGCTCACTTTCAGGACAAGGGTGTCAGTTCAGCCAAGGACATATATGACGCCATCACTCCGTCAGCCTTGGCCTTCTCCCCGAAAAACCCAGATACAAATGACCCTGTTGGGCCTGTCGAGAGTCGAATCATCTCAATCTCGTCACCCTTGAATCGAGGAGGCAAGTTCTACGAATTGTTCTACTTCGCCATGTCAAAGGCTGAAGGCTCCGAGAACATGCTCGCGATTCAAGCTCCGACCTGGGAAGTCTACAAGGACGTAGAGCCCACTTTCTTGAGGGAGAAGTTCCACGAGGACCCAACTGTCTTCATGACGGAGTATGGGGCTCAATTCTCGGATCGTGTACGTGGTTGGGTTGAGCGAGAGGAAGACCTCTTGGCTTGTATCCAACCCGCGCGCAGACCAATCTTTGCTGGCCGCCCTAGGAGCCCACATCAGATGGGGATCGACGTTGGCCTCATTGGTGACGGTACTTCCGTCTTCATCACGCATGCTGAGGGTGACCGGATTGTTCAAGACTACCATGAGTCTTGGTATGCAGGTATCCCGTGGAAGGAGTCCAATCCGCACTTAGTCAATCCGTTTATTGACTACGCGAAGGTTCTTGAGACCGTTGAGCGATTGGACTTCGACATGATTGCGGATTGGATCTACGCACTCTGCAAGAAGTTCTATATCACTGAGGGTCTATTTGACCGATGGAATGGATTGCCCTTAGAGCAGTCCCTCCACAAGAAAGGGTTGAAGCAATTTAGGAGTGAGTTCTTCACTCAAGACGAGAAAAGCCGCATGTTCCAAGCGGTCAAGCTCTTAATGTTCGATAGAAAGCTTGATCTGTACGACTACCCGATACCCACGTCGGCTGAGGGTGGCAAGCACTCACCCTTCATTAATGAGGTGCTGGCGCTCCAAGCAACCCAACGAGCAAAGAATCAGATCCTCGTTGAGGCCCCGAAGGTCAAGGGGTTCCACGATGATGTATCAGATGCCTTCGTTAGAGCTGCATGGTTGACCCTGTCGAGGATAGCTAACATCAAGTTGGTATCCAAGAATAGCCTCGACAACGACCGTAGCCCACTTCAAAGGGAGACCACCCCTCATAACTACAGAATGGCGCGTATGCGTAAGCATGGGGTCGTTTTGGACCGCATGGTTCCAAGATCTATGTCTAGGAGGGTACCTTGAAACACGCGATCCTCGATGAGATGTCACTTCGTATCGCCGCTAGATACCAGGAAAAGAAGAAGTTGGAGAGCGGGAACACGGTATATGTCTATAGTCCTCGTCAGGTGGCTCGTCGCAACAACGAAAAGGCGGATCGAATCGAGAAGTTCAGGACCTCTCTTGGGAAACTGCGCAGTAAAGTCGAGAAGGATCTTAAGTCCAAGGACACTAAGACCAAGTTGACCGCTCTTGTGGTAGCCTTGATTGATCACACTTACGAGAGGGTTGGCAACGACGACTCAGCCGAAGAACGTGGACACTTCGGGGTCACAGGTTGGCAGAAGCAGCATGTGTCGCTGGGTAAGGGAAGGGCTACCATCAAGTACACGGGCAAGTCCGGTGTCAAGCATGAGAAGGTAGTTGACGATGCCAAGATCCTACCCGCCCTCAAAGCTGCCTATGACTCTGTCGAGAAGGATACTGGAGGGCTCTTCGAAGGCGTTGGCTCAAAGGAAGTCAATGAGTACTTGAGCTCATTCAATATTACAGCGAAGGACCTTCGAGGGCTACACGCTAATCGGGAGATGCAAGAGAGGCTTCGGGCTATCAGATCCAAGGGTCCCAAGCTTCCTAGCGACAGATCTGGGAAAGACAAGATTCTGAAGTCTGAGTTCAAGAAGGCGCTTGAGGGAGCTGCTGAAGCTGTGGGCCACGAAGCTTCCACGCTGAGGAGCCAATACTTGGTTCCAGCTCTTGAGGATGCCTACTTGAAGGATGGTACTGTAATCGAGAAGTTCAATGAGAAGGCGGCTGGGTTAGACCCTGAGGTAAATCCACCTCTGATTTTCTCTCATCGAATCATCCGACAGTTAGTGGACCACTTGTTAGGTGAGGATTTCGTTACAGAGGACCTAGACTTCGAGTCAATCCGTTTGGTGTTTAGGCAAAAGGGTGGTTCTTGGGAGGGATTTATGAACGGTGACATCAAACAGAACCAGCTGCTTGAGGACATCGTCTCTGCTTGGGCTCAGCTACCTGGGCGTAAGAAGAAGCAGGAGACCCTCTAATGACCCAAGTGCTCTATGACCGAGACTGTATCATCCAGAAGAAGGGTTCAGCGTTTCCAGTTACAGTTTCTGAGTCCTTGGTTCTTACCGGATGGGTTGGGGGTCAGGGGGTTATGTGGACACCCTCTACTACGGATGAGTTCCTGGTAACTACATCAGACGGTTACTATGCTGGATTCATGTTGTGGGGGAGTAATGAGTCAGCAGACCAATTCACTGCGATGACTGAGAACCAGCCCTACTACAAGTTCGCTACGGTTGGTTGTGGTGGGTGGATGATCCTGACTAGGACCTACGAGCAATACACCTACCTCTCTAGGAAGTCTGGAGGGCCACTCGTACCTCTTGTCTACAACGCGAGTGACAGATTAGTGTTCTCAACCAGGGGTTACTGGACCAAAGAGATTACCGAGTGGGTTGACTCTGGAGATCCAGCGCTCATTGCCAGAGGGTTGAACACATACTACCTTGGGTATGTATCTCAGGTTCCAACTGCAACTACTGAGTATTACATGGGGATCCAGGTGAGTATATGACATTTACCCTTGAATTCCCACGTGATAGAGACGTCTATGTCTTAGAGAAGGGAGATGCCTATCCAACTTCGATCTCTCAGAACATGATCAATAAGGGTTGGCAAGGCGGGCAAGGCGTACGCTGGATAGATTCGGATATTGATGAGTTTCTTGTTGACTATTCAGATGGTACCTACGGTGGTTTTCTCCTTTGGGGGAGTAATGAGTCTTCTGACCAATTCACTGCAATAACTGGCAATCAACAGGCCTATGGGAATGCAGTATTTTGCGGAGGTAGTTGGTTGATCGCCACAAGGACCTTCGAGGTATACACTTGGGAATCACGCCAAGTAGGGCCATTGGTACCCTTGGTCTATCCAGTAGGGGCTAGGGTTCTCTTTTCCCTTAGAGGTCTTTTTACTACAGAAGATGAATGGACTCCTTCTGGGGACCCAAGGGCTCCGAACACTTATTATATTGGGAATATTGTTCAGACCCCCTCTTCTGAGAATAACAACTACATAGTCCTCCAAACCTCAATCTGAGCACCTATGACTGAGATCGTTAGGAATCGTGACGTCGTCATCTTCATAGCTGGGGATCGACAGACTGTTATCGTGGACCAGGCTATGGTGGACCTGGGATGGCCTGGAGGACAAGGGGTTCAATGGGTATCCTCATCGCTTCAGTACAACGTCGTAACGTTCTCAACTGGATTGTACGGCGGATTCATGCTTTGGGGGAGTGATGAGTCTGCAGATCAGTATACTTCCATGACTAACCAACCTACGACTTACAAGTACGGGGTTATGATGAGCGGTAGGGCTCTCATGTCCACTAGCACCTATGAACAATATACTTATGCGTCACGTACTGGTGGAGGACCTCTAGTCCCTATAGTTTACCACTGCGGTGATCTTGTTTACTTCTCGAAGAGAGGTTTCTTCACTAACGAAGACGAATTGACCATTACTCATGACCCTTTAGCACCAGGTTTCTTCGTTGGCTTTGTAGCTCAGATCCCCAAGGTATTGAACAGTTATTACTTAGGTCTTCAAACGTCAATCTAGACCATGCCCTCTAACCAGCCCTCAAAACCAGCAGCTCAGATGAGCATCGAAGAGCTTTGCGAAGAGGCTGTCAGTATTCGTGACCTGATGGTGGATCATTCTGCACAGTTGAATGAGGTCTATGCCACCCTTTACGCTAAGGCTAGGCGGATGGCGGATGAGTCGTCTTATTCGTACATCTCGATTGCCAACTCAGGAAAGCGCTTCTCCGGGATGGTATTCCAGGCTGCTCGTCGAACTGCTGGGGTTGAAAATAGAATCCTGACAGTGGTCTCTCGTGATGCAGAGGATAGGAACCGACAAAGGCAGTTAGAAAGTCAACGTTTGGCTAGAGTTGAGGCTGATAAGCAGAAAGCCCACGAAGCCAGAAAAGACCCTTTGGAAGCCCTTTATGGGATACCACCAATGTCTAGTGAGGAAGTTGACCTAGTGAGTCAGGGCCTAGTGGAGACAACGACTTCGGATATTGATGACTTGTATGGCGAGGAGTTACCCTAATGGCTAGATTTACCAATGTTCCTCCGAGCGGGTTCACCCCTCCGTGGAGCTCTACCAGTAGGCAGTATGCCCCCTACGCCGCAAAGGGTAAGTTCACCAACTTGACCGAGAAGGAACGTCTAGCTCGGCGTATTCGTACCTCGAATATGAGCGGGATGGGCAACTATGGAGGCCCAGTACCCACGGGCGCCGGAACCAATACTGCTCTCTCTGGAGTAAGCTCGTTCTTCTCTCCTCAGCTATCCACTGACTTTCTTGAGCTACCCCAGTCCCTCCGAGAGAAGAGGGAGATTTACCGCCACTTTTACAACTCAGATCCACTTGTTGGTCAAGCTATCGACATTCACACTGAGTTGCCGCTATCAAAGGTCAGGTTGGCAACCCCCCGTCCTCGGACTTGTCCGCAGGGTTTCAAGAGCGCGGACAACTACGGAAAATACATCCTCGATTACTTCGAGCGGATGTGTGACAAGGTTGATCTTTTCAAGCGACTAATCACGGCTGTTCACCACTATTGGCTGGATGGTAACGTGTTCTTGTTCGCTGAGGATTCATCCGTTGACATCCCGGTCGATATCGGGAACCGAGTTGAGAGGCGCCCGAAGGCTGTCCTTAATGAGGACGGCTCAGGTACGGAAACCGATGAAGAGGTTGTCTCGCCCTATGATGACCATGAAGAGCGCGACCTGGCTTACTACCAGAAGCACTACAAGGGGTGGTCCAAGCTGGTCATCCTCCCCGTTGACCAGGTAAAGCTTACAACTTTCTCGTTCACGGACAAGACTCGAATCGAGTTGATCCCTAGTGACCGGGACAAGGTTCTATTCACTCAGGCCAAGGCCGGTGATGAGCGCGCCCAGGAGATGGTCGAAGAGATACCGGCCGAGGTACGTGAATACATCGAATCCGGCAAGTTGATCCCCTTAGGTACTGACCCTGATGAGGGTTCATTCTGTTACCACCTAGCAGCTCGAAGGGGTGCTGGGGAGGACTTGGGCGCCAGCATCCTCGATAGGTGTCTCCGGACCCTCTACTATAGAGAGAAGCTCCGTCAGGCCCAGACTCTTATTGCTACCCGTGCAATGACCCCCAAGCGCCTCATCTGGGGTGAGGGGTTGTCTGAGTTGGACGTCGAGGACCTACGTGAGCAAGTTGACTTGTCTCTGGTTGATCCTGACTACAGCATCATCACGAACTACGAGGTCCACTGGGAGGATATCGGAGCGCGTGACCGTCTTTTGGACTTGTCTACCGAATACGAGATCACAGACAAGCAAATGTTTGCTGGTCTTGGGGTGACAGAGTCACTACTCAATGGTGAGTCAACGTTCTCTGGTGACCGTGTAAAACTCGAAGTTCTCAACACTAGGTACTTGCTCTTCAGAGAGATGATTCAGGAATATGTTGAGAAGTACCTATTCAAACCAGTCGCCCGTAGAAAGGGTTTCGTTGAAGAGGATGAATGGGGCAACGAGGTTGTCTTATACCCACGTCTCAGCTTCACTCGATTGGCTCTCCGTGATTCGCAGGATACCTTTGATGCTCTGTTCAATCTCTATCAGAAGGGGAGCATCAGTATTGATGTGATCCTTGAGCTTTTCAATATTGATCCAATGGATACCAAGGAAAAGCTTGAGAGGGACATGTTCACCGTGAACGATGCAACGTTCAATGAGGTGATGAGAGGCATCTACGGTGAGGTAGGTCGTAAACTGGTAGAAGAAACTGACGTATCAAAGAAGATTGCTGATTACCTTCACCTGAAGAAGACTGAAGCACCTCAGGAACCTGAGTCTAGGTTCTAACCTCCAATAGTCCTTTTGGGTTCGGACTAGATAGGGTCTGACCAAAACAGGTTATGGAAGTTACAAGCACCAAGGAGCTCCACGAGCGTGAGGATGAAGAGGTTGAACGCCTCGTCCATCCCTTGCCAAAGGACAAGCCTCCTCGTCACGACCGACGTCGAGAGCAGATGGATGCTGAACGAGATCCAGACTTGAGCAAGAGCGACAAGGATCTATCAAAGAATCGAAGGGAAATTGGTGGGTCAGCGAAGAACTTTCGTAGGCTGGTTCAGCAAGCCGTCAGGGCTCAGGAAACCAACCCCTATTCTTCTTATCCCTTGGTCAAAGCACAGGTGGATGCATCCATGCTGATAAACGACTCTGACCAACAACCCCAAAGGACCTCAATGTATCACGGTATTGAGCCATATCCCGCAGGTCATGAAGGGTTCGCACCTTATGTTGGGTGGGAACAAGGTGCTGTTCGGGACTTGACTGCAAAGGACTATGATCTTCTTCTTGCCTCCGCGCGAGAGTGGCTAAAGCAATCAGTCCTATCAAAGGCGATTGAGGGAATGGTCCCCGATGCTCGATTTCGAGCTGCCTTAGATCTAGCCATTCGATCTGCAGGGGACGGTCGTTACAGCGCTGTAGTGAATGCAGACCTATACAACATGCTTTTAGCTAAGTTAGCGGGGGAAACTCAAACAAATCCCCTACTAACGGTACACGAATCCTCAACTAGAACCCCAGAGGGAAATGACATGACTGCTAAGTTTGCTCAGGAAGAAGCCAGCAAAGTTCTTGCTCGTCTAGACCGTATTGCTCAGGTCATCCAGGATAACCATGAAAAGTGGGGGATGAACTTTGAAGCGGCCCGAGCTGTCGTCAATGAGATCGACAAGGTTGCTGACGAGGTCGAGTTCCATGCTTACGGACCCGAAAGTATGTTCAAGCGCCAGGTCCATGTTCTCAAGCAAGCCAAGGTTCTCCAGAAGGACTCAGATGAGAGCTACATGGATACCTTCAATGCTCCGATGGCTCCCATCCAGACGGATGCCGACGAGAACCAGTACATGAGCTTGTTCAAGGATGATCAGAGCCAGGCGGTAGAAACTGGCAAGTCCACCACCGGTCGCCCTCTCGCTCCGTAAGGACCTAAGTGATGGATACCCATCTTGGAGCAGACCAGAAACCAACCAAGGCGTGTTCCGTCTGTGGTTTGGATAAGGTCGTCCCGGATGACTTCACAAGGGACTCCAGGAACAAGGATGGTTTAGTAGCCGCCTGCAAATCGTGTGAGTCCAAGCGTGTTTGTAATTGGCAGTCGGCAGACCCTACCAAGTATCTACGGATCAAGCGCAATACTAACTACAATGTCGACTTCAATGCCCTTTGGGAGAAACAAGGTGGTTTATGCCTTATGTGCGGAAAACCAATGCTTCCAAGGGGTCAGAAGCCGATGTCCGTCACTATTGACCATGATCAGAACTGTTGCCCTGGATACGGGTCTTGCGGGAAGTGCGTTAGAGGATTGATTCATAACCGTTGTAATCGAGTGCTTGGTAACGCCAAGGATGATGTTGAGCTGTTGACCTCAGCTATCACCTACTTGAATAGGTGGCGGGACGGGTTTCAATGATCGACTATTGGAAGCTAACAAAAGAGTTCAACCAAGGTGATGTGGTCCAAAAGATCGACGTCATCGATGGGGATCTCTCTCCCTATGTTGGTACGGTCACCGCCGTCCACAAGGGTCTTGGCGTACTCGATGTCCAATGGCCATTCGGTAACGAGCGCGTGTTTCCGGATGACATTGTTAGGGTGTCACCTAAGTTCATCAAGTACTTGCCTCCTCAGTTTGATCAAAGCTACATGACTGTAGAAATCGAGAGGGCTAGGAAGGAAGCTTCCTCAAATTCCCTCTGGAGTAAGCAGTTCCAGCCCTCGATCTATGTAGATCTGGCCAAACATTGGCATAAGGGCGCGAGCGAGGTCATCGCATATGATAACCTCTATCGCGCTCTTTACCCCAACGTGGATGATGATGCCCTCCGAACAGAGGTAGCCAAGTTCTATTCGTTTGCACATAATGCGGGTGAGCTTCGAATCCAAGGTCACCTTCAGAAGTCTGCCGCTTACTGGATATCCCAGAACAGGCAGTATCGAGCTACGACTCAGGACATCAAGGCGGGTCGCCCCTCATGTCCCAAGTGCTCGAACCGGATGAGACGTTCTACCTACAGAATGCAGGAGGGCGCTCGCCATAAGGTCTTCGCTTGTCCCAAATGCTTGTACATCATTGATCCTGTCTCTGTGCTGGGACCCAGTGGTGAACCTCATCAATGGTTTGGAGTAGGGGCCACCTAATGGGTTTCTCCAAGTACGCCAAAGCTACATTTACGAACCCAGTTATCACTCAAGCTGGGTGGGACGATGTTCGTTCGAAGGCTTTCGCCCCTGCCCCTACCTTCGAGGTACGGAGAGCGTCTCAGATCATACTTCAACAGTATGACCCTGCCCAGTACCTCCTAAGTCATTGTACCATCATTGCCTCGGTGGATACCGAGAAGCCTGGGTTGCCTACTGGTAACCAGATGTTTGATGGACTTCAGATTAATAGGCAGTTCCCGGATTTCTATGTAACTACGGGTACAGCCAAGTATGTTAACAACAACCAGGACTGTTGGGAGCGCAAGCTACTACTCGCGTCCTTCCGTACCTTCATAGGTGGTGAGAACTACGTCGAGCACATCCAGATCCCAGAGCTGTCCAAGGGCAAGATCATTGACGCCGCCGCTCGGGACATCGGGGAGTCCGTCTACGTTGACATTCTCATTGCGACCGACCGCAAGCACAAGTCTCTCATTGAAGCTATCACGAGTGGCCAGCTCAGTACTTTGAGTATGGGTTGCTTCTTACCAGAAGCCCCCGTTACTTTGGCAGATGGTCGGCGGGTTTCAATCAAAGATGTTATGCCTGGGGAGATGGTTCTGACTCACAAGGGTAGATCCCGTGAAGTCCTGAATCAGCAGATACACATCGGTAAGTGGGGGATGCGTCGTATCAAAGTAGTTGGGATACCAGATGCAATACCCACTACAGATAACCACCCGTTCTACGTAGTACGTCCATCTAGGACTTGTGCTTGTGGTTGTGGTCAGACTTTGGAAGTGAGTGACCGTGACCCAGTTCGTAGAATGACTAAGAGGTTTAGGGTTGGGCATCAGCTTCGTGTCCTGAATCCTAACGGTAGCTACTCTATTGAAGAGGCCAGGGATCGAAAACGTCAGCTTGAAGAGATATCCTCGCTAAAGATTGAAAAGCTTAGATCAGATGAACTCCAGGTTGGGGATTACGTTGTATTCCCAAAGCTCTCTACAGAGGTGGTTGGGGACCCTGGGGTAGCTCGGGCGAGACTTCTCGGGTACTTTTTGGCTGAGGGTTCTTTTCTAAAGAAGAGAGGTAATCCTGTAGAGGTTCAGTTCAACTTCTCCCTGACTGAGAGGTTGACCCTAGTTGAAGAGACAGTTCAGCTACTCAAAGAATCTTTCCCTGGCTGTATCCCATGGGTTCAGGACAGAGTTGATCGATGTACCTGTGTTGTTCATGTCACTGGGAAGAATCTAGTATCCTGGTTCAAAAAGCATGGTGGTGAGTATAGTCATCGGAAGCATCTGAGTTCAGAGGCTATGCAGTGGTCAGCGGAGTCCCACAGAAATATACTAGGGGCTTGGTTGAATGGTGATGGCGGTCTCCAGGTAAGTGGTTCAGTAGCTGGTACTACGACCTCTTACGACCTGATTTGTCAGCTTCATCTTCTAGCAATCCAATGTGACCTGCCAGCTAGAATTGAGTGTTTTTTTGGGGGTGGGGCTTCTACGATTGAGGTGGCCGTTGTTAATGGTGAGTCTATTCGTCACCCAGATACTGGGAAACTAGCTCATTTCAATCTGATGTTCTCAAAGTCAGCCTCAGATCCATTGCTTGGGGTTTGCGCAAAGGCTCCGACTCAGGTACACGATCGCCATTTACGTGTTCTTGATGATATTGTGATCTTCCCCATCACTGGTATTGAACCCTTCCAGTATGAAGGGGCCGTTTACAACATAGAGGTGGAAGAGGATCATTCCTACCAGGTTGGTGGGGTAGCTGTTGGGAATTGCCACGTCAGCTTCACCATCTGTACCAAGTGTGGCAACGTAGCCGAGGATGAAACCCAGTTATGCCGTCACATCAAGTATGAGAAAGGCAACTGGTTCCTCGATGCCAAGGGTCAGCGTCGCAAGATAGCTGAGCTTTGCGGGCACATCACCAAGGAACCCGGGTCCGTCAAGTTCATAGAGGGCTCATGGGTAGCACACCCGGCATTCTCCGGAGCTGTATTAAGGTCCATCCTCGACCCGAAGACAGCCGAGTTGGCTGAGGCCGCCCGCCACAAGATTCAGGTCGCGTACATGCGACCCACAGAGGTCTTCGACCCTAACCTCATGCAGAAGGCCGCTCGCCTCGCCCCCATTGGGGTTGGAGCTGTAGCCAAGCCTGCTGACTACCTAGCGTATCTGCACGACGGTCCATCGCTAGGAGCCCTTCGCGTACCCCCACCATTCTCGGGTACCGCTCGGGCTGCTGAGGCTCACAGGTCGCGTCTACAACAGATTAAAGACGCACCCAGGGCTCGGATCAATTCTGCTCAGCAGGATTTCCCTGGTCAATCTGAAATGGGGGGCTCACCTTCCTCTACTCCATCTACTGAGGATTCAACACGACCCTTCAAACAAGTCATCAATGATTTGTACCATTCTCTGGTCGACGAGGTCACTAACAAGGTCAAGAAAGACATCTCCGACTCCGACAAGGGAGAGGAGAGTACCTTGGACGAGAATAGGTCCAATGAATCTCTTATCAAGTCAGCTCTACGTTACGCCAAGTGGCGTGAGCGATCTAAAATGGTACTAGCCAACGTTAAAGACCCATCCAAAGCTAGAAGTGTTCTAGCAGGGTTGATCCTGCATGACATGGGTGGGTGGGAAGCTGTAGGCAAAGCAAATAGATTCTCAGGGCGAGAAATTCTCGTCATGAATCGCCTCATAGAGAGGACCGAAAAGAAATCCTCAATGGCGGGCGATGCTCGAATTTATAGGACCGTGATCGCTCTAGGCGGGACGGCCTCATATCCAGATGTAGATAGTTACCTTGCGGCTTGTCGTGAGGTACTGGGCCGAACCCTCACTAACTCTGAGATGGTTCAATTGGTCACCAAAGGTAAATTGTTCTCTCTCGGACTTCGATGAAGTTCTTATATGGCTTCTCGAACTAAGGAAAGGATCTCCTCCATGCCTCGTGAGCGCTCAACTTGGAACGTAAATGCAATCGCCAAGAGGGCTGGTTTGAAAGTTGCCGACCCCTATCTGATGAATCAAGATCACGTCAATCAGCAGCCCGCTGCCGATGATTATGTCATTGGTAACCCTTCGGATTTTGCTGAAGATGTTCACCCAGCCGCTGGTACTTGGGAAGCCGAGTATGCCAATGGCCAGGTGCGACGGAACGAGATCGGCATGCCTGAGATGAGGGGAGATACTTTCAACCACGCCGAGAAAACGGCTACTGAAGAAGTCATTACGAAGAAGGCAGCTCTTTGCGTGGCAATCGCCCGCAAGATGCTACCCAAGACCGCTTCTCCAGTCGAAATCGAGGACCAGGGGTTCTCCCTCATGTATCTACCCGATACTGAGGTGATGGCTACCTACACTCGCCTCGCAGCTCAGGATCAGGATCAGCAGGATCAGCAGCAGCAGGTACAGGCAGCCCAGCAGGATCAGCAGGATCAGCAGCAACAGGTACAAGCTGCCCAGCAGGATCAGCAGCAACAGGGTCAGCAGGTACAAGCTGGTAAGATCCCACCTCAGTTCCTTGAGAACATTCAGAAGAAGAAGGACGAGGCAGCTGGCAAGAAGGACGATGACAAGGGTCAGCAGAAGTCAGCTCAGCAGGATCAGGGTCAGCAGGATCAGGGTCAGCAACAGCAGAAGCAAGCTCAGCAAGACCAGGGTCAGCAGGACCAGGGCCAGCAACAGCAGAAGCAAGCTCAACAAGACCAGCAGCAACAGGATCAGGGTCAGCAGAAGCAAGCCGAGATGCAGCAGCAAGGTATGCAGCAACAGCTCGCTCAGTTGCTTCAGCAGGCTCAGCAGATTCAACAGCAGTTGGCTCAATCTCAGCAGCAGCAACAGGCTGGTCAGCAGCAGCAACAGGCTCAGACTCAGCAGCAGCAAGCCGGTCAGCAACAGCAAGCCGGTCAGCAACAGCAACAGGCTCAGATGCAGCAACAGTCGCAGGCTCAGCAGGTCGCGCAAGCGGTTCAGCAAGCCATGCAACAGGGTCAGGACCCGATTCAGGCTGCGCAACAGTGCTTGGCTCAGATGCAGCAGCAACAAGCTCAGTATCAGCAGCAGGGCAATAGTGAGATCGACCAGATGCTCGCCGAGCAGGGTCAGATCGAGCCAGTGGCTGACATGGACATCCAGTTGGACACCCCAAGTATGGATGTTGGCGAAGTCCAACTCTCTCCAGAGGAAGACGACACCCTTCGTCAGTTGTTTGCAAGCAACCCTGAATACAAGAATGCTCAGGAAGCCGCTGGTCAGCAAGACCAGGATCAAGGGCAGCAGCAACAGAAGCAAGCTCACGTCACTCGAACTGCTTCAATGAGGACCGTCGGAACTCGTCCAACAGCTGGCGTTAGTCAGATTGGTGGATCAAACCGAACTGCTTCCTCACAAGGCGCCGATCTCTCCAGTCTCTGGAACTCAGCTCCAGACGTACGTGAAGCGTTCGGTATGCGAACGGATCAATGAGTCCTCATAGGTAAGGGGGTTACGCAAGTGACCCCCCTCCTAGAGAACTCTCAGTCTTCAGTGACTGCCTAGATGTAGATGAATGAAGTTAGCTCTCCTTTAACCCAACAGGAATATTTCAAATATGTCCATGAACGGTCAAAGCTCGGGCGACTTTAAGGAAACCAGTAGTCGAGTTCAGTTGTTCCATGTCGTCACCCGCAACAGCGTGGGTGTCCTCACGGGCGACTCCTTCACTCAACTGAATCCTCCAGTCGTAACGGGCTCGTCAGAAAAAAGCACTACACTCTCAGGCATCACGAAGACTGGTGTTTTGGGAGGGTCAATCGCCTTCACACGTCCTGCCGCTGGCAACAACGTGGTTGGTGGACCCGTCGCCAGCAGCCCAGGAGATCCTCCCTCAGGCTATGGAACTGGCCTTCGCCCTCTTGGCATCTTCTTGAATGATGCAGCAGGAAATGCCTACGAGAATACACCTGGTCCAGCATCAGGTCGTGGCCCGTACGTTTGTGGCTCTGGGTCTTGCGTAGGTCTGACTGTCTACGAAACTCAGGTCCAACTAGGTGCTTCCAAGGGAAACCTCATCACCTATACACCTGGTGATCTCCTTTACGCTTCTGTAAATGGGTTGATCACTAACGTCCTCGCTGACGCCATGGAAACAGTAAACGGCTTTAGTGGTACTGCCACGGTCGTTGGTGTTCTCAAGGCAGCTGTCGATGCCACCACCCCCATGTTGATCCTGGATATGAGGATCTGAGGCTAAAACCCTTAGAAAGGTAGACTACCGTGGTTAGCAACGACATCAAGCAGCAGATCATCTCCGAGTACATCAAGACCGCAGCTGGCCGAGCCAAGCTTGCCGCCTCGATGATTCAGCCTCTGCGTCTCCGCAGGGACTACACAGCTGTGGGTCGCAAGACCTTCTTAGTTGAACAACTCCCAGACGGGGCTCTCCCCATCTATGACAAGGATCCCGACGTCACCGCCTACGTGGTTGGTGAAGAGGGTGAGAACATACTTGCCATACAGAAACCTCGTCGCGTAATTTTCCCGTTGTTCGAGCTTGCCTCGAACCCCGAGATCCCCCTCACTCAGATCAAGGAACGCCGATTCGATCTCATCGAACGCGCTCAGGACTTGGCGAAAGCCCAGATCCAGGCCGCTGAAGATGAGCGCGTGTTCGCAGTCCTTGACTCGATCGCGGTTTCCGGCTTCGACACCCTCCCAGGTCAGACGAACCCCGACCTCAACGTCGTGGCTCCAATCAGCCAAAGCATCCTCGCGGATGCCTTTGCTGAGGTAGAGCGTCACGACCTTAGGGTCGCTCGTATCTACATGAACGCGACGGACTACGCGGACATCCGCAAGTTCGGTCGTGACATCCTAGACATCGAGAGCCAGGCTGTCCTACTCAAGACTGGTCTCCAGGCAACCCTATGGGGAGCCCAGATCATCACGAGCAGGTTGGTCCCCGCCGGATTCGTTTACATCGCTTCGGAGCCCGAGAACTTCGGCAGGTTCCCGGTTCGAACTGAGCTGACGGTTCTGTCGGCTGACGACCCGAAAGCCCGGACAATCGGTTTCTCTTGTTTTGAGAACGTGGGCATTGGGGCCTTCAACCCCCGGGGCCTCACCAGGCTAGTGGTAACACGAGTCTGAGCCTAATAGGCTGAATTGAGTGTAGGCCGGGTTTCCGAAAGGACTCCCGGCCTTCCTCTTTAATGCTCCATATTGAGCCTAATCATTGACACCTCAAAGCTTAGTGGTACTGTACAGCATGAAGCTTGTACCATGCCCCATCTCTGAAGCTGAATTACGAACTCTGTATTTGGAGACCAAGCTTACGGACTCTGAGATTGCTGCTCAGGTAGGGTGTCCACTGAAGCATATCCGTCGATGGAGGCATCGTTGGGGGATCGAGACTCTATGTCGAACCGAGCGACACGATGTGTTACCTATTGAAGGTCGGCTTCGATCTGTTCTTGTTGGTTCAATGCTTGGGGACGGCAGGATCTCAAAGAGCACTCATGTCGCTCGCTACATGGAGAACCACGCTGAGGATCAGAGAGAGTACTTGGAGTGGAAGAGCAAGGAGTGGGGACCTTGGGTTCAGTTAGGGTTGCGTCCTGTAACTTGGACTCTTCAGGATGAAGAGTACGAGGGGTGGCGATTTGAGACCGTTTCGCACGCAACCATGCTCCCATGGCATGAGTTGTTTTACCCAGAACCCGGACCCAAGCAGCTTCAATCTCAGGTGGTTGACTTGGTTGATGCCATCGCCCTCGCTATTTGGTTCATGGATGACGGATCAGCCGCATGGTGGCCCGTCATCACTTTCGGTATGAAGCCAGAAAGTAGAGAGGTTGCACAGACCACTTTTCGTAAGTTCAGCCTCAAACCTCGATGGGCTCCTGGTCAAGGCAGTACAGGTCAGTTCATCTTCGAGGGCGAGGACCAAGCCCATCTCTTCATTTCCTTGGTCAAGCCTCACATGCCTGAGTTCATGCACTACAAGTTGAACTTCGGTTTTCAAGGTCCACACTATCAAGTTCGTGAGAAGGCTCCTGAGGAGCCTCTTCGTCAGATGGCTTCCCAAGGAGTACCGATTCGAAGGATGGCCAAACTAACTGGGGTAGGTGCATCCACTATCAACCGTCACCTGAAGAAGCACGGTATCGAGCATGAGCGGGTGGTTGGGCGCCCCTCGCGCGATAAAGAACCATGACCACAGCTGAGACAGGACCCAAGGGTGGATTTCTATCCCCTTGGGTCCTGTCGCCTCTTACTTCCGGTGTACTCAGGGTGCATGAGCATCCTAGCTACCATTTCCGAGGCCCTTCACATCTATGGTAAGGCGATCAATCGCAATGCTCTGACAACAGTTACCTTCACTTTCAAAAGTAGCCCTGTCGAGGAGCTTCCAGCTGGCTCTACTTGGGAAGTAACCGTCAAGTTATCGGGGGACCGATACACCGGTGACTTGAGTATCCTTGATCAGGGTACCGAAAGTGACGCCGCTCCTAATGTCTTCGAGAACGTGTTTAGTCAGGAGTTCAAAGGAGAGGCCCACACTGAGGAACTGGCTTTGGCAGCAGCCTATGATGAAGTCCAGGCCAGAGTAGAATGTTTCCTTAGGTCTCGCGAGGAGGATACCGCTTTTGCTCAACAGGCTATGTTGACTATCACATCCCACCCACAAGTAGAACTAACCGACTTGTGGGCAGGCTCAGATCCACCTGCCGAAGGGCTCGCAGAGGGGTCCTAGATTTATTTCTCTACCACCCCGATGAATCACTCATTGGCGGTGTAGTTATCCCCAGTAGACGGAGTGGAGAGTGTTCCTTCCGCGAAAAACCCAAATCAGAAGGAATATTAGATATGACTAAGACGGAACTGATTGCGGCTGTTGCTGCTGAGATGGAAGGTACCACCAAGTCCCATGTTAAGGGGTTCTTGACTGCCCTTAACACCGTTGCCGCCAGGAGCCTGAAGAAGGACAAGAAGTTCGTACTCCCAGGCGTCGTAAAGTTCGCTCTTGTGAATGTACCGGCCAAGGCAGAGCGCAAAGCTCGTAACCCGTCCACGGGCAAAGAGATGCTCGTTGCTGCCAAGCCACCGTCCAAGAAGCTGAAGGCGCGTTTCCTCAAGGCCATCAAGGTGGAAGTCGGCGTGGTTGCTGCAACCCCGAAGACACCGGCTGCCCCCAAGGCAAAGAAGACCGCCAAGAAGTGATCTTTCATCGGTAGGTGTCGTGGGTCTTGCCTTCTCGGTTAACCCACGACACCTAGTGGCTTAACATCGATGGGAATCATTGTAGACCTGCCCGCCCCATCTTGTAAGGGAACCTACTTCGTTCTAGTTGAGCCGAATGTAGTCAAGGTCACGTCTAGTAGTTGCATTACTAAGGGGCTAATCAACATTAAGAGGGGTACGTTCCGTAGCGTAGCGCTACTCGCTTGGACCAAGGCGTCCAAGAGCTATGTTCATGAGTTGCTGAAAGCAGATCAGATAACCCTTGGTCGAGAGTTCTTTAGGATCTCCCGCGATGGGCTTGACCTGATCAATCGTTGTCGAGAGAGCCTTGGCTTCCAGAGGATAGAGGAGATACTCCTCTGGGAATTTGGAGGGCCACTACCATATGAGTACTTTGGGGAAAAATCAGTACTCCGAGGCAAGAGTGTATCTCGTATTAGCTCGCAAGAAATCTCTAGTCGCGGGCGATACTATACACATCTGAGGTGGCATAAGAACAAGCCGAAATCCTCATGTGAGTTCTGCATCAAATCTGTCAACCATCGATAAGTCGTTTATAGGCCCCCTATAGGTAACTGGGTAAACCTACCCTATGGGAGACCAAGATGGAACTACAGACTCAGATCAGATTTGTACCAGGTAAAATGCAGCGCTTCATCTCGACGAAGTCGTTTGCTCTAGGGGGGACCAATCATAGTGTGTACGACGGGATGGAGATCCTGTTCGATGGGACCAATGTCGAGATTGATGGCAACCGATTCATACTCCCCACTCTGAGGGGCGCGATTCGAATGGGTTGGATTGTCCCAGCTGAGGTTTATGACCCAGAGGCAGCCCCACAAGCAGCCCCTTCGGCAAACATTGGGGTTCGTGCTGCGAATGACCTAGGTACAAACCCACTCTCTCCGCCAAAGAGGAATGCCATTGTTACTGTTGAATCTGACGAGCGAGTAGTAATGAGTAGCTCGGCTAGGACTCATGCAGCCCAACAGAGGACCAACGAGGTTCGACAATCTCAAGGGCGCGCGGGGGCCTACGTTGCTCGCGGTACTAGTAGTGACATCATTGGAGGGGCAGAGTTCGGGCAAGAAGTCCCTAGAACCTTCAAGACTGCGGCTAAGACCGGTCTTCAGGTGACCCCCAACACGGTTGGTACAGCCATCCGAGACGCTGAGCTGGTCAAGATCCAACCTGGTGAGGGTATCACTGAGGAGGAGCTATTAGCCAGGATGAGCCCTGAGGATCAAGCGATCTATAAAGCTGAGAAGGCTGCTCGTCTTGATGACATTCAGAGTAGGACCCCAGGGTATGTTCCTCCACCAGCGGTTACCAGTAACCTGGCGAGTAGGAACCAGCCGGGTATGAAACGGTCAGATCCTACTCCACAGCCCAAGGCTCGAATGGTCAGCGCGTCTGGTTCACCCATTGTAGGGAAGGTTGCTCCTACCCAGACGAAGACTGTTGAGGGGATCTCGGTCGGGGTCACCTCTGGTGGCGGGACCGAGGTATACGATGCTTCAGGGTCAGACGGACCGGCTAGAGAGTCCGTCATCGAGCAAGAGGGTATCACCTTCAGGACCACCAATGGCCCGAAGACTGGGTTCCACCAGCAAGCTAAGGCGGAGTCCGTACCTCAGCAGACGTCGATGCTTCCCGGTGACGAGCCAAAGTCTCGTATCGAAAGTGATGGAACCGCTGACTACCGTAGGATAGTCGCCCAGGCCATCTGCAAGGACTTCCCGATGGACTACAACTTCTCCGACCATTGGAAGCGTCGTTTGGCAATGATTCGCCTGAACTATGAAACTCGCCCTGACATCATCAGGGCCGTCTTCGCTGCTGAGAGCGATGACTTCAAGAAGATCCTCATTGAAGAGTTCCCAGAGGTATTCCAGAGCTGAGTTACTCTCGCATCTAGTGCATCAATGTGAAGCTACAAGAGGGTGATCGTTAGTCCTCTTGTAGCTTCTTCTGTTCGATGGACAACGACAACCAGACGGGTACCATTCACAAAGAGGGAGGAGCTCTCATTTACATAATGGAAGAGCTCACTGACGCCCGCCTTCGTTGTGAGCAGCTCAAGAAGTTCGTTAGTCAGGCAGTCCGCCTGATATCTACCTCCCCGAGCCGAGACCACTTCTACGAGATTGCGGGGGATACCATCTATGGGATACCAGACTCATTGTTCAAACTTGACAAGGCTCTGGCTGCCACAGCGCTGGCAGCTTCTCGGTTGGACTATGAAGAGTTGAAGTCCCAGCTCAAGCCCGAGAAGGTAGAGGAGCTGGAAGACGTGCTTCGTAATACTCGCCTACGTCAGATCGACCGTAGGTCTCCATTCATTCAGCCTCGACCTGAAAATGCTCAGAAGATGGCTGCAGAGTTGAACATTCGCGATGTCAATGACATCACCAACAGTTTAGAGGATCTTTTACTTGAGGTAGCTCACCTCAAGAGTTCTTTGCCAGCCCCACTACAGGGGAAAGCTAAGGATATTCAGGAACTCGCTAATAAGGCCCTGAGTAAGATCAGGCATCCTTCTTCGATACCACCCAAAGGAAAGAGAGCATCCATGTTCAGAGCCGCGTCCACCAGTCATATCGCAACCGCCCTTCGCCGGATCGCTGATGAGGTCCAGGCAGCTCGCATCCCCCCAGAAGTTGCTAGATTGAGGCTTCACCGGGTTCTGATGGCCATGTCTCAGACAGCCCAGCAGGCCCTTGAAGCGATGGGACCCATCCAGGCTAACTCCAGGGAGGAAGTGATGAAAGGTTTTAAGTCTGCGAATCCGTCACTCAGTGAAGAAGATCTACAGGAAATAGCAGACCAGTGGGAGAAAAATAAGTCCGTCGTAAAAGATAAGCATCAGTAATATAGATCTGGTGTAGTAGCTTCATGGATTCCACTGCTTTTACTGGGTATGTCTACCTAATCACGAATCTCGTGAACGGGAAGAGGTATGTCGGTTGTACCAGGGTATCCATTAGGCATCGATGGGCTCAGCACTTGAGTCTAGCAAAGAAAAGTAATCCTCCTCTAGCCCTTCATCGAGCTATTCGAAAGTATGGAGCTAGCAACTTCAAGATTGAGTGTCTTGAAACCGCGTCTACAGTCGAGGAGATGTTGAAGTTTGAAGTTGCTCAGATTGCATCTCATAGTTGTACTGTACCAAACGGGTACAACCTAACTAACGGTGGTGAGGGTGTTGACTTTTCTGTTCCAGAAGCTCGTGATAAGTTGATGCGAGGAGCCAGTAAGAGAAAGGCAGACCCTAATTGGCATAGGGCATGTTCAGAAGGCTCTCGTAGGCGTTCTGCAACTCCTGAGTGGCATAAGAATGTGGTCGAGGCGGCTAGAAGAAGATCTGAAGACCCTGAGTGTCAAGAGAAGCTAAGAGAAGGGGTTCATAAACGAACTGCAGACCTGAGCTGGCGCAAGAACGTGGCTGAGGGAGCTAGGAGAAGGGCTGAAGACCTTGATTACATCGAAGCATGTTCAAAAGCAGCTCAGAGAAAGCTATCTGATCCTGAGTGGCGTAAGGCTAACCTAGAACAACTTCGTATCCAGCATGAAGACCCTGAATGGCAGAGGGCAAACCTTGAGGGGCTGCGTAAGGGGCGAGCCATTGCATCAGCAAGAGCTGTTGCAAGGGATGCCAGTTTACCACTCAAAGTTCGACTCCAACGAGCCAAACGTCGTGATCAGAATCGAAGATACCAAGCTGAAAAGAAAGCCAGAAAGGCTCAAGCTACTCTGGGGGTCTCATGACCGTTGTCGAAGCCGCAGTCAGCCCAGATAAGTCTGAGCTGGTCCAAGATAACCTCAAGCACGCTATTAGGATGCTTGATGATGCTGCTAGTTCTGCAAAGTCTGATAGTTGGCAGATGGTCTTCTTGAACACGGCAACCGCGGTCCAAACCCTAGGCATGATGTTCCAAAACCTTGGTCTCACCGAGGTTGCAAGTAAACTCACCGAAGCATCCCACAAGATCCCCAAAAGTGTTCCTCGATCCCTCAAAGGTAAGCTCATGAACAATGCACGTTGGAACATCTTCGCTACGGAAGAAGCTCGTCGGAGTCGGTTTGAGGAGGGGAAGCCAGCGGACCCGACTCAGAATATGGGTGAGTCAGACTCCAAGAAGTGGAAGGAGATGCACGACGAGCACAAGGACAACTTCAAGTCTGCTGCTCTTGATAAGGAGTTGCTCGAACGGTATCAATTAGAGGTTGATACCGCGATTGCCTCTTTGAAGCTTGCTAGAAAGAACCCCAAAAACCCAAAGAGGTACTTCTTCTCAGCGCTCCACAGTATGTCTACGGCTCTAGGTCAGTTGGAGCCTGAAAACGGACCTTGGCCAGCATCAGAGGCTGTGATGCATGCCGCTGAAAAGATAAATATGCTGAGGCCTGTAACCGACTTCGCGAAGTGAGCGCATGATCCAACCTCTCGTTCTTCGACCCCCGTACGGGCCAGCAGCTGGAGGTTCTCCAGTGGCTGAGTCTGGGCTCCCTGGGGGTGGTCCTTCCGAGAAGGGAGTTGGATTGGACCCTGACATCCCGGGGACCTCGACCTTCTCGAAGCCATCGGAAGAGGATGAGCGTAAGCCTGACATCAAAGACGAGTCGATGTATCGTCGTGATAAAGCAGACGACTTGCTGAAGGACCAGACCAAGCCGGATGAGAGGGACCACCAGTACGCTAGGCCTACCTATCGACGCCCAGGCCCTCACGTAGATGATGATTCCATCACTAGGTATCCATACCGAGATGGCATTCCCAATCGTCATAACGCTGCGATGGTTGAGAATGTGGCCCAGCTCTGGCTACTCAAGTGCGCTCATGAGGCTCCGGTATCCTTCGAAGCCCCGGTACGAATAGCCTCGAAGCTTTCTGAGATTGAACAGGGTTTGAATCCACAGGTGACTCAACGGGCAGCCACTTGTGTGGCTGTCACCAAGAGAGCTGACGTTCCTAACCTCAGGTGGATCTTTTCGGTGGATTGTGGTCATGGACCCAAGATGGTCAAGCTCAAGGCGGCCCGAAAGGGGAACATGACTGCCATTGCCAAGATGGAAGTTAATTTCTCGTGTTCGTGCAAGGCATGGAGGTGGTTGGGTTCAGAATACCACGCCAAGGGTGAGAAGTATCTTGATGGAAGACCCACGGGTACAGCATCCACACCTGATATCAAAGACCCAGCGCGAATCAATAGGGTTTGCAAGCATGTTGCAGCTGTGATGTCCAAAGTTCGCGGGTGGTCCATACCAGTCAAGAAAAAGGGCAAGTAGGTGTATGAGGAAGTCATGCCCACCTACAAAATTGACTGTCTCGAATGTGGAACTAGCAAAGACCGACGGCTCTCCTATGCCGACTATGATGCAGTACAAGCAGGGGAGAAGACTCTAACCTGCAGCAATTGTGGTCTTGAGGCTAAGATTGGTTTCGCTCCTGGTAACCTTGGATTCATCCTGAAAGAAGGAGAGTCCGGTGGGTGGGCTACGAAGTCCATCAAAGAAAACGCTTATCGAAAGAAGCGTCGCGAAGAGGTTGCTAAGAAGGAGAAAGACCACGTGTTCAAGGCTAGTCTTCAACCTAACTACAAGGGCGAAGAGACTGGTACTTGGAGAGAGGCTCAAGAACTAGCTCGGAAGGAAAAAGGTGATGCCTCTGCGTCGACCTATGATCCTCTTGTCAAAAGCCCACAGGTGGTGACATCATGAGCGGACGCCTCTTCTCAATCCTACGACGCAAGCCAGGCTTCATTCATCTAGTAACGCCCTTGTTGGACTTTCAAAAGACCGGCGTACTGAAGTATCGCTTTTATACTGATACAGACGATGATCCCAACTTCACAGCCCCAGCTGAGATAATTACCGTTACTAATACTGGATTTGTTGATCCAGCAGTCGCCGGACCTCAGAACCCTATTCAACCTGGTAATAACGTACAGCTTCTCCTAAAGCCGTCGTCAAGCCTTCTTGCTCACCCAATACCAGATACAAGTCACTTCTGGTTGAAGCTAGTCTATGTTGACGCAAGTGGCAGTGAGTTTGCTAGTAACCCAGCCCCAAGCGCACCTACGCTAGTCCTTCCGCCGTTTGTAGGTAATGAACAAGCTGGGTTTAACTCTACAGCTCCGTCTGGATCTTCGATCACCGATTCGCTACAGATTGACCTCCCGCGGCAGATGTCTAACTTCAGAGTTAGGAATCTGAGTACTAGTGTGAACTTGTATGTGGCTTTTCAGGAAGGTGGCCCTGAAATTGTTGTTCCAGGTCAAGCATCAAGCCAAGAGAGTATCGGATTCGAAGGTATTGTCTCCTCTTTCTGGATTCGAGGTTCGGGAGCTACCTGCGCGTTCTCCTGCCAGTTCACATACGCAAACCCACGCTAATTCACAGTCGGTTTAACCTGGCGGGAGGCGTGAGTGTATCTTGTCAACAACCTGAAAGGAGACCAAGGCAACCAAGGTTGGCAAGGCAACCAAGGTCTCACCGGATTAACCGGAACTCAAGGCAATCAGGGGTATCAGGGAGATGTCGGATCAACCGGCAACCAAGGTAATCAAGGTTGGCAGGGAACCGGGATCCAGGGCCCTCAGGGTGCTCAGGGTTGGCAAGGGAATCAAGGCAACCAAGGCAACCAAGGATGGCAGGGGACGGGAGTCCAGGGCCCTCAGGGTTGGCAAGGCAACCAGGGTAATCAAGGCAACCAAGGTTGGCAAGGTGCGCTGGGGGATCAGGGCCCTCAGGGCTGGCAAGGCAACCAAGGTAATCAAGGTTGGCAGGGCCCCCAGGGCTGGCAGGGCAACCAAGGGAACGTCGGAGGTCAAGGCGTTCAAGGATGGCAAGGCAACCAGGGCCTTGTCGGATCTCAGGGCTGGCAAGGGAATCAAGGCAACCAAGGATGGCAAGGTACCCAGGGAGTCCAAGGGATCCAGGGCGTCCAAGGCCAGCAGGGCCGACAAGGTAATCAAGGCAACCAAGGCTTCCAGGGCGCTATTGGATCAACCGGAGTCCAGGGCGTCCAAGGCAATCAAGGTTGGCAAGGTTGGCAAGGAAACCAGGGTAACCAAGGCAATCAGGGATGGCAAGGCGCTCAAGGGTGGCAAGGCAACCAAGGCTTCCAAGGCAACTTCCCGACAACAGCAACAGGTGAGGTATATGTCGCGTTTTCGGCAGAGTATCAAATCAACAGTGGTACAGCTGTCACGTCTAACTTTGCCATCTCCTTCTCGAATGGTCAAAAGCAGATGGTCTTGCTCGGAGGGAGCGTTACTATCACAGGGATCACCTTCCCCGGGGTAGGTAACTACATTTTGCGTGTCGTACAAGACGGTACAGGTAGCCGAATCCTAACATGGCCAACAGCTGTATGGGCTCCTGGAGGCAAGGCTACTAATTTAGTCTTAAGCACACCCAATGGGTCTCAGGATATAGTGGCTATCTACTACAACGGGTCCCAGATCTACGCAGTTATCTCTAAAGCATTTGCACCCTAGGAGAATCACATGCCTTCACTGACTTCTACCGAAACCTACCAACTCACAGAGTTTCCCAATCACGTAGTGAACTCACCAGTTCTAGCTGCTCAGATCGTAGCGGCAAGTTTGAGTGTTCCATTAGCAGGCCAACCTCAGCTAACTGGATCCGCAGTCGTTCTCACGTTTACTGGTGAGTTGTCGGCTTCTGATATCACCGCCCTGAATGCGGTCGTGGCCGCTCATACAGGTGCTGTATTCGGCTCCACGTTGGTGCAGGCAACGGATACCTCGGACACCACTACCTCTGGTAGTGCTTATGTGACTAAACTAACCCTCAATGCAGGCCCCTTGCCTGCTGGTACCTATCTTGGAACTTTGGATTGTGAGCATTTCTTGGATACACTCGTAGCCAGCACCTTCAGTGATGCTTTGCTATCATACAATGGTTCTGCCTTGTATGAAGACTCTTGGGAACAAGCGGTTCCGCATGTATTCAGTGTAGTGGTACCTTTTACTGTGGTCGATGGGGCCACGGTAACCCTACTATTGCAATACAAGAATGTCGGGGCCGTGACTGTACACTGTCGTCGGGCTAGGTTGTGCATTGCTAAGATAGGTTAATTCTTTGGCCCTAAGCTACGATTATTCTAGTGCTGGTTCTGCTGTTACAAGCAACCAGGTGACTTTTAGTCATACCATTGGCGCGTCTGGCAACAATCGCATCCTTTTGGTTGGTACTGTTATGGCTGGTTCAGGTCCAACCTTGAATCAGGTAACTTACAATAATAGTGTAACCCTAAGCTTAGCTGTTTCTGTACTAAGTAGCACTGGTCTGCTAGTAGCAATCTATTATGCACTAGAGTCACAACTTCCAGCCTCTGGAACCTATAACATCATCGTAACTTCGTCTGGGTCCACAACTTATACTGGAGGGGGTTCTATCTCGCTACTTGGAGCTGCTCAAACAGCTCCAGGAGTTACTAAATCAGTTACCGCGGCCTCCGCTGCTAGCATAGCTACGACTATCACCACTATTGCTGCTAATGCTTGGCTCTTTGACTTTGTAGGTGTGACTCCAGGTACTACATTGACACCTATTTACACTTCAATGCTAACCAACCCCTCATCAAGCAACATAGCCGGTGCAGGCGGTCTAACTACTACTACAACCCCTGGCATTAATAATGCTGGTTGGAACAGTAGTCCAAACTTCACACTTGCCGCTGAGGTAATAGCATCCATAGCTCCGTACGGGGGTGCTGGACCAGGTAACTCTGTACTTTTTGGGTGTGACTTCTAGGGCTTTGGTAGTTCTTTGAACAGAACAGGGTATCGTAGTGTGAAGGCAGTCACATCCTGGGGTCTGGTCGCACCAATCAGGTCGTTGAGTATCTCAAGAGCCTTCTCGGGGGCGTAGGACTTTCCATTCAAGTCATAGAAGAGCCCGTCTGCCCCTAGCTCAAACAGCTTCCCTGGAATGAGCTTCGGTGCTCTCTTGGCTGCTTCTGACCCGGTTGGGCTGTATCGGTAGTGGTACAAGACCTCGTCAATATGGCATTGACTATGCAGGAGTGGGTGGATCCACATGCCCCAGAGAGCATCCTCATATGAGGTAATGTCTCGGTAGGTCACTTTCCTCATTATCTCAATCTTCATTGGACACAGATGGTTCGGGGTCCTCATGTGAGTCCCCTGAGCATCCTTGGACCAAGCTCCTGCTGGGTAGTGCAAGGACAAGCGGAACTGCTCGGGGTTATGGTTGTCAGTGGTGACTATGCCCTTGAATGTGACACAGTCAGGTTTGCCCTTGAGAGCCCGTAGGACTGACTGCAGGTAGGTTGGTTCTACCAGGTCATCATCATCTACAAAACACAAGTACTCAGTACTGCACTCGTTTATGATCTTCTGACGCTTGCCCCCAACAGTGGCATCCCCATTGTCCACCTCAAGTACGATCTTTACGGAGTTAGAGGAGGGTAGAGTCGCTTGTTGGCGCTCAAGCTCCTGTAGCAACTTGCTGAGCATATCAGCACGGGATTCCAGACTCAGGATGCCGATGGTCAGTAGGTTTGGTTCAGGGGGTATCGCAGCAGAAGGTTCAAATGGTAGGTCAGTGACTTGGTCTGAAGATGTCAGGCTAGCCAGGAAGGCTCCTTGCCCAGAAGCACTCGCATTATAGCTGACTGACGGGTATCCAGTTACCGTCTGAGGCTCTTTTCTCCAGCGTGAGAACAACTCGTAGTCATGCCAATAGTTTGCCTCGGTTCTTGGCTTCCAAACCCCATGCTTCTGGATTAGGCTCTTGTGGTGAATGACACACGAGGTGTCAATCTTACCACGCTCAAGCCGATCGAAGTTCAGGTCGACCCCATTGACCATCATCGACGACCAACCCCAGACAGACTTCTCCGCCAAGATGGTAGTCAGCAAGTTGCTCACGTGGTCTTTCGCCCAGGTGTTGTCATCATCCAGATAGGCGATGTACTGCCCGGTAGCTAGGTTGATGGCTATGTTCCTGGGCTCTGCTCCACCAGCCCCATGGTTCTCTGCCAGATTGATGACCCTGACTCGTGGCTCTTCTGAGTAGGGACTCACGTCGAACGCAGCCGAATCCAACTCTGGACAGTGATCCCCAACAATAATGACTTCCAGCGTCTTGTACGATTGAGTTAGGGCAGAGAGTACGGCTTTTCTTAGTAAGTCTGTTCTCTTGTACGTTGGGATTACCACGCTGACCAGTGGACCCGCTTGGATCTTGGCTATCCGAGGGTCATCCGTGTGATCATAGTCGAGTATGGGATGATCCTCACGCATCTTGGCCTTGTACTCTGGGTCTTGGAAGTAGGGCTCCTCGGACATCAACCTGGAGTACAGGTCTTCGGCCCCATCGCGATGCTTGCCTGTGTGGAACTCAATCCGATGCTCGATGAGTGCGTTGGTGACTATCGCGCATTGACCATGACACGAGCAATGGTCCTCAGTTACCCACTTCTCATGAACCTTGAAAACCCATTTGGAGGTGCTGTTGTTCTTGAAAAGGAATGGCTTGGCTACAAATTCTTTTCTACTTCCGTCTGGGTATACAGCGGTCAGGGGTGCAAGATAAGTATCAAACGCGCTCTGCGAGACGATACGCCTGTTGAAGATCAGTTCAGGGATGGCAGCGATGGTTTGCTTGTCCAAGCGCTCGTCAGGGTCGAGCATGATAACCCAGCTACCTTCTGAGTCAGTCCAACACTCCTTTGGGTCAAAGGTATTCAAAGCTTGGTTGCGGGTAGTGGCAAAGTCCACGAACGGAGCAGATTCCACTCTAACTCCAATAGAATCAGCCAGTTCTATTGTTCTGTCTGTCGAGCCCGTGTCGAGCATGTACCAATCGTGTGTGATTGACTCGAACTGCTTGAAGAACTCGACAATGCAGTTCTCCTCATTCTTGGCAATGGCAATGATCTTGATCTTTGGGTGCTTTAGGTTGAATAGCCTATGGTTCTTGTCCTCGACCGCCACATGGTCGAGCTTCATGGCCTCGAAGGTCTGGTGACCCTTGTGATGAACGAAGGTTCCTCCGACAGCTACACAGCTCGCCCCTCGGCGTCTAGCCCTGACACAGAGGTCATCATCCTCCCAGGTCAAGAAGCGTGGGTCAAACCCTCCGAGAGAGTCAAACAGGCTCTTGGACATCACCATGCAGAGCCCGGCTACCATGGGTAGAACTTGGTCCGCCTTTGGTGCTGACTCAGGTGACCAGTCTCCTTGAGGAGGCTTTGCCCGGTCCGAGTAGGCCCCAGCAATGGCATTCATCTTGGCAGCAACTAGGAGCTTTGGGATAGTCTCCGCGTCCACGAGGGCTGCATCATCATTAATGAAGCACAAGTACGGACGGGTGGCCGCACTAGCACCTAAGTTGCATCCAGCTCCGAACCCAAGGTTATGAGAGCTTGTCAGAGCAGTATGAGCCTCTTTTCGAGCTTTTGAATCACAACCATTCTCGACTAGGATAATCTCTGCATCAGGGGCATAGAGCTTCAGGCTCTTCAGGCAGTCAACCGCGTTATCCTTGCCAGTGGCATCTAGAACAACGAATGAGATACTGGCGGATGGGCTCTCATCTGGGCAAGGTTTTGGTGTTGGGTCGTTGACCACGAAGACAGGGGTTTGGCTAGCCAGTAGCTCCTCGTTCTTCCTCCTGAATCTTTCAACGTAGTGGTTTCGACCTAGGGCCAAGTGGTCTTGAATGGACTGGAGGCGTTGGAAGGTAACATTGCCAAAACCATCTCGGTACCGATACAAGTACAGGAGCTTGTCTATGTGGAAGCACTTAGACTCTAGGAAGAACCTGGCATACAGGTCCCAGTCATCCGCGATAGGTAGCTCTGGGTTGTAGCCTCCCAGCTGGCGGAAGGTGTCTGCTCGAAACGCCCGGATGTGGTGGGGGCCTACTGTGAGGAACCAACCGAATACCTGAGTGAAATGTGGTCCAAATCGATCATAAATATTCGGGTTGCTGCACTCCAAGTACTTTCGCCCGTGGTACTCAACCTCGCGGTACCTATTGGGATCATCCCATGGTGATCCTGAGAATCGTTGAGGGTTCCCGTTCTCATAGAACGAAGCACTATTTGTGTAAACCATACCAACATCAGGGTGAGCTTCGAAGGCATTCTTTACCTCATCCAAAGCTGTTTCTGTAAGCATATCGTCGTGGTCTAGTTCAACAAGGTACTTTCCCCTGCAGAGTCTGGTAGTCAGGTCTTTGAGTGCACCTATTTTACCTAGGTGCATACCACTTTGGAATGGTCGAACTCGGTAATCCTGGGCTGCGAACTCTTGGAGCCTGGCCCAGGTCTTGTCTGAGGAGTGGTCATCTACGACAACCCATTCCCAGTTGGCATAGGTCTGACCTCGCAGCGACTGGAATGTATCCTGCAGGTAGTCTCCTGAGTCATGAGTAGGGGTATATACAGAGACCATCGGGTGATCTTTTGCGAATTGATTCTCAGTCCAAAGGTTGAACGAGTAGCATCCCTCGACTAGTGAACAAAGCTCCTCAGCGGACACGTCAGGCGGAACATGGATCCACCGTTTCCTCAACTCGTGGCAAGCCTGAGTGAGCGCTCCTGGTACATACTCGGGGGTGACTATGACATCTGGTCTAAAGGTGGCGATTGTTTCGAGTAGGTGGGTTGTACCTTCGATATGCGCGACATTGTGGGGTAGACTGAATGTCTTTCCGATGGTGAGGACTCTGATGCCAGCAATAGTCATGGCTACTCCTACACCTAAGTCACCTATTATCAGCTAGAAGGATGGCTATCTTTCTAAATAGGCCCGTAGACCTGCAAACACCGACAGGCCACTAGAGTATCTGAGGACCCGTGACCTAGTGAAAACTGGTCACTTATTGCACCCCAGCGTTGGCTTGAGTTTTTCTTTATGCCCTACAGCAGTATGACCAAGGACAGCTTGACTGAACTCCTTCCGGCGAGTTGGTCCCCGGTTGATCTTCTTATAGGGCTTATCCCATTGAACCCTGTCCACTCACTAGCTAGGAGCTGTTAGATGCTGAGGCTCATCCATAACCAGACTATTTCAGGTTCTATCCTCGTCAGTGATATTGACGATGGACTCCCCAACAAATCTGCAAGATGTGGGCTGGTTAGGGCTAGGGTCAATGGCAGCCCTGTACTAGTCGCGGGCGGTAAGTTGGCCCCAGCCAGTTATCGAAGAGATGGTAGTACTGCAGGGCGTGACTCCAGTACTCTCCCTGAAGTTAACTATCCGAAGCAAAAGTGTTACATCCCACTATGGGAGATCCTACCCGGTGGGGTTCATAGCACCACAGTTCCTGGGTACATTGATGTGAACCTTTCGGACAGGGTTCTATTGAGTCAGGATCATGGAGTCATTGCAGCTTTAGCTAGTACAATTGCTGGGCATGCAACCTATCCCCTCATCACCGTGACTACAATAGACCCTACCCTTACAGTAGCTCCGGTAATTAGCTCAGCAGTTATTGTGGTTAGTCCAGAAGCTCTGACCATCACTGGTACTACATTCCTCTCGGTATCCCCGGATGTATCCTCGGTGAAGATTGGTACCACAACGCTCTCCTCGGCTACCATCACAGGGGCAGGAGGAACTTTTACTGCAACCTCGATTGTCATTCCGGTTGGTTTACTTCCAACCATTGCGGTCAGAACGACAACTGTGACGGTCAATGCAAACAACAAGTCAGCTACGGCTCTGATCACCTCTGCGGCTCCGACCATCACTACCGCGGTGATTGTAGTCAGTACCGGAGTTTTGACCCTTACTGGTACTCACTTCGTTTCGCTGGCTCCGGATCTGTCAACGGTGACAGTAGGATCGACGGTTCTCACGGCTGCTGCTATTGCTGCTGCAGGTGGAGGAAGTTTTGCCGACACCTCGATTGTCATCCCGGCGAGTTTGCTCCCGACTATTGCAGTCGGAACCACAACAGTATCGGTTACAGCTGATTCTACGACCTCTACAGCTGTTCTGATCACCTCTGCGACTCCGACTATCGCGACCGGCGTAGTCGATGCCGGTGGTACAGGCAACCTAACCATCGGTGGTACCAATTTCCTCTCCTTGGCTCCGGATGTGACCTCGGTGACCGTCGTTGGGGCGACTACTGTAACCCTGACTTCTTCTCAGATCACAACAGCTGGTGGAAGCGTTGGTGCTACTTCGATTGTTGTCCCGGCTTCGTTACTACCGGTTCTCACCATCGGGACGAGCACTGTGGCGGTTACAGCTGATGCTATGACGACTGCAGCCTACACGATGACTGCAACCCTAGCAACTCCTACGGTCAGCAAGGCAGTCTTTGCTGCTGGAATCCTGACCCTGACCGGTACAGGGTTCCTCTCGGTTCTGCCGAATCTGACCACAGTAGCTATCACTGGGACTCATGCGGGTACTGTAGCGGCTACCAGCTTCACCACGTTCACTGCAACCTCGATTGTCATTCCAGTTGCGGCCCTTCCGTCTGGGATCGCCATAACCGTCGATTCAGCAGCAGTTACAGCGAACACACACACGTCAACTCCCGCTGTGGCTCTAACTTCGTCATGAGTGCTAAGTGGGGACGCCAAATCTCATCAAGATCCTGGATCAGGAGACCACAGGAGATTTCCAGAGGATTGACAACGTTTGGCGTCCCAAGCATCTGTTTTTACCTATTCAAACTCAGAAGCTCGTCAAGGATATGAACCAGCGCTACTCACTCGTGAAGGCTTCCGAAGAAGAGTTCAAGACTCTTGAGAGGGCCGCCTTTTACCTGAAGAGTGTACGTCATCTTGAGTTCATCCTTCGACGTGCAAAGTATGTTCGCTTGGCTAATCAGCTTGCCTTTGGCCAAGCGGTAGCGGACTTCTATACCGTTTACGGCAACATCCTACGCTACCTCAAGATTGATCAAGCTCGTGGCCATTTGCAGCCGGTCTAAGTTCAGGAGGACTCAATGTTTCTAGTAGTTATCCGAAGCGATATCAAGAACCCTCTTTTCATTTCGGACGTCGAATCGACTTCGCAGAACAATCCGACAACTGAGTCTCCTAAGGGACAGACCAGGTATGTCTCTCGTCCGAACCGAACCAACATTCAGAAGTACTTGGATGCTCAGGGGCTCAACCAGCTCCTCAAGTCGACTGGGTGGACCGCTACTGGGTGGACAGGGACTTACAACTCCTTTACCCACAATACTGGGAATACTACAGCTCTAACCAACACCTTGGCCGCTGTAGCTCTTCAGGTCTACACCCTAACCATCACAATCACTGGCAGTACTGCTGGTACCGTGACGGCTACCTTTGGTGGTGGGACTACTGGTGCTATCTCCGGAACCACTTCAGTTACATTTGCTGCTTCCACCACAGCCACCCTGGCTGTCACCCCAACAACTGACTTCAATGGTACCATTTCAGTCAGTGTGGCGGTGGAGGTTGCAGCTACTCTGATCACGGCCACGGTTCCCAGTTACGCCGGGGGTACTCCGGTCCCCACAATAGACATCTCTGCGACGGCCATCAAGGCTATCATAGGGCTAGCTGGCGCCTCCAACGCTCAGGTAGTTGCCCTTCAGAACATGCTCGGTTACCACTTCGTGGAGACTGACTCGGTCAAGAAGAGCTTCCTGGCTGGTTCTATTCACGGATATCTGTCTTCGAGCTTCTGTCCTGACTCAAGAGGTGACCTCAATCACCCTCCGGCGTCAGCAGGGCAAGCCATCCAGGTCGTTCAAGATGTGAATGCCTCCTCGACATCAACCAGTCTCTACACGGTCTTGACTCCGGTCATCACCAGCCTGTCCCTCTCAGGTAGCCTTACCATCAATGGCGCCTCAGGTGGCTTGCTAGGGTATGGTCTCTATACCTCAACCGTGATCATCAGTGGTCTTGGTGGTCGACGTATCACTAGTGCTCAAATCTTGGCTGCTGGTGGTACTATCTCGGACACCTCGATTGTTGTCCCGGCTTCGCTCATTGCCGCGACGGCAACCATTCCGACCGTCCCGACCACTGGCAAGACTTGGGTCATTGTCGAAGTTAACGACATGATCTCCAACAAGTACGCTCTGTAATTGTCCTCATGTCCTCCTCAGGCCCGGCGCGAGTCGGGCCTGCTTAGATGTATACCCAGATTTCACATAAAATTCAGATCCCAAATGAGGCATAAATGTCAGCTAAAGAGAATGGTTCTAAGGAATTTCGTACCGCGGACTTGTACTTCGCTGCTTATTTGCAGACTGCTGGAGTTCCGCTGAAGCGTACGGACCGAGAATCTGGGAATCGGATGTTCTTCGTCTTCGACACCTCGATTGCAAATATCGAGGAGTTGAAAGTGGGTTGGTTCAACAACACTGCCAAGGTATCTGCCCAACCTTACGCGAACAACGTGAAATCATTAAAGTCGATCTGCCACATGACCGCTTCTTGAGCCGTTTGGGTGAGCACGGCCTTCCGCCAACAATCTATTGATGCTTCTGTTGGTAGCAGGTCAGAGATCACTTGTCCTAGGGTAATAGGTAGGAGACACCGAAATGGCTGCAAAGACCACCACATTGGCAAACTCGGTCCTTGATAGGGTTCTGAAGAACAATGCTCAGTTCGGCTATTCTTGGCCAGCCACTGTATACCTCGCTCTCTTCACGACAGACCCAACAGTATCTGGGATCATCACAGGTGAAGTAGTCCCAACCTCGGGTGACTATGCTCGGCAGGCTCTGACTTGGGGTACAATTGCCAGTGGTTCGGTTTCGAACTCCGTTGCAATCACCTACTCCGTTGCAGTCGGCGCTTGGGGTACCATCGGTTGGGCGGGTGTTATGGATGTTGCTACCCTCGGTATCGGTACAATGCTTTACGAGGGACCCTTGGCTGTCCAAAAGATTGTCGGCATAGGTGACCAGGTTTCGTTCGCAATTGGCGCAGTCATTGTCAACGAGACCTAATCATTGAGTACCCAACGGGGTGATTTCCGAGGGTGACCAATGGCTTTGATTGATCTGAGTGTTGTTTTATCGGGTAGCTCCTCTCTAGACACACATGCTTCTGAAGCATTTGCAATAGGTCTAGGAGGGTCATCATCCTTCTCAGCTCATGCTAGGGTCAAGTATGCTGGAAGAACCAACCTGGTGGGCTCTTCCTCGTTCTCAGCCCATGCGGGGGTCAAGTATACTGCTCGCGCACGATTTGATGGATCCTCAGGGCTAGTACCAGAGCCAACAGTCAGTCTTGGGGTTCAATCTCCGATCCGGTATCAGCCTCCGAGTAGGAATGTCAACGTCAGTAGGCTGGTGCTCGACCAGGTGGACTTCTTCAGGCCTGATGGTAAGACCCGCTCGCAAGGAGTCACCGTAGCTGACTTGAACCTGAAGTTGTTCTTCAATGGGTCTCAGGTGAGCTGGCCGTTGGTGAATGGGGCGACTGTTCAAGATCTTCAAGTCACTGCAGGGCAAGTGTATTGGACTGAATTCCTGAGTGGGTTCTACACGGTTCGGTTCTTCCCCAATGTGATTGGTTCATGGCGGATTCTCCTTACCTATCCATTGTATGACCAAGCGGTGTCTCTGGCTTATGATGTGGCTTTGCCAACGTTCGTTCCAGTCTCATCTGGTATACGTGCGTCATTCATCAAGAGGTAGTCAGGAACATTTGTTAGAAGCTATCCAATGACATGCAAACGACTAGAGGACGGCTCGTATACAACAACCAGGTCGTGTACGACCTGGCTCAGTTCTTTGAGGTGAGTGACGGATATACCCGAGTCACAGATCTGATCCACTCTCAATTGGAGCTGGAAGTCTATTACGAGAACAATGTTCTCTCTTGGCCCCTCGTGTCGGGTGATGGGGTACTTGATTCTCAGGTAACCTCTGGGCAGGTCTACTTTGATCCGACCTCTACCGGGTTGTACGGAATCAGATGGCGTCCTAATGCTACAGGGTATTGGCGACTCCTGTTGAGTTACCCGCCCGCGCTTCAGGTTCTCGGACAGGATTACGATGTGCACTCTGGGACGGGAATCGAGCCCCCTGGCGGAGGCTTGAAGGTTTCATTTGTCGGACCCGTAGGTAAGGATGATAGTTAAGTCCAGTCCAGGTGTGTTCAAATGGGGTCACCCGTTCCAGCGCGGGGATCTGCCCATCTACATCACCGACACTGCTGGTAACCCACTTGACCCTCATAGCGTCAGGTACACTCTCCTTTACCAACCAAAGAAGCACTACGAGGACCGTCCGGCGGTTCCCCATCACCCTCTTATCGCTGGTTGTTGCCATCGAGTTCCAGTTCAAGCGGCCCTGGGGGAGTATTATGTCACGGGCTGCGCCGGTGAGTGTGGGCAGCCAGGACAGTGGTTCGTGAATTGGGTACTTCAGGAGTATTTTCAAGGACCGCTTATGGAAGAGCAGTTTGGGTTCGAAGTATTCGACACTGCTCAGTATTTTCCTCCTGGAGTAGGAATGATGGGTCGGAGAGGTGGAGAGCATGATGAGGGCATTCGACCCTTTTGCCGGTGGTGCTGCAGGCCTAACCCTTGTGGTTGCGCAAATTCCAGAGGGTGGTGATACATGGGAACTTCGTTTCTAAGAGGTCAGCAACTGGGTCGTAGTGATCTGAACATCTTCTTGACCAACTCCTCTGGCCACCCTGTCAATGCGGCAGAGATCAACTACGCCATCTACGACAATACCACTGGGCAAGAGGTGCTCGTTGGCCCCCAGAGGAGGATCCCGGTCAACTCCTCCATAGGTGAGTACTTCGTTAGCTTGGTTGTCCCACTCGATGCTAACATTGGAGACTATCGAGTCCGGTGGACCATGCGCGAGATGCTGGGTGGTCCTCTTCAGTCGGTGGTGCAAGAGTTCAACATCCAGGATCGTGAGGTGGCGACACCCAACGACTTCTTCTCAGGTTACCAGATTGAGCTAATCAAAAACTTGAGGTTCATGCTCCGAGATGCGAACCCGGACCGGAACTACAAGTTCCGCCCTCCAGCCCACGAAGAGACTATCGACCAATTTAGCAAGGTCTTTGGTTACATCTGGGAAAGTGAAGAGCTTGCTCAATTCATAGACTTTGCTTTGGACATGGTTATTGCAGCTCCTCCTCGAACCCCATTCAATCATGTAGATCACTTGATGCAGCAACGGCCTGAGTGGAGAACCCTTCTTCTAATGGGGGCTCAGGTTCATGCCATTGGGGCTCTCCAAGCCAATTGGATCGCTGACGAGTTCGATTACTCCATTGGTGGGGTCAGTTTGAACTTGGACAAGTCAAGCAAGTATGAGTCCTTGAAGCAAGGGGCTGCTGATCAATTCGACAAGCAGCTAGAGCGCGCCAAGGCTACCGTGAAATACATCAAGGGCTTACAGCAGCCCAAGTACGGGGCTGGTATCAGGTCGAGCTTTGGTCCTTACGTGGGACGAGGTGTTCTAGCCCCTTCAAAGTTCCTAGGGGTGTAGTGAGTGAACGACTACTCTTGGTGTATACTCACTCGTGTTCCCAGTACCCTTTGAGTGCAATGAAGTGCTGTTACCGGATGACCTTGGTAAGTGCTTGAGTGCAGTCAATGAAGGTACCGACAAGTTGAAGCTAAGAGGGGCTAGATTGGTCAAACTCAGGTTTGTCAATGGGGTTCTGCAATTAGTACCAGACCAAGCCCCTTCCATTTCCTACATCATCCGTAGAGGGTGCGCAGGATGCCCTGACTAATCTACTTGTTGGAAGTGACTGTTACCGTTTCGGGAGATATTCAGATGGATACCCAGATTGACCCAGAGAAGAAGCGACTTACTATAGATGACCCAGTCGATGACGAGACCAAGGGTCGATTCAACTTACTCAACGAGTCTCGTCTTCGAGTAGGTGACCGCTTGTTGGACATTGAGCTGGAGAGGGTCAAATTGATCCGTTCAGCCAGTGCGATTGATAACGAGCGCCAGAAGTTGTTCGAGAGGGTTCTCATTGAGCGTGGGTTGTCTCCGAATCAACCGGTTTCGATTGACTCAGCTACAGGACAACTCAAGGCCCTCACTCAAGCTGAGCTTGATAGTATCAGGTCGGGTCAATCGGCGCCGAACACCCCTGTGGGTTGATTCAGGTAGCATGCTCAAACTTCACCTTATTGGGAGCCCTTAGTGAGGACTACTCAACATGGCGGATGTGAGCAATCGTGACAGGACGCCGGGACTTACGGAGCTGACCAAGATCCCTTGGCCAGCTCCGCCGTTGAATCTGTTCATGTCGAGTGGGTTAGTTGGGATTATCAACCTCCAATGGGATGACCCATCTATCCTCATGTTGAATAGCCGATTCAAGCTGTTGGGGGTCAACGTCTATCGTAGCTTTGATTCAGAGTTTGGCCCCTACAAGAGGATCACAGAACTCCCCATTGGATCAACTTTTTGGCAGGACCAGACCGATAACGAGCTGATAATCGAAGAAGACGTCACGGACTCGTTCATCCTCTTTGGGACTCAGGCTACTGGGCAGGATGGGCCGCGCTATGTGTTCAAGACAGACAGGTACCCCATCGTAGGAGAGGCAGCTCGTGGAATCCCAACCAACAGCCCGCATGAAGTCAGGGTCTACGTGGATGGGGTAGAGGCCAAGGTTTTCTGGGTGAACGGGCAGACTGGGGAAATCGAGATCGACGCCCACGTCTACATGGATACCGCTCTCCAGAAGAACATCATCCCAGTGATCCCGACTTCCACGAGTCGGGTAACGTGTACCTATCGGTACACGAGGGATCTCGTGAAGACGGACCTAGCTCAGCGTATCTTCTATCGAGTCACAACCGTGGGCTACCCTGTCACGAGCAATTGGGCTGAAGCGACCCCTGATAGCCTGGTGGAGACCCCTCTAGCGCACGCTACGGCTACCAACACTCTGGAGGTCGAGAAGCTCGACAACTACTGGAGGGAAGCAATTCGACGCAACCGTTGGATTCTCGAACAGGGTGGCGAGCGCGTGAAGGTCTACCTACAGAAGGTCGTTGGTATTCAATGCCCTTGCTATGACCAGACCCACAAGCAACCCCTGGGGGATTGTCTGAAGTGCTACGCGACTGGGATAATCGGCGGCTACGAGGGACCCTACGAGATCCTCATTGCCCCACCTGATGCAGAGGTCAAGATAACCCAGGTCGAGTCAGGACGGACAGTAGCTACCTCGTATGAAGTCTTCACAGGCCCGCAACCGATCCTCAACCAGAGGGACTTCATCCTGAAGATTGATGGGGACCGTTACAGTATCGGAGCTGTGAGAAGGCCCTCGAATCGTGGGACAGTCCTACAACAGCACTTTACAATCAACTGTTTCGACGAGAAGGACATTCGGTATCAAGTCCCTGTGGGCAACCCCATCAAGTTTGCGGCAACCCAGTTTGCCCCGAGTGGCCCTGAGTATGAAGCCTCCGAGCGCATCACAGATGATCCCAATACTCCGAAGGAACGCCAGTACCGAGGGCGCACTTTGGCTTGGAAGAACTCTAACTACTGATAATGGCTCAAGAATACAAGCTAGCCTCTCTCTACGGTAAGCCCCTCCTTCGAGGCTTGGGGGCTAGTCCGGATAATGCCCTGAATCGGGTAAAGCATAGTGTACTTCGTAGGTTACGGGACAAGCTGGTCCAATCCACCTTTTCAGATCGAGCCAAGAAAGCTCTCTCCAAGTCCCTCATGGTAGAGACCGGGCCCTCATCGATTACATTTTACTCTAAGCACCCTGCTTTCACACACTTGATGAGAGGACAGCGCAAGGGTCAAATGAGGTGGTTGACCAAGGCTCGGGCTCCTATTCCTATTATCACTGAACAAGGTGAGTTAATCTTCAGATCGGCGACCATCAAATCGATGAAAGACGGAAAGTGGATACACCCAGGACGTCCACCTTACGACTTCATTGAGAAGGCAAAGAAGGAAGCCAAGACCCAAATCAGAAAGGCCATCGTGTCTGAGGTTGCGATGGCCGCTAAAAATGCAGCTAAGAAAGTGATCAGAATGTCATGACTCCGAGCCAAGGCGATATGATTGTTCAAGCCGTTAGAGAGGATCTAGTCATCGAGGATATACACTTTAGTGTACCACGAGGGCGTCCGATTACGATTCCAGGTAACCTAGCCTGTGACTCGCGAGACTTGGGCAGGTTCATGTCTCAAAAGCGTATCATCAAGCTTGATTCAAACCCAAGGTTGGATAGCACCCTATCGACTCAGCCGAAAAGTGAACACGAGGGATCAGTTGAATCACCACCTGACTCAACTGAGTTGGTAGAGCTGAGGGCCACAATTCAAAAAGCCATGGTCGAGTTGATGGCTTCATCCGCTGAGGTTCAGAGGCTGACTAGAGATCTAGGGGAATCTCGTGCTGAATGCGGCAGGTTATTGGCAGAGAGTAACCAACTTCGAACCGAGATTACAAAGCTCAAAGAGGAAGACTCAAAGTTGTCCACAATTCTGAGCAAGATCGATAACCTTCCGAGTAGGGTTGTGATCCAAGCTAGTTCGAGTGAGGTACTTCCGACTAAGCCAGCAGTGGAAGAAGATATACCGGTCTTTGTTCCAACCTTCGGTCCCACCAAGAAGATGGTCGTTAAAGAGGACAAGGTTGACGGGAGCGCTGCACAGGCCGCGGGCAAAGCACTCCAGAACTTACGCAAGGGGAAGCGTAGTTAATGTACTTAGGATCTGACAGTTACGGAGATTGACCATGAGCGCCAAGGACAGACTTCTAAATCGGGTAGGGTCCATCGTTGAGAAGATAGCTGCCGCAATACTTTGGAAGTATGTGGACACCGAAGGGATCGTGTTCTATCTCTCGGAGCGCATTACGAGTACGATTCGCTCTCCGTTCACCGGTAGGGCTTTCACCCCAAAGCCGATTCGTCAATCTCTGAGTGACATTGGCAAAGAGCTTCGGGCTGGGGATGCCAAGATTAAAGGGTCCCTCTGGCGCTATGTGGACCCCGAGGGCAGGGACTTCTACTGTGATCAGCGGTTGACCGGTACGGTCAAGTCCCCGTTCACTGGCAAGACGTTCCCGGCCAAGCCTCAGAGGTTCACTCTGAGTCAGGTGGGCAAAGAGCTGAAGTTGGAGGTAGCCCCAGATCCTGCAAGTAAGTTCCTTCAAGAAATGCAGACTATGTTGTCAGCCAAAGGGTACGACCCAGCTTTTGCTACCACACTTCAGGATGAGGGTATGGGTCCAGAGGAACTCGCGGAACGCCTCAAGGATACAGCTCAGTTCGAGGTGAACTACAACGTACCGAAGAAGTCTGCTGTTCCAACACCAGTAGCCAAGAGCGCGACCTCTCAGGAACAATGGGAGTTAGCAGCTGAGATCATCAAAGAGGGTGAGGATCACCCAGCGATTAAGGCTCTCAAAGAGCAGTACGACAAGATTATCAAGGCTTTGAAGGAGTGCGAACAGCGCTCAAAGAGGATGCAACAGATCGGGGTTGGTCACACTGAAGACCCGACCTTCGTGATGACCGAGGTACAGCCAGAGATACTTGGTTTGGCCAAAGAATGTACCATTGTAGCCAAACAACTAGAACAACGCCTAGGAAAAGCCTAATGGACCCGCGTTGGAAGACTGCTGGGATGGACCCTTCCTTCTCACCGACCCCGGATCACCCAGGGGTCAGCAACCCGGGTACTCCTCCGGATGATGCGACCTTCGTCATTTGGCAGGACCCGTCTTCATACAACCCATTCTTCCACGGACCGCCCTACCTTCCTGGAATGAAGGTTCGCCTAGACAAGCAAGCCTCGACAAGGTCCTTGGTGGCGACTGCTGCCAAGATGGCTCATGGGGTTGGTTACGGGCTTCCCACAGCTCTTGTCTTCCTGAAGGCGCTCGCCACCATCCACCAGTACCACCATTGGTTGACCTACGGTGAGACCTACTTCGCTGACCACCTCTTGTTTGAGCGCCTGTACAATCAGACCGCTGAGGATATAGACGGGGTGGCAGAGAAGGCTGTAGGGACCGGAGTCCCACTGGACAAGATGCATCCAGGTCTTCAGAGCTGCATCGTAGCTCACATCGTCAAGAAGTTCTGTGGGGATGGAGTAGCCAACCCTGGGGGTGAGAACCCGAAAGCATACCTTGAAGTCAGTCTTTTAGCTGAGAGTGAGTTCATGGCTTGTATGACTGAGATCGCCAAGGTTATGAAGGAGAGGGGAGACCTGTCTCGGGGTGTCGACAACATGTTGGCCGGCATCGAAGACAAGCATGAGGGTCACCTCTACCTCCTTAGACAGCGATTAACATAAAACCCAATCAAATTAGATGAAAAGGAATACCCAGATGTCAGATAAGTCATTAGGAGTAGGCTTGGATGTAGGTACCATGAACTTCGTAGCCGCTAGGTACGATGAGAGTGGTGGGATCGATCACAAGAGGGTCAAAGACGCCTATATCGAGATTGATGCCGAGAATGAAAAGACTCTGAAGATGAGTAACATCACCTTCGTAGAGTTCCCGGAGCAAAGCGAAGTCGTAGTCATCGGGGACAAGTCTTTCCAAATGGCAAACTTGTTCAAGCAGGAGGTCAAGCGGCCCCTCTCCAAGGGATTGATCTCTCCAGGAGCCATAAAGGCTCAGCATGTCCTCAACAACCTAATCGAGAACGTATTAGGTAAGCCGGCGTGCAAGGATGAGCCCTGCTTCTACAGTGTTCCAGCTGACCCCATTGACCTTCCGGATCAGGATGTAAAGTTCCATGAAAACTCGTTCAATCAGATCATCACTAGACTTGGTTACAAGGCTCAGTCCACGAATGAGGCTATGGCCATCATCTACTCTCAGTGCTTTGACACTGAGTTTTCTGGGTTAGCTATTTCGTTTGGGTCAGGTTTGTGCAATGTGGCCCTTGCCTCTTATGGCATCAAGGGATTGAACTTCTCCATCGCCCGAGGTGGTGGTGACTGGGTTGACCTGCACTCAGCAAAGGCAGTCGGGTCAACAGCGGCGAGGATGTGTACCCTGAAAGAGAAGGGTGGGTTCAACCTCGCAACTCCACCGGTTGGAAATGCTGATCTTGAAGCAATATCCTTATATGTCAGGACGATGATCCGTCATTGTCTAGAGAAGATCTCTGAGAGAGTCAAGCAAGAGCAAAACGATCACTTGGATGAGATACCCCTAGTTGTCTCTGGAGGTACTTCTTTAGCCGGTGGCTTCATGGATGTGTTCAATGAGGAGTTCAACACCATCAGGAAGAAGGGATTCCCAATCCCAATCTCGAAGGTATTCAGGGTTGAGCGACCTTTGGATGCGGTAGCCGATGGGTTGTTGGTTCTCGCTGGCCATGAGTACAAGGACTGATGTACTTCTACCTGATATCCTCGTTGAAGCGCCGGCTCATACTTGAGTTGCAGGACAGCTTTTCTAGGCATCCTGTCTTCGAAAAGATCGTACCGTTTATACAGAATCGATTTGCCTTTGACGAGCGACCTCAGTATGGCATCGTGGTGAAGGGGTCCTCTGCGAACAAGGTTCAAGTATCCCCTCAGAACTTCCTTGGAACCATTGAGAGCCACGTCATGTTGACGTACTACAATGAGCCAGCCTACTTACTTGAGTGGGTCAGAGAGGATCTGAACAAGGTCAAGGAGTGCGGGGGGATGCCTATCCCCGCTGGGGTCTACTATATAGAGTGTCTTTCGGCCCCTACAATGCCTGGGGAGTTTGGGGAGTTCATCATTGACCCTCTTCTGACGGTTAACGATGAGCCAATCATTCAAACTCAATCTGGAGTTGTAATCTCAGCCGCTATCCAGAATCAGCCCGTCCAAGGAACCCTGAGGTTGTGGGCGAACCGAAACCAATTGCTTGTTGAGGGTTCAGACTATACTGTTGACTATGCTAACCAAGAGATCACTTTCAAGAGTGGTTTCTTCCCTGGGACCATAGTCACAGCTGGATACCGGTATGCGGCCCCCTCGATTGGTCCTATCAGGTGGGCTTGGAACATGGCGGACTGGAAGACCCTTCCTGGTGTGGTACTCGCCTTTGGTAAGAGGGGCAAGACTGGTGACAAGCAAGCCATCGTCGTGTACTCGGATCGAGTAGAGACCGCGCAAGCCTATGGTGGACGGTTCGATATATCATTCGACCTCGATGTGATCTCTCGGGACCCAATGCAGTCGGAGGAGATCGCTGACCTAGTGCTCATGTACCTCTGGGGAGAGAAGCGTAGCGCTCTGTCCTTTGAGGGCCTCGAAGTGATGGATACTTCGATGGGTGGTGAGTCAGAAGAGATCTACGATGACTCCGCCGAGTTGTACTACTACAATTCCTCGATGACAGTTCAGATTCAATCTGACTGGGAGATGCATATCCCGATACCGTACACGATCAGTAAAGTGTCGGCATACACGAAGTCGGATGGAACCCCAAGCATCCAAGCTCTCTCACAAGCTTCACTTTTCTTCAATACTACGCCCACTATACCTGGGCGAAATGCAAATTACGAACGGATCGGATGAAAGGGGTTCAATATGCCTCGCTACACCTTCGAGTGTCAACAATGCTCGACTAGGTTTGACCGTACTTTGAAGATGGGGGACCACCCAACTCACCCATGCCCTTCATGTAAGGAGGAAGCACCTAGGCTGTTTGATAAGTCAGCCTTCGGATTCGGGTTCGCCGCTGGTGGTACTGCCCCAGCTAACTCAGGAGTCCATGATCAAGACTACCCAAGTGCAGACAAGGTAGTCGGTAGAAGTGCTGAGGCTCGATGGGCTACTTATCGGGAGAGGGATAAAGTCAAGAAGCAAGTGAGGCAGGTTGGTGGGAGTGCTGCTCTTGAGCGACTAGATGGTGACGGCTATACAGATTATGCAGCAATGGGCCAGCCTCAACTGGATGCTCGCGCAAAACTTGTAGATCTGGCTGTGGACATCGAAAGACAACAGCCAGGGAAGCCCGCCCAATAAAGTCTTGTTCCGCGTAGTCAAAGTTAAGAAGTTCATCCGGTTCTAAGGGCCGGGCATGAAATGTAAATCCAGACTCAGATGAACCACTGTTCTATCTATTAGGTAGCCTTGACAGGCTACTTCTAAGATCAAATCGAAATCAGACCTGTTCAGACTATTTGAGTCAGGAGATTTATCATGAGTTTCGGCCCTTTCGCGACATACCTTCCTCCAGGTGTTTACTCCCGCACTCTGACCGAGGCAAACGTTGCTTCGCTCATTGCTGGCCTCCGACTACCATTCATTATTGGTGTCGGTCAGGAAGAGCTGGAGCAAGATGACCTCGAAATGGTGCGCGGTTCTTCGTCTACGCTCGATGAACAGATCGTCAGTGAAGACGTAACCTTGCGCTGGATCGTGGACAACACGAACCCCAACAACCCAGTTCTTGGGGCAAATGATGGGACTCGGGTAACCTTCCAAGTTCGCAACATCCCGATAGTAGACGGCCAAGGCATGGGCCGCGTCACTAATGATGTTCGATCCGTAACCGTGACCGTGAATGGTAGCCCGGTGGCTATTGGAAGTGTGCTTGGATCCTTGGGTGAGATCACCCTTCAAGTTCCCCCGCAACCAACGGACACAGTCCGGGTCACCTATTACTTTCACCGAGGCGACACCGCCTTCACGGACGATGTATCCGCTCAGGTATCGTCGGTCAACCCATCTATCACGACCCCAGGGTTCGAGCCATTCGTCATCGTGGCGAGTGTCAACGATACTCTGATTGTCGGAGTGAACGGTGGGTCCTCCACGACTGTTACTTTCATTGCTGGGTCTTCAACAGCTTTGAGCTTGAAGAATCAAATCGACGCAGCTGCTATTGTTGGACTCCAGACTTCGGTGTTTACGGACAACGAAGGTCTCAATCATCTGGTCCTAACAGCAGCCTCCTCAGTGAGTATCGGGTCAGGGACGATCAATGGCATCCTCGGGTTGTCTGCAGGTCAATCTGCAAATGGCAATACTCAGTTCCGAGTGTTTCAACGCCCCATCGTAGACGGAACCTCTGGCGGCATCACTACCACGGACACCTCTAAGGTCGTGGTCAAGGTCAACAATGTCCAGGTCATCCCGACCGCAGTAGACGGGACTAATGGCATTGTTACCCTGGCTCTGGCGCCCCCTCCTGGCTCCGTGGTCACGATCAACTACTGGGCCAATACTTGGCAGGATACGTTCGACTACCTCCCCAACACGTTGGTGACGAGCGTCATTCGTTGTGGTATCAGCGCTGGTCGTTCAGACTACATCCAGAACCAAGACTTCGTAGTCGTGAACCCGACCCCAGACGTCTCAATCGTTCATTGGGGAACTAGCTACTCGGTGTCCTCGACCTTGAACACTCCTGGGACCGAACCTTTCGCTTCCTCGCAGATTGTTCCGACCCTGGTTGATGACAAGTTGTACTTAGTACAATGCGCCCCGTTCGTTGACACTACGGTGGTCCCGGCGGTTGTCAGCAACACCGTGTTCCTCCTACCTGAGATTCCTACAACAGGTAACGGGCGTGACACAGTTCTTGGGCAGTCCTTGTTCAACGCGGTTGCCAACAACCGTCAGGACCTGGTCACGAACCGACCCGACCTCGTTGTGGCTCGTGTGGGTAGGACTCTTGAAGATGCTCTTGGTCGTCCGGCGGCAACCGTACTCGCGGTTGACGGACCCAACCAGAAGATCACCCTCAAGACTGCGCTACCACCAGATTGGAATGTCTACGCCACCTTCTATTACAACAGGATTGTAGACGACACGTACATCCTCACCAATACGGTTCCAGGACCGCTTGGGGTTGGTCAGTACAACGTGTTCTCGACCCTGTTCAACAAAGGTCTGTACCAAGTTCGTTTTGGAACCAAGGGCGGAGGTCTCACTCAGACCGTTCAGTGGCCGCGGGGAGTCGAGCAGATCCCAGATGCCATGCATGTTGGTGGGACCCCGGTGAGTGAGACTGTCACAGTCACCTTCGGTCAAACGGTAGCCCGTAATGCTGTATACACGAACCTAGGAGCCCAGCCCTATTCGTTCTACAGTGGCGCCTCAGATACCTGGAGGACCAATGTCAATGGAACCCCAGTAACTACTCTGTTGAGCTCAGCTGCCAGAGCTTACTTGGTGAGCCAGGAAGTTCCACTGAGTGGTGGGGACATCACCATACCGGTTGGAGGGGCTACCCTCAACCTCACCATTGACGGAGTGGCTATCGCGGTTTCGTTGTCTGCAGGTACGATTACCCCAGCTGGGGTAGCAACAGCAGTCAATGGCGTCATCGATGCCAACGCCGCGTTCTCAGGAACGGCTCCTAATTACCTGTTTACACCAATCCCAGGTCCTGGGTCGAGCAGCACCTTCTTCGTGATTCGAGGATACTCGACTCCGGCATCACTACCTGGTGGTTTCGACCAGAAGAGTAGTGTCACCATTGATCAGGGTACAGCGGAGACTCTCCTCGGGTTCACCACGTTCCAGACTGCTTCTGGAACCCCAGGTGCGATCAACAAGCCAGCTACTTTGCTCGGGTCTATCCCAGGTCCGTTCAATATCACCACTGGCTTGAACGATGTGTTCAAGGTTAGGGTCAACGGAGTTGACTTCCAGGTCACCCTCAGCAACGAGATAACGCCTACCACAGGTTGGGTTACAGGTACTGGCTGGGCGGGGCCTTACCCCACCTTCACCCATACAAGTGGTAATACAGCAGCCTTAACCAATCCGATGGCAGCGATCATCGGTGCAGTATACACGGTAACCCTTACCGTTGTTCCTACCTCAGGAACTACTGGGGTAACGCTGTCATTCGGTGGAGTCACTGAAACAGCAGTCAATACGACGACTACGTTTACTATTACAGCGTCATCGACTGCCTCTCTGAGTATCGTACCTGACACAACCTTCGCCGGTACTGTTGCGGTTGATATTCAATCGCAATCGGCTGGAGTGATTGCGAGCCAGATCACCTCGGTTATCACGTCTCAAGGCGCAGCCTCAGATGCTACCTTGGGTAATCTGAACAAGGTCAGGATCACCAGCAGTAACAACTCACCTCAGTCAGCTGTTCTGATCCAAGGTGGTACTGCCAACTCAGTCCTAGGGTATACTGAGGGTCAGTCTGCCAGTCAGACCTTGGTGAGCGTCCAAGAGGTTGTTGATGCCCTCATGGGTACAGCTAACTTTGCGGTCACTTCGTGGTCTGGTTCTCCGACCCCCAATGTGAATGGTTGTGTAGCCTATCCGGATGTTATCAATAATCAGACCTATCTGACTATTGAGTCACTTACGGTGGGCGCAGTAGCCTCAAGTGTTGGATTCGTCGATGGTACTCACTCGGCATTCAACTCTACTGCTGGGACTGGGATCGTACCGGGTACCTCCGGTGACAATGGTGAGAGTGCAACCAACAACTTCGTAGTAACATCCTCGAACCCGAATGGTTCGTCTGGTACCGGTATCCCGGGACAGACCTACATGGATGCTGTTACAGGTCTGAGGTTCACGATCCTACCGTGTGCAACGGCTCCTACAACCCCGTACGCAACGAATGGTACCTTCACCCTAGTCATCTCCCAGACCTTTTTGGTCAACCCAGGGGTTCCGTACTACTACATCCCGGGGTTGGAGACCATCGTCACCAATACCGTTGGTGTTGGGGTGAACGATACGGCCAACGTCCAGACCTTCAACCCAAGCGGGTTGGAACCTGCGAATGGTGACTACTACTACATCAGTTACCTGTACATGAAGCAGGACTTCTCGTCGAAGATCTACACGACGTTCAAGACCATCCAAGCCAACTACGGTGAGCTCAACTCTACCAACCGGGTCACCCTGGCTGCGTACCTGGCGATCCTCAACGGAGCAGTCTTGGTAGGCATCACCCAGGTCAAGAAGGTCACTAATACAAACCAAGGGTCAGCTGCCGACTTCATCGCGGCAATCCAAGGCTTGGCCACTCCTCTGCCGGGAAACATCAAGCCCGATGTGCTCGTACCACTCAGCACGGACACTTCGGTCTACTCGTATCTGACCCAGCATTGTGAAGTCATGAGCAACATTCGCAACCAGTCAGAGCGAATGGGCATGATTGGCTTCGCGAGTGGTACTACTCCGACCTCAGCTCAGACGGTTGCAAGGAACCTCTTCAGCTCAAGGATTGTAGCGCTCTACCCAGATTCAGGTGTGGTCACATTCACCGACGAGTTGGGCAACACCTACGAGTCGTTGGTTGACGGTACGTTCTACGCGGCTGCAGTAGCAGGCGCGGTTTGCTCACCGGCGGTCGACGTAGCCACCCCGTACACGCACAGGCATATCCAAGGGTTCACTCGAATCCCGAGGATCATGGATCCGGTCGAGGCCAATCAGACGGCTGTCGCTGGTATCACAGTCCTCGAAGACCTGCAGCCCATCATCAGGATTCGTCAGGGTCTCACGACCAACATGACCTCGGTCCTGACCAGGCTGCCGACGGTGACCCAGATCGCGGACTACGTGTCCAAGGGTTCCAGGTCGATCCTCGATGCCTTCGTGGGTACCAAGTTCTTGTCCACGAGGACCAACGAGGTTGAAGTCAGCCTGACTTCGTTCTTCAAGCAGTTGATTCAGCAAGAGATCGTGGCTGCCTTCACCGGCATCTCGGCTACGGTTGATGCCAATGACCCAACTACATTGGATGCTGAAGCGTACTATCAACCAATCTTCCCATTGCTCTATTTGGTCCTGACATTCAATCTGCGCGCAAGTATCTGAAATTATTAGGTTTTTCGATAAGTCAGACCCCGTAAGCAAACAGATTGCTTGACAGAACGTCCTCTTGTACTATAGTGGTTGGGACACCATGACGGACAAGAGGACGTTGGCGCATCAGGCCTTTGACACTGAAGAGCCTTTCAAGGCAGTAGCAGCTCGTCTCAAGACGAGCCCGAATACCCTCCGAAAGCAATGGGTTGAGTGGTTTGGTAAGGAAGCTTTCGATACTAGGGGTAAGAGACTCCAATCAAAGGCTGCAGCAGCTGTAGGGCATTCCAAGAAGGGTTCAACTTACCAAGTCAGGAAGGTTACTGAGTCTTGTATATCATGCGGGGCTTCCATCCAGGTCAACCTTATTCGAAAAGCTCGTTCAACAAAGCTTCTGTGTGCTACTTGCTCAGAGTCTGAACGAGGGGTGGATAGGACTTGCCCGGTCTGTAACCAGGGATGTGTAGGGATCAAGGGTTTGGCTATGCACCTTGCCCAGGTTGACGACAGAGAGCACGACAAGTATCAAGAAGCCCAAGAAGACTCAGTATGGGCTGGACAAGAAGAAGGTGTTGACTTCGTTCGATGCTTAATCTGTGGACATCGTGGTGTTCGAATTGATCGTCATGTGTCTTCTGGACATAGCCTGAGTATTGTTGAGTATCGAGCTAAGTTCTCCAATGCTGAAGTCCAATCAGAAAACCTAAAATCAGCAAGATCTGAGATCGCTACTCGTCAGCACCAAGAGAATCCTCGCAAGGGTCTGACTAAGGAGATTCGATGCCCCTCATGCAATAAACCTCGACTTGTAGGATTGACCTTCGCTCCTGGGATGCATGAGTCAAGATGTCCTGATTGCATTGAGTTGGATGAGGAACTCCGGTGGTCTACTCTTGTGGAGGGCCTAGACTATGTGACTTGCCAAGCTTGTGGTTACCGTGCTGAGAGCTTGGTGAGTCACATTCGTAATGCCCATCCAGAATTAGAGGGTGAGTACCAAAAGGTCTTCCCTGGAACCCAAGTCATCGCTCTCAACTCTCTAATTCGAGTCAAGACTGAAGAAACTAAAAGAAATATGTCTAACTCTGCTGGTTGGAAGTTAGGGCATACCAAGGACACAGATCCATCGATAGCAAGGGCCGCTGAAAAGCTAGCTACCTCCATGAAGGAGATTCGGTCAACGAAGTTCTGGAGGTCCGTTGATCTAATTCAACTAGACAAGGACTTGCTCAGCTCATTCAAGCTCAAGAACGGAAAGATCTCAGTTGGGAGAGCGATGGCCGCACTGGACCATGCCTTCGTGACTATCAAGCGTGAGTGCGAACGTCATGGGCTAGAGGTATCTAGGAAGCATATTCAAGAAGCTTTATGTTTGGAGAACCTATCCCAGGTTCTGGGTGGAGCGGCCTACGAGGTCGAGTGGTCCCCAAAGTGGGCAGTGAACCCGATCACAGGGTGGTCTTTCCGTTATGATGGGTATTTCCCTAAGTTCAACTTGGTGGTTGAGTTCCATGGTTACCAACACTGGACCTTCCCCAACTTCTACTTCAAAGACGAGGCTCAGTTCTTCGCGCTCCAAGAGCGTGACCGGATCAAGGAGAACCTCATTCACTCCGATCCAACTCTTCGCTACTTCCTGGTACGAGAAGACGAGCCCTACGCGGACCCGGACTATCTTCTTGGGCGGCTGATTGATGAAGGAGTCCTGGACCCAGGCAAGTAGTCATAAATCTCTTGTGAAATACCCATCAGTGTAGTACGTCAACAGCGTAGGAAATCAATGCTAATCCCGATCCAGCTGAAGCTAGCAGTCAGTGAGCCTGAAGATGATGATCTGGAGATCGGTGAGTTTCAGGTAGCTGAGTACATCATCTTCCTCTTGGCCCTCGACACCTATCAGAGGTACGCCGAGGAGACATCTGGGATTGACGATACTGAGGATGCGCTCATCAAGCGCGGCCTCAAGATTCTTCGGATGGCAGATACTCAGATCGACCAGTACCGGGAATACCTCGAAACCCATCTGACTAAACCAGCCCAGATCTCGATGTTGCGTCGGGCTCTGAACCTGAAGGTCTTCAACCCGGCGGGAGCGGCCAGACGGGCCCTGCAGTTTAGGACTATCCTCACCAGGGGTGGGACTCAGACGGTCAAGGGCATCTTGGATAATCCCAAGTATGTTCGACAAGTTAAGACTGCAATCGCAGCCTCGATGCTCGAAGACGCGGACAAGGCTCTTGACGTATTTTCCGCTATTCCGTTGATCAACATCCGGATGCGTGCTTGGATAGATGCCGCTGCCAAGCAATCAGGCTCAGGTACATTTGCCCCCTCACCGGTGGATAGCGCCTCGAATGAAGTCTCGGCCGCACCGGAGATCAAGTCCACAAGTATCAAAGAGGTAGCGGAGACTGGAGCCCAATCCACTAAGGTGGATCAGGAATCTAGAGCCGAGATGATTCACAAGGTTCAGGCCAATGCTACCGAGGCGGCCCGAAAGTCATTGGAAGTCAACCAACAGCCTGATGAGCCACCGAAGGAATCCAAGGTGGTCGGTATAGCGACCGCGGCAGCTGTAGCGGCTATCAGCGATCCCAGTCTCATCCAGAACATCCCGATTCCCCTACGGGATTTGGATGAGGAGCAAAGATCAGCAGCTCTTACCGGTGGCCGGGTTAGGATATCTGCCGGCGCGGGTAGTGGTAAGAGTACTACTTTGGTCGCGCGCATCGACTACTTGGTGAAGGAAGCTAGGATCAATCCAGCACGCGTAATGGCCTGCTCCTTCAACCGTAAGGCCGCTCTGGAGCTGAAGGAAAGGATCGCCAAGAAGGTTGGTGGTGGGGCCTCCGGAATCCAAGTCGGGACCATGCATTCGCTATTCGCGAAACTCATTGTTGGGACCAGGGACACCCCTGGCTTTGGTACTCGGGAGGAGCAGGACATGCTCCGCCCCCCGCGCCTCATTGCCCCTTCCGGTAAAGGGGTGAAGAGCATCAACCCAGCAAGTCTGTCTCAAACGATTCGGAATATGTGGATCGAATGCGGACCCGACTCCTTGGTCTCGATGTACAAGTACCCAAGAAAGTGGGTCGAAGAGCCTCCCAAGGCGAAGAAGGCTGGCCTGCTCCTCAATGCTTGGCGAGGTAACGACGTTACCCTCGAACAGGCGAAAGCCTCGGTTACCTCCAAAGCAGAAGCTCAGGCGTGTATCTGGTACGAGATGTACCTTGGACTCAAGGGAGACATCCCCGGATGGCGGCCCCCTTGTACAGACTCTAAGCCCTATGCGAACTTCATGAATCGGAACCGTAAGGGTGGCGAGCGCCTCGGGGATCTTGACGATATGCTCAAGATCCTCCGGGATATTTTGAAACGAGACCCCAAAGCTAAGTCGATCATTCAGGGCATGTACGACCACATCTTGGTCGACGAAGCACAGGACCTCAATACCATTCAGCATCAGATCTTCGCGATGATGTCTGAGCAGATCACCCAGGATTCCAAGGACAAGTCGATCTGGATGGTGGGTGACGAGAAGCAGGCCATCTACCAATTCCGTGGTGCTAAACCAGAGTTGTTTCAAGCACTTGATGAGGGTTGGACTACCAAGAACATCCGCACCAACTATCGGTGTCAGCCAGAAATTGTCGAAGCGGCCAACGCTCTCATCGCCCATGACAGTGATGGGACAGTGGTGGCTTCGCTGGCTGACCCGCGCAAGGACCGAGGTCGAGCATCGATTCAGGTCTCCACTCCAGAGGACAACGTTGAGGCGGCCATTGAGACCATTGGCAGGTACCGACGGGAGATCGATGAGGGGTCTGATGCGGAGAACTTTGCGGTACTTGCCAGAACCAATGCTGAGTTGAATGACGTCGAAACAGCTTGTATCATCAATGAAATCCCATACATACGTCGCGGAGGGAAGGGTTTCTTGGAGGCCCCCGAGTCTCGCGCGGTCCTGGGATTCATCGACTTGGCCGTGGGTAACGACTACGAGAAGATGAAGAAGTCTCTCGTTGCCGCTCTGATGAAGCCGGACCGGGCTCTCTTCTTGAGTACTGACGACATCGAGAAGGCGGTTGATGAAGCCCTCAATGACGTGGCTCGACGGGAGCGAGTGGATGTGAAGTCGGTACGTCCGGATCTCCTTTTGGAGTCCAGGTACGTCCGAGTCCTAGCCGACAAGTTGAAGCTGCCTCATCGTCTCCGAATCATCTCATACGCCAAGGGTGACAATCGTAAGGGCGAGTGGATGTACAAGAACCGGGTGGATGAGATGGAGTCCAACCTTCGGGGAATGTCTGAGAACGTAAGAGATCTTCGAGCTGCCATCAGCGAAAATAAGCCCACTGAGGAACTACTAAACTACGTCCTCGACAACATGCAGTCCAATGTCATCAGTTGGGATAGGTCACTTGGTAGAAATGTGACCGAGACTACATCCTTGAGACAACAGATCACAGATGACGTGGCCATCTTCTCAGATGACGAAGATGATGTGGACGAGGATGATAAGGACTCGGTTCCACCCCCTGAGCTTGGGGAAGAGGGCTTGATGCCTACCAGAGAGAAGGCTCAAACCGCCAAGGGGCTTGGTGCAGTACAGTTCCTCTTTGCGCTATCCAAGCCAAACGAGCATGATCAGGCTAACCTAACTGACCCCTCCGTGGCTCAGGGGTTCGTTGACAAGCTGAGTCGATATTCGAAGATTGCTGAGACCCTTCGAATTGATCCTGACAAGTGGGAGAAAGATCAGCAGAAGCTTGATCCGGGTGTGCGCAGGGAGAAGCCACCTGCAATCTCATTATCAACCGTGCATTCAGTCAAAGGGGCTCAGTGGAAGAACGTAACAGTTCTTATGCCCAAGGGACTATTCCCAATGGAGCGCAAGCTCAAGGAAGACGAGCCCCCTCCTGACCCAGTTGCTGAAGCAGCTCGGATGAAGGCGGAGAGGAACCTGGCCTATGTGGCTCTCACTCGGGCTGCGGTCAATCTTGAAGTGGTCTGCCCGATGAATAAGGGTATCAGCCCATTTGTTTTTGATGCAGGGCTTGCACCCGGGGAAAATGTTCAGAAAGCTAGTCTGGATCACCCTGAAGAGGTGACCGTTCAAGCCTCCACCTCACAGATTTGGACACCAGCTTTCGTTGAGGAGTTCTAAGCCATGGCTTATGTCGATATCTCTTTGACCGAGATGGAGACCTTCCTCAAGAGGGCTTTCCGCGCGTTACGCCCTGAGAAAGGTAGTCAGAACAGTGAGTACTACTACGACTTGAAGCTGAGTCCAACTGTGATCATTCGAGTTTGGACCTCAATCAAGTCCTGGGGTGGCGCGGCTGGCGTTGGTGACGACGCCATTCGAATACAGTTTTACGGGTCCAAGGTAAACCGTCCTCTTGTCAGTGGAAAAGCCCCAATCGTTAAAAGAACCAACAGTTGGAAGAATTCTCTTCAGGAGAAGATCGAAGACTACCTCGAACTCTATGAAGAGAAAGCTGAATACTGGGATGAGCGAGGGGGCGCCGAACCTGGTTCCAAGGGACCAACCGCTTCGGACAAGCAAGTCAAGTTCATCTTGAGTCTAGCTCGTGGGGCCTCTGAGGAGCAGTGGACGGACACTGACCTATCATGGCCAGTGGATGAGGGTGAGGTCAGAACACTCACCTCCAAGGAAGCGAGCAAGGTGATTGAGACTCTCTTGGGCCATGGGCTCGGGCGCCGATACGCGAGCGAGGATGGGACGGACTCGGTAGATGTTCGCGCAATCCTCCGGGATCAAGTCAGAGCAGCACTTCAGTCTGAGATGTTTGAGTCTAAGCTAGCCTGTGACGGAGCCTGTGGGAATACTGAGTGCACCTGTGGAGGGACATGCACCTGTGGAGGCAACTGCAAGAGTTCTGAGCCTCCTCCGGTTGTAGCCAAGACGGCTAGTTCGTGGAAGGCTACGGATGTGGATCCCATCATTGCCTCCATCTTTGAGGATGACTCGGTGTAGCCCCCTGGGTGGAAGAGCTACAGTTCCAGGTCGTCATTGGTCCGGAAACTCCTGTTGTTAGTGCAGAGGCTGTCTGTTTTGAGACAGGGGTCAGTCCTCAGAGTCTAGGACCTGGGATCTATGAGCACCATGGTGAGGGATTCGACCAGTTCTCTCCGGGAGCTCTTACTCGTCTGTTTGAGGACCTCATCATTGGAACCAAGCTCCCACTCACATTCGTAGCTCGTGAAGTTAGGGGCCCGGATACTATCCTGGCGATAGCCTTGTTCCTCAGGCGCGACTTGTTAATCCTACCAGCTACTCCTGGACTGGTCTACGGAGTGGATCTTGCTCATCGTTTTGGGCCCCAACTACTTTCACACCTGGACCCCATCACATCCGGGTTCTTTAAGGCATTTCCACGGTTTTTCATACCAAACCTAACCAAGCGTGAGGTCGGTGAGCGAGTCTCAATCATGGTTCAGTGGGCTGGGGAGTACCTGACTGATGGTAAAATTCCCAACCTGTGGGGGTCCGCACCCGAGGTTAGGGTACTCGATGTTGGGACAAATGGGTTCGTACTCGCTGAGGCATTGGATCTCACACTTGACGCCTGGGAGGTGCTTTACCGTGAAGGTCACCTCCGAGGAGTATTACTGGGGCCCGAGGTTGAAGGTCGGCGCAAGCTGATAGCTTCCAGGAAAAATGAGCGAGCTTGGGAAAGTTTACCTAAGTCCATACCCTTTCTAAATGAGGTTGAGTCGCTATCTGGCGGGGTTCCTGAGTGGAAGTACGAGAGTGATTTCGTGTATTCCCCTGCTGTAGGTACTAATGTACTAGTATCCCACCTGCTGAAAGTATTTTTGGGGATCTAGTTAGTGACCAATGTGTCTTATCACTAAAGATACTACATCAGATACCACCAGGGCTTTGGACTTCACCCTTGTCGAGTATGACGCTGACCTTGAACCAGACTCTGCCAGCGATACGATCCCATGCCCGCCACCTGACTGGGAAGAGTTAGAGCTTGAGTAATCTTGTTGTTATCCGCCAAGTGTAGTTGGGTCCTGAGTACTCGCGCTTGGATGAAGATGCCTCAACAATCCCTAGTCACAGTAGCTACTGATGGTTTCCGAGATTATGTTGACCTTCCTGATGGAAGAAGGGTCAATCTTGGGTCTGTTTCTGTCCTCAAGTTGGTATCGTCACTAGTACGCGGATCATACCAATGCCGAAGTGCGCTTGATGCATTTCTCAAGAGCAAACAGGCCATCATATCTGTGGATCTCTCAGCTTTGGAGGACATGTTGAAACCAAAGCGAGCACGATGGGCGGCTTATGATGATCCGTTTATCCCAACTGTTTCAGTGATTGCCCCGCTTGCTGGGACTCTGCAACCAAGTAAAGGCGCTAGTATGGACCCAGAAAAGACTCAATCTGAAGCGATTAAAGCTCAGATTGCTGAGCTCGAAAGTCAGATCGCTCTGATTGAGCAGACAGCTAAAGAACATGCCGCTGGTTCTCAGAGCAATGATCAGATTCAAGGTTCAATTGAGTCCTTGAAGCGTCTTGTGTCAGAGCTTGGCAAGGAACCCAAGGGGCAGAGTGACAACCATGCCTTCTATTTCAAGCTGGCAAGTCTTGAAGAAACTCTAACCAAGGTTGAGGGTTGCGGTTGCGCCACTGAGGCTGATCTAACCACCTTCCACACGACTGCCTCCGACCTTTTCATGGAGGTAGCTGGCAAGACTCTTAAGGCGGCTGTAGACGAGGATGTTCTTGAAGACCTCGAACTGTTCATGGAGAACACGAGCTCGTTGCACTCCAAGAAAATGACCGTCATCAACAACCTGAAGAAGAAGATGGAGTCTGGTGATTACAACTCAGATAGGGCTCCTCAAGCCTGGATGTACTGGGTTGAGGATGGGGTCAAGGCCTATGTACGTGAATTCTCAGCCAACCCAAGGACTATGTTTCCCATGGAACTCAAGAAAGCATTAGCTGATCGTTTAGCGAAGAGATATGAGGAAGTCATCCGTAATGGTGAGTATGGGGATCTGAAGACCAAGACGGCTGCTGAGGGTGATGGGGAGGTTTCTGGACCTGCTCCTGCAGTTGCTCAGGCTACTGGGGTTGATGACCCGTACAAGGGCAAGCCCTTGAGCGACAATGACACCTACTACAAGTTAGCCGACGAGGCTGATGTGGGTACGGCCCCTGTTGAAGGTACCTCTGAGGAGGTTGCCAAGACGACGAAGGTCGAGAATCCCTATGCTGGCAAGGATCAGAGCAAGAACAACACCTATTACAAGCTGGCTGCCGCGGATGTCCCATTCATCAATGAGGCTATTGCTGACTCAGTGATGTCCAAGGTTGAGTCTACCCTGAGAACCGTCGAAGCAAGTTCGAAGAAGGGTGGCGAGATTGCCAAGAAAGACTTGAACATCATAGCCTCAAGATTGGCGACCCTCATCGAGGCATCAAGCCTTGATGATCCATCTCTCAGCGTAGCTCTACGTAAGCTGTCTGGGATGGTTGACAAGATCCAAACTCACTTCTCCTAATGCTCCAGAGAACCATTCTCCAAGCTGCCGAGACTCAAGTACCGCTTGGGGGTGGAAAGGTATGTTCAGAGTGCGGAGACCTCAAGATGCTCGGGGAATTTGGTGATCAAGCAAGAGGTAAGTTTGGAAAGAAGGCGGCATGTAGGAAGTGCTGCGCTGACTTGCAGAAACTGTATGCAACCCCTCGTAGAACTGACTTGAATCGTAAGAAAAGGGAGTCTTGGGCGGTTACTTCTAGAACAGAAGATCAGAAACAGGCTGCTAGAGACCGAGCGTCAGCTTGGTATTACGCCAACAGGGAGAGAGCCTACAAGAACTTCTTGAGTTGGGTTAAAAGTCACTCAGAAGAGTGGAGGGTTATCTGCTCACGTTGGGAGAGTAAGAACCCAGAAGCGGTGACTGAGAAGGTCAAATCTTGGAGGCTCAGAAATCCTGGTTGGTGGCAGAAGAGGCGAGCTGATCTAGCTAAAGTTACGAATACTCTTACAACTGAAGAATGGTTGTCCGTTCTATCAGAGTTCAACCATAGTTGCGCCTACTGTGGAAGGTCTGACGCTAAGCTGACCATGGATCATGTTATCCCAATCTCTAAGGGTGGACCCCACTCAAAAGAGAATGTCGTCCCCTCTTGTAGTTCATGCAACTCCAAGAAAGGGGCAAAGGACCCTTCGTTCTTCAAGTTTGTGATCCAAGGGATTCAGTCTAACCTAAATGGAATTGGAGTTTGATCATGGGATCTCCGCGTGACCTCGATACCTACATTTACAGGCAAGGGACGGCTCCGAACACTCGGTACGTAGTATCGCAGAAAAATAAGGTGTACGGTTACATGGTCGGCAAGAACAAGTTTCAGCAGATAGGTGCTGTCTCTGAATTTGGTCTTGACGAGTCTCGTACAATTGACCCGGTGCGTGGGGTTGGTTTCGGGGACATGGTCTCCGAACTCGTCCCTGGTGTCACCGAGCCGATGACGCTGACCTTGAATCGTACCTTGATGTACACGGTCAACATTTTCCAAGTACTCGGGTACAAGGGTGGTGTTGAAGGGCTTGCAAGGTCGTTGCGCCATCACCGATGGCCATTCGATATCAAGCAAGAGATCGTGTTCAGCGAGCTCTCCTCAAAAGAGGACATCGTTGGACTCCCAATTGCGACCAAGGACGCAACAACTCAGCCCGCTGGTGTGAACAACATGTACACCAACGATATCAAGGCTCTTTTCACGTTCTTTGAGGGTTGCTGGCTCAACAGCTTCTCGGTATCTTACACATCAGACGCTTCTATCGTGGCTGAGAACAGCTCGGTTACAGTGACCGACATCATCGACGGAGTCTCCAACTACGGAGAGTTCATCGACACCGGTCTGTCCCCAGGTGGTGGTGGTACTGCCGGCGCTGGGTACTCTCTCAGGTTTGCAGGTGGAGCGCAGCCGATAACTGGACAGCTCCCGTAATATAGCTTGGTTCTGAGACATGGTTATCTCCGAGGCATAGATGAGATGGACCAGCGGACACGGATGTAGATGTAGTAAAATCAGATTAGATTCAGATCAGTTTTGACCCAATCTCCACTTGTGGAGCCTAGATCATAAGTTCTAGCTGGGATGTAGATGTAAATTACTTTTCCCCGTTCTCCCGCTCAGTCCTTCTCACACCAATTGAGGTGCGAGAATGGCAACGAAAAGACTAAAAGCAACTAAGATTCAAGATGCGATTCAGAAGGCTCAGCGAGTAGGTGAAGCAGAAGAGAAGTTCACGATAGACGGTTGTGAAGTCGTACTGCGTAGCCTACAGCCTGACGAGTATCAAGCCATCTTGGATGAGATCGCGGACCTTGAAGACGCGGCTTACGCCAAGGCTTACAGGGAGGGACATCTGTGTCGATCTCTGATAGAGATCAATGGCGAGAGTCTTCGAGAGTATGACTTCGTCGAGGTCGAGAGCGAAGAAGAGGTAGATGGTGTCAAGCAGCTCAGGCCCATCGCTATCGAACGGCATAAGTTCGTAGCTGACTACATCCTGAGATCTTGGTCCATTCCGGCAATCGATACTGCGTTTCGTAAGTTTGGGGACGTACTCGACAAGGCTGAAGCCTTGGCTATTGATGGAATTGAGTTCCGACTCCCAGATGAGACCCCAGAGGACAAGTTCCGACGCTTGCTCTTAGAGGTCAAGGAACTTGAAGGGCAGATACCCTTTGAGCTGGCAGGCAGAATGCTCAATGACGCAGGCTATCTGTCAAGAAGTTCGAAAGAGGAACTTGAGTCGGTAGATCAGCGGCTATCGAGGGTGGCCCCAGAAACCTCCTCTGAGAGTCCCGTAGCGCCACTCCAGACGTACTCAGCTCAGGTTGCGGACTATGATTCGTCTTCAGCTCAGAGACCGCCCAGAGTCCCCTTGAATCAAATGCCGGTCAGTGTACCGGTCCCAGTAACACCACCGGTGACCCGAGCAGCCCCTTCTGAAGAAGTTGTAGTCAGGCCAGCAGCCCCCGCAATCCCATTGTCACCTGATGTGATGCGTAGGTCGCGCGAGCTGGAAGCGCTGGAGGCGGACCCAGTCGCTAGTGGGGGTCGTAGTGTCCAGAGTTCGACTAGGGTAGCCGAGTCAGTTCCTGGGATGCCTATCTCGTCTCCTGCTGTGCAAAGTGGCCAAGCTAGACCTGACCCCAATAGCCTTGGGGCTATCTTGGATAGAAAACCAGTAGGGGGGGTTAATCCAAGGTACCGATCACCCCCGAGGGTTTGATCCATGCGTTACCTCTCCATCAACGACAGGATCAATCAACTTGTGGAGGGGGCCGAGGAAGCCGTCGCCTCAGAAGAGGTTGATCCCGAAAACATTCGGATCACTGCTCCGAAAGAACCCGAGGTAGACCCTAGGATCTACCGTGACGTGGAGAGTCTGCTCTTCAGGGGGTTCCTCGTCCTCCCAGCTACCATCAATGGTGTCCAGTTCGTCTTCAAGTCGATTAATCACAAGGAATTCGAGTACCTGCAGTGGGTGTCAGGCCCCGTAGGGGACATCACTGGGAAATCGATTGATCGCTACTACCGCGCCTTCATGGCCTACGGAGTGTTCATGATCGACGGGCAGAATATTCTTGCTGATAGGGATGTATGGGTACCCCAGCTCGAAGACATGTTTGCTGCCCTCCCCGCAGGGGCCAAGAGCAAGATCACCCAATACTTGTCCGAGGTGAACCAGAAAGCCTCGAACGCTGTGACTCTCACGGAAGCCTACCAAGTCGAGAGTTACTCCAGGTACCGTTGGAAGCAATTTGACGGGCTAGACTTGATGTCCCCATCATGTACTGGAATTTCAGGTACTCAAATTCTTGGCCTAAACTATGCACAACTCGTTTGGAGAGCTCTCAATAAGTATGAAGACTTGAAAGACTTAGCAGAGCGTGAGTGGGATAATGCTAAGTTCACTGGCTCATGCTTTGCTGGGAAAGAGATCCGCAAGATCTACAACCAGGATAGGGAGCGACGGGTCAAGGAACGTGAGGAGAAAGTTCAAAGGCGCGATAAGATCATCCGCCAAGTGCTGCTTCATGAGAGCCCTGAAGAGGCTGAGACACAGGGAAGGTACTTCCTGAAGGTAGCCCGAACCTCAGACGAGTTGGCATCCCAGCTTGAGCAGAGCCTTCGTGGGGAGCGCGATTGGCATGATGAGGTTGTTGCACGTGAAGAACAACGAAGACGGGATCAGATACAGGAACGGCAGCAGAAGCTCAAGACCCTTTACGAGGAAAAGAGAAAGGACAACACACTCCCGTATGTGACCGATACCAACATGCAGGGTCTGACCAAGAGCGAGGTTGAGGAGCGTGTTAAGCGGAAGAAGCAACTGAACGCTCAAGCGGCCGCCTCGCGAATCGTTTACCCTGAGATGGTTGACGAGAGGTTAGAGACTTTCCTGAACAAGTATGTGGACCAAGGTGACAACACTTATCAAACGTCTGGGGTGGGTACTACCACCCGTGACCCCTCTGAGATTAGGGTTCTACCCCCGCCTCGCCCTACTGCAACCCCGTTTAGGAGATAACCTGTGGCTACTGATCGCGAGAATATTGAGCTAGCGTTCAATATCGAGCTTGAGACTCGAAGGGCGATGGGCGCGATCTCCAAGATCGACAAGCAGCTGAGGAAAACTGTCAGTAGCAAGCTTCAAATCAAGGCCTTCGACTCGAAGTCACTCCGTGACTTCAACAAGCAACTAGTCCATTCAAGGAGTACCCTCAGAGCCATATCCTTTTCGATGTCCCCTAAACAGCGGAAGAAGTTCGACAAGGACTTCCATGACATGGGTAAGTCCTACAAGGGCCTCACTCAGACTGTGACAAGGGAGCACCTGAAGATTCAGAAACTAGAGCGAAAGCTACGTAAGACTTCTGACAAAGAGCAGAGGCAGGCTCTAGAGGAGCAACTCAAGCAAGAGAGGAAGTCCAGCTCAAAGTTGGTTCGTCTTGCTCAAAGGGACTATACCAAGAAGAGGGGTGCTTTTGGTAGAAAACTGATATCCTCTGGAGCATCGGCGGACCTCGACAAGCGTACGGATCAAGCTAGGCAAGCCAAGGAGTTCATTGAGGGGATCAAGTCCCACAAGACGGGGGCCGAGCTAGCCGAGGGCTTCAAGGATGCTGTTGGCTCGATGGCTGGGAAGGACATCTTCGGACTAGCTAAGGCTGGTGGGAGAGTGTCCGGGAGCCTTCTTAAAGGCTTCGCCAAGATGGCAATGGCCAAGGGTGCTGGGGTATCTGCAAAGGGTGGCGAGATGGGTGGCAAGATGGGCGGTGCTGTTAAAGGCATCGGCAAAGCTATGCAGGGAATTGGTCCACTGCTTGGTAGCTTAGCCAAGCTTGGTCCCATGCTGGGGAGCGCCATGTTTGCCCTGGTAAAGCTATTCCTTGATGCCGATGCCGCGGTCAAGGAAATGAACCGTACCGTGTTGGAGGGGGCATCTACTTGGGACACCTATGCCGATGGTGGAAAAAACGTAGAAATCGGCATGAACAACTTGGACAAGTCTCTACGTAGGTTACGTGATGAGACCACTGACTTGCAAATGAACCTCAGCATGGGGACCACAGCCAAGGATCACCAACAGGTGATCAATACCTTGGAGCGTGAGGGTATAACTCTGAAGAAGTTGACCGTCAGCTTTGGCCACTATACTGACATCTCCAAGCAGTCCATTGTGTACTCGCGCTTGTTTGGTGTCTCGGTTGAAGAGATCGCCCAGATGCAGGCTGAGATGATGCAGCAGATGGGCGCTGGGTTGAATGATCTAGGCAAAGAGTTCGACATGATTGGTCGAGCTGCTGAGGACTCAGGTATTGCTCAGAACAAGTTCTTTGCGATGCTTCGTGGGGTTTCCTCGGACCTTGCCCTCTATGGGGTGAGAATTGGAGAGACCACCAAGATGCTTGGTCAGTTGGGGAAGGTGATGAGCCCTCGAACTGCTCAGAAGTTCCTTACCGAGTTCGCTAAGGGCTTCAAAGGAAAGTCAATTCAAGATCGTTTGAAGTCTATGCTTCTTGGGGGTCCTGCAGCGATCAAGGCTATTCAGGATGACATCAGTGGCCAGTTGAAGGACCTAGTGTCCAAGGTTGTTGATGCTACAGGTCTTGATGAGAAGTCTGCCCGATCCTTGTTGTCTGGTAAAACGGTTGGTGGCCAGAGCATGAGGAAGCTTGAGAAGGCTGGCAAGATCCAAGGTGCTGGGGCGATGATTGAAGCCTTCCAGAAGTTGGAAATGGCCGCTAAACAATCGAAACAAGGGGCTTATGGAGCAGCTCAAGCAGCGGAGACCGCAGGGGGTTATGCTGCCTATAAGGCTCAAAAAGCTGGCCTAAGAATAGGTGGGGCTAAGTCGTTCACCGAGGCTTCGACTCAGGGAGTTCGAGGGCATCAAGCAGCGATTTTGGCAGCTGGAGGCGAAGAACAACTTGAAGCCTTCGTTGGGATTGAGCGAGCAATAGAGCAGCAGAAGAACGACTTGGAGGGGGCGATTGACGACCCTGACAGTAGTAAAGACGTCATTGCAGTCCTGAAGAAGCTAAAGAAGTATGACGAGAAGGCGGCCCTGAGTGACAAGAACTACCTGAAAAACCAGGTCGCGTCTATGACTGAAGACGAGTTGTGGAAGAGTCTCGACGATAAAAACGCCGAGGCTAACATGACTCAAGCTGAAAAAGACGCCAAAGCTATGCGTGAGATGGGTGAGCAGCAGGGTCAACGAACTCAGGACATGCTCAGTAAGCTAGACTTGATCTTCGATGCCCTGTACAACCGAATCTATGGTGTTATGATGGATATCGCTGACACTCTTAGTTTCAAGTCTGGTAAGAAGTCAGCCATCAGAGAGCAAGCCCTAGCCTCAAAGAATGCTGATGTTAACGCTGCTTGGGGTACTTCTCAAGGTGATGTTGGCAAGTACATGGGGGCTCTAGCAGGTTCATCTACAGCCAAGGGTATTGACGCCCTACTTCACTCTACTAACCCGGACGATCTCGCCAAGAAGGAAGCTCAAAAGTCTAGTATAGCTGGGGCCTTCAGCGCAGATTCTTTGACAGGGAAGGTTGCCGATGATCTGGCCAGCGCACTTAAGGAAGCTGGCATAGGTGGTAGTGATGCTGAGAGGATACTGAGTGCTCAAGCGAGTGGAAAGTCGGTTGGCTCCTCTATAGCAGCTGGGGGCTTAAGTGATAAGGCTGAAGCCGATCTCTATTCTAAAATGGCTCTTTGGTTCACCGGGGCCACCGGTAGGACCACGGTGATGGACCAAGCCTCTGGTTTGAAGGGTATTGGTGGGTCACCCGCATCCGCTCCGACTGGTCAACAAGCAGCTGCAGCCAAGAGTGAGAACCCTGGTACCGGAGGGGCAGCAGTCCCTGTTGCTGCCCCTCCGGCAGCTACATCGCCAGCAGCCACAGCAACCCCCGCTGGTGGTGGTTTCTTTACCCCACCCACACTACCTGATGAGCAGAAGATGAACGATGCGGTCATGGACCAAGTCGACTTCACAGGTGGTGCTGTGGTCAATAGCCTTCAAGACTTGTGGAAAGCCATGAGGATGAAGGGCATCAAGCTCGACAAGGTCCAGCTTAAGGGTGAGTATCAGGAGGTAATCTACAAGGGTGCTCAGAGAGCCTTGTTCGAGTACGCGCTCTACACCTCACAGAATCCAGCGGACACCCTGAAGAAGATGAAGGACTCTGGATTTGGTGGCCTCAACACCATGGCTGATGCCTTCCAGAAGCAACAGGACCAAGCTAAAGCTAACAATCAGGCTAATCTTGTTGGACATGCCGCTGGAGGTGTTGTCACTGGGATCAATGGAGGACTCGCCAACATCAACCCAGCTCCTGGTGGGGGTCTGACTTCTATTGGGCGTGGGGAGCGAATCCTACCCGCGGGAGCCGGTGGTGGTGGGGACATTCACCTCCATGTCGATGGTATTGGTGGGTCTGATCTTGCCAACCACCTCAAACGTGTTGTTGCTCAGGGGGTCCACGAGTACAAGCGTAGGGAGAAGTTCAACTAATGGCTTACATCCCTTCAGCTAACCAATCGAACTTCACACCCATTGAACCGTTGGGTAAGCCTGTCTATGTCCATGGGGCAGATACGCGCCAACACTATGTCCCACTAGCTTTCCAAGTTACCACACCCTTTGATATCAACAAGGCTCTCCTTCCACATGCACTAGTCATGCATGTGAACCCATCGAGCTTTGATGAGACCTTCAACAAGAAGGTCGAGAGAGCCCCCTCACGAGGTGGGTACATCGAGTGGCATTGGGGTGATGACTTGACTGAGGTCTCTTGCGAACAGTCAACAGGGGCATTTATCAATCTCTACACTGGGTTGTCTTCGTTGCTGCGCCAAAGGACCATTGCCTGGGATCGCTACCGGGATCTGTATGATCTCTACAGGAACAATGGCAGCTTGTACAACCCTGATGGGGCCATTGTACTTCAAGGGTGGATACTTTTGATGTACGATCGTGGGACTTACGTCGGAACTTTTAGGAGCTTCTCGGTTGAAGAGACCGAGGAGAGTCCATTCGCTTTCAAGATCTCGTGGACCTTCAAGGTCGAAAGAATCATTCACCAGATCCCACAGACAGCGAAGTTGGTCCCCTTCAGGACAGCTCAATTCCAATCCACGAACAGGTCTACGGTCGGAGCGCTGAATCCTACGAGTGGAAGTCCAGTGGCTCAGCCGGCTCTTGGTACCCCTGGGAATCCTATTAACGTAGATTGAGTGCATCACCATGGCAGGGAATGAAGCAAATCCACAGGGCTACTTGGACTTTTGGGGGAACACCCCGACTGATCCTACGACGGCTCAGGGGAAGACATTTGCCCCTGTCAGTAGTGGCAGCTCAAATGCCAATCCACTGCCCCCACAACTCAAAGGGGGTCAGTCTCGGGTCATCAATCAGATAGAGCAAGCGGCTGACTATTACGGTCCAGCCATCTACCAGCTCTTGGGGTTCCACTCGTCGTTGGAGCTAAGTTCGGATCTCAACGAAGACTTCATCCCGATAGCTCAGACCAAAGCTAATCCAAAGCTATTCGTGGTTGGGCTCATCCCTCCTACAGCGAATATCACTGGAAAGACTTTGGACAGGTCGGCCTCGATAGGCGCGACTCAGGGGTATCCAACTCAGGAGTTGGACTTCAATGGTCCCAAGTCTACAGCAGCTGGAGGGACTTTGGGGCCTGGTGGTTCAGCAGGTGGGCCATATATTACTTCAGCTGGATACTCAATAGATCAAGGATCTGGGGCCTTGAATGGGGGTATCAAGTCACCAGCAGGAGCGCCTATAGACCCTAAGAGCACTGATGCCCGACTGACGCACTTCTCTGTACCCCAACTCTACAGCACTATGACTGATGCTTATCGAGCTGTGACTGGTACTGAGCCTACCCCAACTGAGATTCAGTTCTATACTGCTCAGTGTCTCAGGGAGACTAGTGGTAACTCATACAGTAATAACTTCGGGAATATGGTCAATTATGGGAATACCCCACCAGCAAACACTCCTAGTTACTTGGCATCCGATGGCAACTACTACAAGGCGTTTGATAACACACAAGCTGGAGCACAGGCCTTCATCAGGCATGTAACTAATAGCCCAAATACAGTAACTGCAGCTCAGAGTGGGGACGCCCTTGGGTATATCACCTCTTTGGCTCAAGCAGGGTATTTCACCGCTTCTGTTAGGGGTTATTACGATGGGTTCCCTGCTAACTTGTCCCAGGTTGCGAATGGTATGAAAGGTACAGGGGTAAGTCTAAGTGATGCTAGTGGCATCCCAAAAGGTGCTCCTGATTGTTGCGCCTTTAATCAGACTCAGTTTCAGTACATGGATATGACGTCTCCAGGGTCTAGCACCAATGGTGGAAGGGGTCTAACTCCACAGAATAAATACCGGTTCAACTCTGGCTCTGTCTATGGGGCTAACTGTCCATTGCTAGCCCAGGCGGTCCAACCTCAAGATGGTTCCAATGGGGATTGGAACACCGACGGTTCACCTAACGCGAGTGCAGCTCGGAAGAATGACGACAAGACCGCCGATAGGGTTGACCTGAACAAGACCGAGCTCGGTCAACAATATCAGAATGCCCAGAAAGCTGAAGCGGCTATGACTGCTCTGGCCCTGGACATCATGCGGACTACACCTCCGTTGCGTCTCCTAGTCAACCCAGCTAGCTTCAAGATCAGCTCTGAGAGGGTTGTCTCGGATGGGAACTTCACGCGAGAAGGCCCTATCATTGAACACTGGGGTGAGCAACAAGACAAGATGAGCCTCTCGGGCAAGATCGCGGCCTTCTTTGCCATCGACTCACAACCTAGCAAGGACCCAAACAATCTAGGTGGTGGCCCTGGTCTAACGCGCGTGGCTCGTCAGTACTCAGCTAGTTACCAGAACTTCTTGAGCTTGTACCTACTTTATAGGAACAACGGTGGGTTGTTCGTGAACACCTTCAACGATACAACCATCAAGAACAACCTACTGGCAAGATTGTCACTCGTTGGGTCGATCTACATCTACTATGACAACACCTTGTACATTGGATCGTTTGATAGTTTCAATGTCACCGAGGCGGACACTACCCCATACTCGTTGGAATACAACATTGAATTCACTGTAAGGGCTACATTCCTTCTGGATGGGCCTACAGAAACTGACTTCAATGTCCTCAAGTCGGCGCAGAATGTGCAGCCACTACCGACAACTTCCAATCAGAGTTTGGTTTCAAACACTGGAGGGGGTCAAGTAGCTCTACCACCAGGGCTAGATCCTTCGGTCTACGCCTCCCTCAATGCTACTGAAGCTGCAAGCTTCGATGCTCGTAACCCCTCAACAGGTGGTACCTAACTCATGCCGCGCGGACCATTCCAAGGTAATTACCAGCCTAATCTGAGGCCTACAATAGCCATTGCGCCAGATGCTATGGTCTTCATCAATGGAGAGACCGATCTAATTGGCTGCCCGAGCTGTAAAAGAAAATTCGACCTAGGCAAGTACATCACGAGCATCCAGGTGAACCTCGACATTGATAGCGTCCCTGGTAGCGCCAGCATCAGCCTGAGTGTTCCTCGCCACACGCTCGATGACTTCTATTTCAACGGTAACCCCGTCATCACGACGATGATGGAGGTCGAGATTTACTCCAAAGGCTACTACACACTGGAGGGGTTACCCCAGTATTACCCCTTATTCTGGGGTTTAGTAACCGAAGTCGGGAGTAGTTTCTCCGGCGGAGAGCATACAGTAACCATTCAATGTGCGGACATCCTGAAGTGGTGGGAACTCTGCAGGATGAATATCAACCCGGCATTTACCGGGGCCAACCCTCAGTTGGGCCGATCTATCTTTGGAAACACGCTCTACGGGACCAACGTCTATGATACGATCTTCTCACTGTCCAACATGGCTTTTGGTGATGCCATCGTCGCCACAGGGTCGCTCACAAGCTTGACCAAGGAGCAAGCTCAGAAGGCCACTTTCAGGGCGGCGATGGGCGACATTATGCAGTATTGGGAGAGCAGGTTCACTAAGATCCGCTCCAACCTGCTGCTCTATGGGGTCAATGGGATTGCCATCCGAGGTGACTCTCTTGCGCATGCCTACAAGTCAGGAAAGGCCACTCCTGGACAGCAAACAATTGCCAATGCAGTTAGAAATGCTAACGGAGGGGCCGCGGCAGCTCAGCTGATCTTCGACCCGACTGACCCAGGAGTTACTGCATTTAGGACCCAATTTCCTTCAGCAGGTGAGGTCAACTTCTGGCAGTCAGAGTACCAGACCAAGCTTGAAATTGCTAATCTCTGCAAGGAGGCAGTAGGGTTCGAGTTCTACATGGATGTCACTGGGGACATCGTCTTTAAGCCCCCCTTCTACAATCTGGATATCCTATCCAACAAGCCAATCTCTTGGATTCAGGACATCGATATTCTCGATTGGGACTTTACGGACTCTGAGTCCGAGGTAGTCACTCAGCTGACCATCGAAGGTAACTTCGGAGGTAGCATCGACTATGGGTTAGGAGCTGAGGTCACCCCGTTCACCAGCGTCACGGACTACCACCTGCTTAGAAAGTATGGTTGGAGATCTCACACCTATCCGTCTGAGTTCATGGGCGATACCATGCGGATGTTCTACCATGGGTTGGACATCCTCGATAGGATCAATAGCAAGCGCAACCAGGCTACTATCACTATCCCTCATCGACCTGAGCTTCGTCTTGGGTTCCCAGTCTACATCGCCCCTCTCGACGAGATCTGGTACATCCGTGGGTTAAACCACAACATTCAATTTGGGGGTAGGACAACAACATCACTATCCCTCACTGCGCGTAGGCAGAAGTTCGTTGCACCCAAAGGGATTTCCACGTTGAACACTGGGGCCCTTAAGTCCAAGTCTGCTACCAACCAGAATTCCAAGGTAGTGACTACCCAGACTGATGCTACCACATCGCCCCTCACCACCCGTCAGCTAGCTCAAACCTCCTTCAAGTTGGATCTAGGGGATGCGGCAACCTTGCCGCCTATCAATGTCAATCCGGATGACCCGAAGACGCTTGACCCCTACCAACCACTGATTCTTCGTCACCCAAAAACGGGCAAGATCGTCGGGTACCCCAATGTGGTGATGGTCTACTCCAGACCCTATGACCCTCGTTCAGCATATACCAATGTCGCCGGTCAAAAGAATCCTGGTACCAACACCGTAGTGAGTAAGTCCAACAAGAGCAAGGTAGCGCAACGACAAGAACAGCAACAAGCCTTGGACGAAGTTAGAGTTTCACTAGACAAGTGGGCCAACATCCAGAACAAGTATTCTCACAACAGGTACTCATATGGCCTCAATTCTGCAGGTGTCTACGTCTATGCCTATGATGTGAACAAGTCCGTCACTCAGTTTGCCTTGATGCCATCAAAGAACATCACGGTATCAGGGGACACTTCGAACGTTACGTTCAAGGATACCACGATTAAGCTCGACAACCCGAATACCATGGTTCGTCCAGTTTCTGACGAGAGGGGTTTTGAGGTTATCGGACACTTTAGGTACGGACGTGGAGTCTCTCTAAGTGACGGGTCTCTGATTTACAACCCAGGGGGCAAGAACACTTCTGTGCAAGTGGGGGTTCAGTTGGCTCTCGCGGGTGACCTCTTGTCCACGCTCAATGCTCAATCCCAGGGCATTACGGCGGTCACGACTGCCTATACCAACCCAGCTGACACCGTAGCTCGGCTCACTCCCGATGATGTGCAGACAGCTGCAGCCCTGGTTACTGGGCAGGATGGTTTGAAGACTCCTCAGTTCACATCAACCTCGAACAACTTCGTGGACATCGCCCCTCTTGGGTCTCCTGAAGCTCAAGGGGTACCCGCAAGTGTAGAGGCCTCGACCCTCTCGCGCGCCCTAACTCTGGCTGAGATGACGATTCGTTCTGACCTAGTACCTGGCGATCCTCAGTGTAGCTGTCAAACAGGACGGGACGACTTGGCCTTCATCAATGTGGGCTATCAAGTTAGCTCTATCAGCCAGTCATCCTCAGCAGCTGGTGAGTCACTTCAAGGTAGTAGTACGGCAGGTGGCTCTAGCACCTCGTTCTCGCTACTGGCTGAAGAAGATCTTACCCAGCCCCTGCCCTCAATAGCCAAGTCCAGTGATGTGTTTCAAAGAGTCGAACAGTACTTGGCTACTCTCTACAAGGCTTTGGATGGTCCTCACCAGCAACTGGAGAACTCCCTACGAGGTGACCCATCTGGGGTAACCCCAGATGTTCGAAAACAACCTGACCTGTTCACTACCTCTGCTCAGGATCAAGCATACGGGAACTTTGCACCACCGTTCTCTTCTCCTAATAGAGCAGCCTTGGGGGATCCTGTAGCTACAGCTCAACAGGCGGTGTCATCTAGAAACAACCTGTCACAGGCGTTCTCAAGTTTTGGGTCCAACCTACAGAAGAACCAAAAGAAAGCTCAGTTATCTCAGCAGATAGCCAACCTACAAGCCAACAAGGGTGATCCTCAGACCATAGCCAATCTACAGCTTCAATTGAATCAGCTTGGATAATCATGCCCCATCTAGGTCCCAACATCCCCTATGGCAAAGTCCCGAACAGTGACTTTGCCAGCAATGACAACCCTCATGCCACGCTGAAGGTTGGGATCATCACGCGAGTAGATGAGCTGAACCTCAAAGCTGACGTTAAGATCATCACCGGGTCCGGGAACCGCTTCGAGTTGGACTTGACCCAACCCATGGCAGGCCCGCGTAGCTTCCTTGGTGGGATTCCTGAAGTCGGTTCTGTGGTCATCATCGGATATCGGCGGCGCACCAAGCAGCTCTATGATGCAGTAATTCTTGGGTATATCCCGGTAGGGAACAAGCTTGGACTGAAGTTCGACCCCTTTGCCCCGGTCCCTCCTGGTGAGCTTGATGCTGAGGACGTGGACGATGTTACCAAGGTCTACGGCCCGACCACCAGGTACAAGCGCATCAAGGGGCGCTCTGGGGACATCATTGGGATGTCGTCGGACGGGGCCGAGATGCAGCTGTCCCAGGATGTTCGCTTCTTCAACCGTGGGGGTGACAGCTTCGAGCTGCGGGATGTTGACCGAACCCTAGTCACTCAGGCCCTTCATCGAGCGGAGTCAGACTCGGCTGCCTACATGTTCTCTGGGGCTGTCCGGCGAGGGGCCATGAACCTGCCCCTGGAGATCTTCCAGACGGATGCCAACGGGGCGATCACCAACGTAGTTCGAGGACAAGACTCTCGATACTTTGGTCGAGATGATCTGTCTGCGGCTGGTGTTACTGGGTCAACCTTCGTCGACCCGACTACCCACAAGGCTCTCGACCGTATCAATGACGAGACCGAGTTCCCGTCACTGACCTTCTCCAATGGGCGCCAAGTCTTCTATGCCTCAGGCAACGCGGCTATCAACTTTGAGGACCCACTAAACGGTGGATCTCTCAGGGCTTTTACTGAGCGCCGGATAGAGGTTCGACACGACACGGACCTGACTCAAGAGGTGCTTGAGGAGATCGATGGGTTCGGCATGGACCGCCCTCGCGCGTACATCGAGTATGTCCTTGGGACCGTAGTTGGGAATGACCCGTTCTCTACGCTGGGTCAGCGCCAGTACGGTAAGGTCCTGAAACCAAAGATCTTTGAGTCCTTTGACCAGATAGGCGTTCCAGGGGCCGGGTTCGTGATGGAGGAGTGTCTCCGCCCGCCGAGCACCACGGTGGACGAGGCCCTGACGATGGCTGCGGCCTACCTATTCAAGATCTCTCCCCCGAGGGGCGTATCAAGGAGCCCATTCGCGATTGCGGTCTCGAAGCAGGGGAAGTTGTTCGCAAACATCCCGGCTTCTTCCAACGAGAACTACTCGTCGAAGAACATCTCGGTTGAGGCCAACCTAGAAGGCTGCCTCAAGGCTCGGATAGGCGCCAACACACCGGAGAAGTACTCGATTCATCTCACCTGCGACGGTGGGATCTTCCTCGACGTCGGGTCCGATGCCAATGGCCAATGCATTACGACGAACTATCGAGGGGCCATCAAGAACATCTTCCGAGGGGGATCGAACTCTGTTGATGATGTCGCCCACAGTGTCGACGTCCAGGGGAACAACGAGGTCAACATCTCGGGAACCGACATCCAGGTGGTCCAGGGGAGCTACCAGAAGACCGTAGATGGTAGTCACACGACCAAGGCAAGTACCATCAACCTCCACGGGTTGAACGGTCTGAATGTCAATGTGGGCGGGTGGAACGCCACTATCTCGGGGAAGACTCAGAACTACTATGCCCTCATCTACCAAGAGACGGTGGCCTTAGGCGGAAAGCTCTGTACGATCCTCGCGGGCGGCCATATCGAGAACATCGTCGCGGGCGCAAAGACCACTACGGTAGCCGCCGGAGCCATAGCCGTAAACTGTCCCGCGGGAGCATACTCAGTCACGGTTGGTACTGGCGCCATTTCTGTTACCACTGGGGTTGGAGCTGTGACCCTTTCCACCGGCGCAGGCGCCATCTCGATGACGGCCGGACTCGGAGCGGTTGCGATTACAGCCGGGTTGGCGATGAACTTGACAGCATCGACCATCATCATGCTGACTGCTCCTCGGGTCCAGATTGGGGGACCAACGGCAGTCCTCGGTGTTTCACGTGGAACGCCGATGATGCCGCCAGGATCCCCATCCCTGGACTGGATCACTGGTTTGCCGCTCCAAGGAGCCTTGATGGTGGGGTCGAATTGACATGCCGTTGGTCGCCCCAGTCCTCAGCGCCACGATTACAACCGCTCTCCTCGGTAGCGGGATGTTAGGTCTGGCGACGCCCAAGTTAGCATCTGGGTTAGGTCTTGGGCTTACTCTTTGGGTCAAAAAACTGAAGGTATCTACAGTCGATACCGGGGCTGTTGGTACTGGTAAGGGCTTATTCCCGTTCCTAGTCCCTCAACCGATTCTGATGGGGGCTCTTCTAGTGGCCTATGCCGCTAACGGTCACTTGGGGCCAATGGCTCCATTGGAGGCTGTTGGGTTAGCCAATGGGATCACGATTGGTTTGGCTCAAGGGATCTTGAATACCACTCACCCTTCGGTAGGGGCTGGAGGAGCGATAGCCAGGATCAGCGGACCACCCGCAGTATCCTCGATTATGCAAGGGTTTTCCAGCGTTGGTATCACGGGCCAGGGGGCTTCTGCCAAGGCAAATGCGATCTCCTCTGCACTCATGGTGGTTCTTCAGACTCTTGTTTTGCCAGTTGTCATTGTAGGAGCAGGAGGCCCATCCCCCTCATCGGGTAAAGGCTTCGGCTCGATAATCTAGATTTCAGATGAGGATCAGATGCCATTCAGTCTGCAGGGATATTTACTAGAGAAGCCTCGCGTTGGCTCTGCCAACAGCCCCTTCACTGCGAGCCCTGATGACTTAGTCTCTGACCTTGGTGCATTCAATAGTGCTTTTCCACCAGGCAACGAGACAACCCCTGGGCGAACTGAGTACTTAGTCATTGCCCTACAAGATGGGAACCTACCTGTTGCAGAGTTCGGGTGGACGAAGAACGAGACTGGGAACCAAAGGTTTGACTACGACGGAACCGTGGGGAACTTCAAGCCGCTACCAGGTGGCGCGCGGACGGTGGTTGGAGTCCTTGGGCCTGACTCCAACACTACTCGGCTGAAGATCTTGATCCCTGTGGGATCAGCTCCTTACCGAATTGCCCTTGGGTATCTTGGTAGCGGGATCACATTCTCAATCGGTACAGTCCCAGATGATGCCTCCTTTGGCTCACCGGCGAGCAGATCCGTGGAAGTCAGCTTGTCCACTGGGAACTTGAATTGGAACACCGGAGATCTTACCAGCTACGAAGGTCAAACCGTCCTATTCCAACAGCAGGCCCCCCTCTCACTGAAGGAATCAACCGGTAAAATTGGACTTGTTGGGGCTGACCAGGTCCTCTTGAACCCAATCCCTGGGTCGAGCCAACATCCACTTCTCAAGTTTGGGTTCGGCGGTTACCTGACCCCTATCCCTGTACCGAACGAGGCTAGTTTCACTGACCCACCATCTGGTAGCTTCCAGTGGGCGCAAAACACGGGCTTAGTGAACTTTAACTCAATTGATTCTAATACTTATAGTGGGTTTCCCGTCTACTATGATGGGATCCTTTTTGAAGTCCAAGCTCTTTCCAGTTGGAGCTCGGGGGCGACTATTGGTTCTGGTACCTTGTATGTGAACCCCATACCACTCGCGGGAGAGGACCTGGCCATCCTTGTGATGAACGGATCGGCCATTGTCCACCAGTTCCCTAACTTTGTACTGGTTCAAGACAATGCCCACTTCGTTGCAGACAAGGCGGGCCAAGTCCAGATCACCGCTGATACGGGTCAGATCAGGTTCTACTCAGCTGACTTCCTGAACTACTCTAGCTACACACTGAAGATTGTGTTCGGGGACCTTCTCATCGAGAATGGGATCTCTCTGCGTCTCTTCAGATCCCCAGTTGACTTGGATGGATCAGACCCTAACGTCAAGGATGTTACCGCATTCTACTCAATCACGAATGCAAGCTTGGCGAGCCCCATCATCGGCGCTCCGATGGTCTTCCTACCAGTGTTACCGGTGGATGATGTCAATCACCCAATGACCTTCTTGGTCGAGCAGGGAACAGGGTCGTTCATCGGACCGCTCCCACGCTTGGATGTCTCGTCGCCCCCAACAGGTATTGGCTATACCTTAGACTTTGACCAAAAGCAATTCTTTTTTGCCTCTAGAGTTAATTCTCAGATCACCTCAATTCTACATCCGACCGGAGCACTGACTCTAGACCCCTTCATAGATCCCTCGAATGCCTCATTCACATTGAATGGAACTCCGCAAGTTATTGGGGATGATGTCCTTCTTGATTCCAATGCAGGTGTTGTCTCCTTCATCACTCAGTATGGTGAAGTCATCACTAGCGGTACCACGGGCGCAGCCCCAAACCCTCTGGTCTTCTTTGATAGCGCAGGAGACTTCAGTTCAGTACTAGCTGGAGATCTCCTTGTGATTGTGACTGGGGCGCATGAGGGTGTGTACAACATCACGGGAGTCACTGACCAGCACCATCTCACAATAGATGCCCAGATCTCTGGGTCTCCCACTAACCTAGCCTATCAAGTCCGTCGAGGTTCCGAGGTTCTAGCTGACCGCTACTTCCAACTGGTCCAGTTCATCGATCCTCATGTAGTGGTTCAGCTGGTTCGAAACAACGTCACGACGACACTGGTCCAAGGCAAGGACTACATAGTGAGTGGTGGTTTGGGAACGTTCCAGACTACGTTCCGCCTGTTAAGCGGGGACCAGATTAACTTGACCTATCCGTCAAGCCAGGATAATCCAGACTCCACAGTTCTGAACCCAATTCTCACGAATGAGCGTGGAACTTTCCTTCATCGGAAAGAGCTTGCAGCCCATACCACTCCGTTGATGACCTTCAACCCAACCGGTTTGACGGTGGCCTCGAACCCAACCCCTGTAGTCTTTAGAGGCGGTCGCCCGCAGGACTCCACTCAGGTTCAAATCGACACTACCCACTCGACAATCACTTTCCTCCCGGATGTTTTCCCAACCCCATCAGGATTCAATGCGGTTGATAATACTCTCCCTCACGGTCCTGTTGTAAATCCCAATGAAAACGTATACATAGACTACAACACCTACGAAGCACTTGGTGGGGAGAACACCGTTGTCATCCTCAAGCCTGATTTGATTCTCACTCCAGTACAGATCAACTCGGGGTCCTCGTTATTCACGGTTCGTGGTGACAAGACGGCGGAGTTCCCAGCCAACTATCTGATCAGGATTGAAACCGAAGCAGTCTATTACCTAGCCACGCCGTCGTACGATCCGACCACGGATATCACCACCATTAACTTGTTGAGTCCACAAGTTTTCAGCGACTCGGCGACGAACCCGAAGATCTACATCTCGTCAGGGCCGGTCAACATCCCGTCGACGCAACCGGTCTACTTCGTCTTGGAGTCCTCAGCTTTCAATGACATCTCGCGCGGGATGAATCAGGTGATCTTCCCCGGCGAGGACCTCTCTGGAACCTATGTCACCGGCGAGATCTTGTATCTCACCGGAGGGGTGGCAAACGAGTTCTACTTGGTCTCTGGTTCGAGTTACGATGCTACTTCGAATGCCACCACGGTCACTCTGACGGTCCCGACAGTCCGAGAGTACCGGTATGCCACCTCGACGTTGTATCGTTCCGTGAGGCCCGTCTATGAGGCAACCACGGTCAATCTTCAGACCAGTGGGACACCGGCGATCCCCATCACGACCCCACCAACCACGCTATTGGACACTGTCCTCTTGTATCGAAAGGTCACAGGGCAGGTTGGGCAGATACTTTCCTCCCCGGCTGACTTCAAGATCGACGAAACTGGGAAGGTTACTCTTGTCGTACCGCTACAACAAAATGAAGCAATATCAATACTTTACACGAAGTATCGGATTGTCCAACCGGGTACTCTCCTCTCTTCCTACACGCATACGATTGTTCCAACCCAGAACAATGGGCTCCTGAATCAGGTCTTAGTCTACTCGGCGTCTACTTACATTCCGGATTCCTTTTACATTCGTGTAGAGACAATGACCAACTTCCGAGGTCAGATGGCGACGGCTTTTCAGGCTGATGCCTCGGCTTCAGTTCCGTCAAGTGGTCCACGTGTAGCAAATGCATCTCAGCCCCAGTTGTTCGAGCAAGGTAATAAGTCGGCCTTCTACGATGAGGGTGAGTATGCCAACGAAGACATTGTCGCGAGGGCTACTCTTCTTTTCTACAACGATACTATCAACCATCTCGAAGATGTGCTTCAGGAGATGGATGGGCGTGTTGTAGGTGATTGGGATGGGCGCTTCAAGTTTGATGGAACAACAGGCAATCCAGCTGTCAGTATCAGTACAGCCAACAACCAGATCGATGACGTCATAAGCCTGGCTTTTGGGGATGTTATTCGAGCCTACCAGTCAGGGACTCAGAGTCGGTTTTACCCGACCGTGTCATCGGTGGCCCAAGTCATTCTACAGGGGGTCCACACGGGTGATCCCATCATGAACTTTGGGATCAAGCCTATCACAGGGTCAAGTCCAACGTTCTTCAAGAGACTTCAGCGGGCCTTGGTGATTGAAGATGCCAAGACAGGGGATCTGGTACTATTTGTGGATAATACGGCTGAAGTTACGAGCTCGCCGCTTCGACCAGCCTTCGAAACTGGGATGCTAGTTGATGTCGCTGACCCTACAACGGTTTATGTCTCAGACGCCTCACCCCTAACGATCACCTCAGTCTCCCCAACAGCTCTTGGGGTGTCATCACTTCCAGTGGACATCCCGGCTGGGTCTACAGTTTACTTGAGCGTTCAGGATATAACCTATCCTCCAATGAGCTATAGAGTCGGAATAAACGTCACTCTTGACACCACAAATGGGTATCTGCTGTATGTGGTTCCTATCCCGGTGATTGGTCAAGCTCCTGTTGGCGGTGACATGCTTCAGGGGACGGTTTTCTTTGGCAACATCTCGACCTCACCTAAGAAGTTCCCAGCGCTCTATGGTCAGACCTTGGACGATAGTGGGGATCAACGCTATCCATTGATCAACCCTTCGTTGAATTGTGAGAGCAACTCATTGAGCTCGGACTACTTGACCACTGAGCTAAGCTATGTGCAGTCCGGGGGGCTTCTCAACCCTCCTATAGTTTCTGACCCACTCATCGGTATTGGATCCCTTGACATCAGTAATGCCCTTCTTTACTTGAGCTCTGGGACATTCCCGAGCCCCATACCCCAACCTGGGGATCTGGTTCGGGTCCTGACAGGTAGTATCCCTTCAGTAGACCCGAGATTCCATGTGATCAGGTATGTCTTCCCGAACTACTTGATTACTGAAACAGCTTTTGCAGCTAATGACACCAACTTTAGCTTCGAGATCACTACCTCCAATAACGTTGTTTCTGGATCAACAGCATCCACGACTGGGACTATCCTTATCGATCCAACAGCTACCTTCATATCCTCTGGAGTGATCCCTGGGTACACGGTAGTTGCGGTTCAGGCAAGTGGGACCTATCAAAGACGTCAGATAGTGTCGGTGGATTCTGAAACCCAACTTACCTTGGACTCTGGTTTCACCGCTGACTTGGATTCTGGTTCATACAGAATCTGCAACACATTGAACACCTTCAGTGACCTAGGGCCTCTGCAAAATGCTGCATATGGGCTCTGGAATATTGTTAACAACCTGGAGATTCCATCACTTCAGAGCTACTTCGACAGTGTTTTCACCGATAGACTCAGCCCGGCAACAGCTAGTGGTACAGTGACAGGGAACACCATCACCGATAACTCGGTGGACTTTATAGCTTCTGGAGTGATTGTCGGGGACTATATCTACGCGCCGATCTCACAAGCTAGTGAGGGGATCTTCCAAGTCACTCAGGTGATCAATGCCCATAACCTGTTGGTCGATGGGTCACCTAGTGCTGGGTCAATCAGTTTTAGGGTAGCCCATGTCTTTGGAGCTTCAAAACCAGCCCTTCAAGGGATCTTCACAATTCTACAACAGTGCGTGACCTTTGGTGGACCTTTAGCCACTTGGTACAACAATACTATTTCTTCTGTTACAGTGGACCCAGATATATCAGCGTATGCCAACGAACTTGATCCAACACTAATCGCTTCTCGGCCAGCTCTTGATACTGCTCGTCAGACTCAGGTTGCGAATGCCGTCTCGTTTATTCAGTCCGTCCTTGCAGACACAGACAAGCTCTATGACTCAAGATATGCATGGATTGACGAACGAATCAACTTCCAGACTGGTATCCTCGTGCAGCAACAACGGGCTGTAACCAATCGGATCAAGGCTCAACAAGACGCCCTCAACGCAATGATCAAGCTATTGGCGGTGCAGTGATGCCAGAAGACAACCAGACCCCACCAGCATGGGAATACAAGGAAGAGTTTGGGATTGTCTCCAAACTCAGAGAAGTCGTGAAGGCCACCCAAGTTGCTTCAGAGAAAGAACTAGCTGATTTGAGGCGAAAGTTGGAGCGGCTCACCTATGGAAGCTGATTATGTCTGATTGGAAGGCATTAGAAATCAAGATCCCGGGTAAGGATGAACTCGAAAGTGTTCGTTCAACCCTTGAAGTTCTCGTTACCTTCTTGGAGGTCATCAAGGCTCTTCTCAATACGATCAGCTTGTTCCTCATCGATTTTGGGAACCCAATCCGAGCTATTGTAACGGCCCTCTTAGCTGTCCTTCAGCAGCTATTCGAGAGCTTGAAGCGGACAGGGTTGTACGGGTACTTCGATATACCGAATCCGACGAGGGACCCAAACTTCGATCTCTATAAGGGAGGATATCAAGCGTTCACTGGGCGCTTCAAGGCCTCCCTGTTTGACGCTAAGGACCCCTATCGACCTCAGCCTCTCGCGGGGAGTATGCAGAGTGGGTTCGTACTCATTGTAGCTGATGCTACGAACATCTATTCCTTGTTGCGCCTGATGAAGATTCTCCTCCGATTCTTCGGTAAAGAGATCACTGCAGCCAAGTATGTTGCTCCGGCCAATGCTCGAATCTTTCCGGCGGGGACCAAGCCCGGGACTTCTAGCGGGACCAATGCTACCCCAAGTATTGACCCGATTCTGCAGGTGGCATCAGTCTTCGGAGCAACTTTGAAGGGGTTTGCCCTTGAGTGGACTCTGGCGACCAATCAGTACCCGCCTGACCCAGGCTTCAACGACTTGGTCGCCAGTGTATCCAGTGAACTGATCCCTAAGAGTTGGCTCATTGAGAGAACGAGTCTCTCTGGGGGTCCAACCCCGATGACCACAACCTCGCAGACCAACTTCGAGGATAAGACTGGCAAGGCCATCAGTCGCAAAGTAGTCGTAAGGGACGAGCAAGGGGACGTCTTCCGTCAGTTCCAGAAGTACTTCGTGCTTGACCCGACTTCAGCGACCTCGATATTCTCCCTGCTTCAACTCGGTAAGTTCCGGTACATAGATAGCGCTGTCAACAAGGACACAACCTACTACTACCGCATTCGAGCCTTCAGTGGGGCTCTCGATGTCGACTCTGAGAATGAAATCACCTTCCCTGCCCCCGAGGTGGATGCCACTACCAAAGAGATGATTCAGAGGTGGCCCTCCTCTGACCCAAACGACCCTGTGGTCATGGGTCGCCCAAGTCCAATTCTCACTTGTCGGCTTCCTAATATTCCGCCCGACTTTGATGTGATTACGGTCCTCGAAGACACCTTCAGGATGGCTTTCGCCCTTGGGTTTCAACAGCCGTTGGCTAAGGACTCACAGTTCGACAAGAATGGGCTCCCCATCAATGGTACCCCCGCGAGCCAGGTAGGCTGTGGATCTCTCACCAACATCGGTGGCGCCCTATCTCAAATCGAGCCTCTATCCTTTGGAGGGAACATCTCGGCGGACCCAACTACCGGTGACTATCCGGATGTTACTCAGAACTACCTGTCAGTGAAGCTTCAATCAGCGCAGTTGGCCCAGACCGTTGGATCTTCCCTCCTAGAGAATAGCGCCATGCTGATACCTCTTCGGGACTTGTTCCAAGGGGCTATCCCGAGACCAATCCCCTCAGATGGTAACTTCAATGGCCACAACACAACCATTGAGGCCATGGTAACGGCCTACAACAATATCCCTGAGGGTTTCCCCGGTGACCAGGTTTGTTACCCAGCTGTCTATGCTACAACTGAAGCAGCTTACACAAATGTGAATGTTAGGCTGAATCTATTGGATGCAGTCAACTTCATCAAGTCGTTCACGCTTGGTGGTACGCCACCTGACTGGGTATCCATCAGTTTGCTAAGAGACATCATCCCATGGAGTGGTCAATTCATCTATGACTTACTCAATCGCATTGATGCTCTCGCCGATGCCTTCAGGTCAGCTATCGACGAGATCAAAGCCTACATTGATGCAGTATCCCGCAAGATTGATGTCCTGGAACGATTCATCAAGTACCTGATTGAGATCTTGAACTTCTTGGATAGTTTCACAGCTGGTTTCTACTTCTTGAATGTACCTACTACGACTGGGGGTATCCCAGGTTGGATCAAAGCCATCGATGGTGCTGGAGGTACGAAGCCCCCCTCAGGTCCTGGTGGGTACTCGGCTGGAGTTGCCCTGGCATATGCAGGGACTGATGTCAGCTCTTTCGTGTCAGCCTTCAGTTTGATCTTTTGATTGACCTAGTAAGGTGTAGAGATTCAAATGAAATCGGAAAAGAAGGCTACTTGCCATCCGGATAGACCTGAGAAGGCTAGTGGCTTGTGTAATTCTTGCTATCATGCCTTGCTAGTAAGTAAGCATTCTCCATCTAAGTGCCACCCAGATAAGCCAGAGATTGTGATTGGTTCTGGTTTGTGTTCTGCTTGCTATGATTCTAAAAGAGTAGCTACCCACTCGCCATCAAAGTGTCACCCCGATAAGCCTGAATTTGTGGTTGGCTCTGGGTTATGCAAGTCCTGCTGCGACTCACAACGAATAAGTAAGCACTCCCCATCAAAGTGCCACCCTGACAAACCTGAGTACATAGTCGGTTCAGGTTTGTGTAAGTCGTGCCGCTCAGAACAAGTTAGGATGACAAGAAGCCCTTCAAAGTGTCATCCTGGTAGGCCTGAGTACATAGTCGGTTCTGGTATTTGCTTCTCATGCTTTCCTAAAAAAGAGAGTAAGCATAACCCATCGAAGTGTCACCCAAATAAACCTGAACATGTCATTGGGTCTGGGGTCTGTAAGTCATGCTACGGTAGAAAGCGCTTTGAGGAGCAACCACCTTCAGTGTGTCACCCTGATAAGCCTAGGGTTAGTAATTCAGGGTTATGCAGAAGTTGCTACAGATCTAAGAACAAGTACGGTACCGTAATTGACTATGCAAAGCCTTGTGAGATTTGCGGTGAACCCCTTCGAGTAGGGCAGGGAGGGGCCGTAGTCGACCATGACCATGTAACCAACGAACCGCGTGGTTTCTTGTGTAGTAAGTGTAATGCGGGTATTGGGATGTTCAGGGACTCCACCGATCTCCTTTATTCAGCAGTCAATTACTTACTCAAGTACTCCGATACCCTCAAGAAGAAGGCTGGCTAGAACCATGATGGACTTCTTGGGTACATTTAACAAGTCACAGTTCACTCGCTTCGTAGCTTATGTTAGAAGCCAGCTTGTTTATATTGATTCTAGGATCAAGCATCTCACTATTGAGCAGCAAAGGATTGGATTCCTTAAATTTGATTACGACTCTGGTGGTAGGCCTACCTCTCTATCGACTGGGTCACCTGGAATCATAACTTTTATAGGCAAATTGGTAGCTGCGTATGAAGTGTTAGGGGGGGACCCATTCTACGATCTTCAAGTCAGGTCCTTCAATCAGCCAGTATACTACTTGAAGGGTTCCGAGACAGCTACCTCTAAGATACTTTCCAACGGTGAGCCCTTACCGCTTCCAGGGTTATCCGATGGTGACTCGGGGAATGCGGTTCGTTCGATGAGGTCTTGGACGGAGGGGAACCTAGACAGACTCGAAAAACTTGAGCGCAAGATTCGACGAGCGATCGACTACTCAGACCAGCTACAAGACGAGATCAACGAACTCAAGACCATCAAAAAGTCAGTCGATGTCGACGGCTCACTTGAGAATCTCATAGCATTGGTAAACCAGTTGTTCATTGATCCTAGTTACCGTGCAATCGCTGATGACAAGGGGCAAGACCCATTTGGTAAGTACACTTATGCTCCTATGTCGTCGTACGACCAGGGTGGGACCCGCGCTCCACAAGATGGTCCAGCGATTGAGCGTGGCTCGGATGGGTATACCGCTTCAGGTGGAGGGTCGAGCTCATGAGTTATGATCGTCAGCTAGAACAAGTGTGTACTCACCTGGTAGCTGAGGAATACCTGCTCATGCAAGGGGACAGGCAGATAGCCACCCCTTTGCGGCCGATAGCATCCCTCAGCTCGGTGATAGTTCGAGCCAATGGGGTTGCAGAGGTCCCGTCCTATGGGGTTCAAACTCCCGCGCAGTCAGGTGGATCTCGCTCAGGCCCGTTCACCCTCACTACTGGGGTCAATGACAGGCTGAGGCTAAAAGTTGGTAATGATCCTTGGCAAGATGTCAGGATCCCAAGTGGGTATCGGATCCAACCAGATCAGCTAGCCTTGTTGATCAATACAAGAGTGAATGGGGTCCAATTCTATACTGACAACAACAAGATGCTCTTTCGGAGCAATCTGCTGGGCCCAACTGCCACTGTCTTCATTGATTCTGTCAGTACCCTCGCTACTCTACTTGGAATCCCAGTCAACCGCCACTTTAGTGGCAAGAACGTGTTCCCTGGATGGGCATTAGTCAACAAGCCCGGGACTCTATCAGATCGCCCACTTCGTCAGATTGTATTCGATGAGCCCCTCAGGGCCGATCTCAACTATCTAGAGGTTAACTACACGACAATCCGTGAGGAGTGTCGTAGGTGCGGCGGTCTTGGCATAGAAAACGATTGGGTCTATGGGGTTACTGGTGAGGTAATCCAAGTCAGAGATGAGATCCTTCTGATCCAAGAGGTGCAGAAGATCATCTACACTGTTGCAGGGACTAACTCATTTCATACTTGGTACGGTACTAGAATCATAGACCAAATTGGAGAGAAGCTTGTAGTAGGCGGAATCCTTCAGAATAGGATCACATCTGACATCTACACTGCCTTTGGGCGATGGCAATCCATCAAGAAGCAGCAGGAAGAGACCGTAGGTCAAGCTGTTTCTGATGAGGAGTTCCCATTCCAGCTGCAAGGGGTGACCTTGGAGCAGAGTCAGAATGACCCTACCGTTCTATTCATCACAGTTACCGTTGCAAATAGATCCCTGAAACCAATTCAATTGACACGTGGGTTGCGGCTCCCATACCCAAATAACCTGCTAGGGGCGACACAGCAACAAGAGATCGTTAGCAACTTGCAAAACTACTCATTGATTCAATAAGGCGTAGTATGGCTACCGCACCACAGATCTTGCTCAGGGATGGTTCTGGTTACACTACGAACCTTGTTTTCACGACAAACCAAGAATCGATTGTGATTCAAGGTACAGTTGATAGCTCAACCTCTGACATTCAGGTGTCGATCAACGGTGCTGCCTTTGTCTCGGACTCGACTCTCGTTGACTTCAACCTCCCAAACTTCACTATCCCAAATCTGAGCAGCTACCCAGATGGGTTGGCGCTTAGCCCTGGTGCTAACACAATCCAGATTCGCACCATTGACATCGTGGGTGGGGTTAGTGTCCCGTCAACGGTTTCTGTGACCCTCATCAGTCAGTCTGATATCCTTCAGGTGGAAACCCCATCTGGGATCAGAATGAGGAGACTTCGGGGGTCAGTTCGAATCCTGTCTGCCCTCCCAGTTCAACGCTTCAGTACCGCTGGAGTCCCACTTCCGACCAACTTCGTAGGGTTCAACTTTTACGCCTCGACAGCAGCGGGTGGTACAACTGGGTATTACAAGATCAACGCTACCACAGTCTCTGCAAAGTCCACCATCTTCGAGGAAAATGCCACTCAGTTTGCAGCAGACCAGACTATCTTCGATGCGGGTGACGAGTTCCTTCAAGTTAACGTAGTAAGCAAGGATGAGTTTGGAAACACCCTTGCGACTAAGATGAGTAGCACCTACAACACGTCGGTCTACAGTAACAAGATCCGCTTCACCTCTAGCTTCGAGGATTACTCTCTAACTGAGTTCATCGAGTTCGACCATGTTCGATCAGGTAGCGTGGACAGCATCAACGATGACCAATGGGCTGGGGTAGCTGATACTGATCCGCTCTACTACGTCGTGACTGGAGTGTACTATGATCCTCTGACAAGTTCAGAGGTCGAGAGCGCTTTCTCTCAAGAAGTTCTCGGTTCACCTCTAATCATTGACACCTCAATCCGTTCATTGCCTGGTCGAACTCAGTTTCAGGTGGTCACAGACTATGTCAGCGCCATCCAACGGGTTAACACTGAGATAGGCCTCCTTCCTGGGTCCACCACAAGGGACGTCTCGATTGATCCATTTAGCTCAGAAGCTGAGCGTATATACTTCCTAGTAGACTTCGTCAATAGGACTCAGAGCTTTCCGACTCTTCTTCAGATCGATGATGCTAACGGAGACGGAGTATCAGACCCAGTAGACGGAAGCGCATACAAGACAGCGCTCAAGGCTGCTCTTGGGTACACCACGAACGACGCGGTTCAGAGCCTCATTGATGCCGCCTTTGATAAGCTAGCTGGGAACATCAATAAGACCCGCTTGCCAGGTCGACCAGCTTTCGGACAAGAGGTATTCTACACTACAGCTCGGCCATCCTTCGATAAGCCCGTACCCAGTGGGACGATTGTATCTACAAGTGCTGATTCGTCTCTTGGTATCCCCTCAGTAAGGTTCAGAGTTGGTGGATCATACGTGATGCAATCCGCTATCGCGGACACCTACTACAACTTCGATACCAAGCAGTACGAGATCACAGTAGACATCGTCGCAGAGCAGGTTGGCTCAGATGGCAACAGACCCGCGGGGCAGATCACCAATGTTCAAGGTGTCTCTGGTTTCCAGGTAGTCAATCGAGATGCTACAGTTTTTGGGTCCGACCGTGAGAGTAACTCGGACTTGGCTACTCGTTGCTTGCTTGGGTACTCCGTAGATACGGGGACTGCTGGTGGGTATGCCTCTACGTCCGCAGAGCAGGTTGGAATTGTGAAGTCCAAGATCGTCAAGAGCGGCGACGACTTGATGATGCGTGACTACGACGAGGTTCGACACAAGCACATTGGTGGCAAAGTCGATATCTGGATCCAAGGGACTCAAGAACGTCAGGTATCCGAGAGATTCGCGTTCACCTATGACATTGCCCAGAACATTAGCTGCATCATCCTAGATGCAGTCAATCTCATCTTCCGAGTAGAAGACAGCAGGGTCACGCAAACTACACCCATTACCGAGATTTTGGATAACCTCACTCTTGGTTTTGGTGTACGGAATGTCACTCAGGGCTTGGACTACTTGCTGACTGGGGTGACTATCCTGGATTACCAGACATTCCAAGTCAATGCGAGCTTACCAGGTCAGGTAGTAACGAACTTTGATGATGTGGTGACAGCTGACTATCGATTCCGCAGCGTCAACCAGTTCACGTTCACTTTCCAACCTGTACGACGAGTAGTCTCTGTAGTGGGTGAGGTATCTGGGGCCTTGAATAGCACTCTTGGGTACAACCTTTACAAGACGGCGGATCCTTTGCTCGAAGGGGAGAGCACAATCTCCACAGATTACCTATCTATCAATCAAGTTGGTGGTATCCCTTCTGGTGCTAGTATCCAGGTCAACGACGAAACTCATGTTTTGATTGGTGCTCAACCTGAGCCTCTCGGGAGCATCGGCATCAACACTAAGAGCATCCGAGTATTCAGCGAGGACAGGACCATTGAGTTCAACGGTCCTGATGCGACTATTCCGGATTATGAGGTTGTTGAGGGTGGGGCAACTACGCCAGCCAAGATCATCCGTACCTCTACTTCAGCTATTGTCAATGGGGCAACAGTATCTGTGGACTATTCGCACGACGAGAACTTCACGGTCAACTATGTCATCAATGACCTACTGCAGCAGCTTCAACGGACGGTGAATAGCAAGCGCCACACGACAGCCGATGTGGTCATCAAGCAGTCCATTGAGAACTCAATTGTCCTTGAGACAACCGTACAGCTTCTTCCTGGGGCTACGAAGGACAAGGCAGATCCTGATATCAGGACCAATACCAGCCTCGAAACTGATCAGAGGCTCATTGGGCGCGGGCTTGCCCAAGGTGATGTCATCCATGCAATTGATGAGTCTCAGGGTGTTGACTTCCCAGTTGTTCCTTTGGCTCGGATGGCCTATGCGGATGGGTCCAGGAAGCTTCGTGAAGCTCTCACGTCGGCTTACTTGCACCTGAGTTCTTTGGACCATGGGAGCAACGTTGCTTACCTACTGACCAACCCCTTAGCCTTCCCGACGACGGATGGTGGCGGGCTGGTTACGGAGCACAAGGGGGTCTTCCAAGACGATGAGGCCATGGCCTTGGTGAGTGTTCTTGCTAACGTGGCATTAGCTGCTGATCAAGCCTTCATCATTGGCTCCGGCGGAGCTGTCATCAATGGCTACACGGACACAGCGACCTTGGTTGCTGCTGGATTTACTACCGCAGCAGCACAACAAGCAGAACTCCTAAGAAGGACTGCGAACCACGTTGTCATCTCGATTGCTGGATTCGGGATTATCCAAGATCTGCCAACAGATCACACCTACACGGTGTCCTATGTTATCCGTGGGGACTCCGGCTCCCATGATATCCCGGCGACGAGCGTCGAGTTCATCACCCTGGGCAACTTCACGATTACTTACTCACTAGCAGCAGGGGCTTCGTAATGGCTGACAGGTTCGGCATAGTTTACGGACTATACGACCCGAGAGATGGGGCTCTTAGGTATATTGGTCAAACCGTCAGAATGCTAAAGGTTCGACTTCAGGCGCACCTTAACCCCCACAACCTCAAAGATTCAAGATACGTCACACGATGGTTACGGATCTTGCTGAGTCTAAACTTGGAACCTAGTGTTCGACAGTTAGGTGAGGCTTATACTCGCGAGGAGCTTGATCGACTTGAGGTTCGTTTGATTCAAGAATCTAGAGAACAGGGGGCTTTGCTCACGAATATCGTTGAAGGTGGTGGGGGTAGAAGTGGGTACAAGGTATCACCTGAGACTAAGCTAAAAATGCGTGTTAAGATGACTGGTCATGCAGTGAGTGCAGAATCTCGCTCCAAGATATCTAGAGCCAATAAGGGAAGACCATCTAAGCTCAAGGGTTACAAGCACTCTCAAGAGACTATCCTCAAGTACATCGAATGCCATAAGGGGATTCGCCCGTCACTTGAGGCTAGGAAAAGAATGAGCGAATCTCGTAAGGATTTATTCGCTGGGTCCAAGCACCCTAATTACAGACACGACCTTTCAACTGACTACATTCTAAGTAGGATAAATAGTGGAATACCTAGAGCTCAGGTTGCTGATGAGTTGGGAATTTCTGTGAGACTTGTAAATAGAAGGGTTGAGTTAGCAAGAAGACTCGGGAACCCGTTGGCGCCTGTAAAGCCAAGTCGCGTTACAACAGATCAAATTCTCGACCTCCTGAGCAGTAAGACTCAAGAACAAGTAGCAAAGGAGTTGGGCATATCTCGTTCTTTGATTATCCTTAGACTCAGGGAGAGAAGGGCCAATGGCTGATCGATTCGTAAACGACCCAGATCGATTGAATCACACGATACCCCAATCTGGGAAGGAATACAACTTACGCCTGATCCAGAGGACTCAGAGCATATTCAAGAACTTACTTGACTTACTCCCGAGTAATTATATCAGCACAATCGAAGGCCCAGCATATTCAGTCGAAATTAAAGCGGTGGCTCTGGAGTTGTCTCGGTTGGAGCTAGCACTCGAAGATGTCAAATTCGACATAGACTTTGAGACAACTCGCACTGATTTCCTATACACTTTGATTGGCTACATGGTCTTCATGAATGGCCAGTTGCCGACGACTGACTATGATGATGAGCAGTTCAGACAATTTCTCCTCAGTGTGATTGGGATCTACTTCGAGGGTTCGATTCCAAAGGCAATGATCCAGGGAGTTCAGCTCTTCTTTACAGGAGCCCTGACCTTCACTGAGGATTTCCTACAAGCTCGGATGCCCAACTCAGGGCTCGATATCTCTGATGAGTTTGGGTTCCAAATAGATGTCACGGATACAGCGACTGGGTTCCCCACGGATACCTTCACTCTTGAGGCTAATGTTCGTCTAATTCTGAACATCATACGTCCCGCGCACACTCTGTTCAAGATCAGGTACATATTCACGGATCAATACAACCCGAATGGTGGGTTGGGGATCTTGGATGCATCAAGAAGCAGCCTATCGAGTTACTACTACGAGGACTTCAGGGTGTATGAGCATGGGTTACTAGACCAAGACCGAATGGGTCGTAAGGTCAATCAACTTGTCATAGGCGAAGACCACACTGGGGACTTCTGAGGATCTGATGGCCTTTACAGGAATACTCGGAACTTCTAACAGCCAGCCAGGAAATATCCTACTGGGGGCTGGTAGCGCAGCTGTTGACCTAGCGATAACGTTCAATGGGACTTCTGCCCTGATCGCTAATTCAATATCCTCTGGGTTTTCAGTAGCCTCTGCAGAGTTCCTTCTTAGCAGTAGCATTCTACTAGTCACTTTCAACAAGCCTTTGATGATCGATTCGGTTCTCCTCGACCCAGCTTCTTACTCCGTCACTGGCCCCTCTGCTGTAACAGTTCTTGAAGTGTTCACGGTCAATGCAACGGTTGTAGCACTGCATGTGTCTGGAGTAATAGCTGGTACCTACACGGTGATAGTAACTGGGGTGCATGCTAGTGATCTCGACCCGCTGATGCTTAGTGGGAACACAGCACAATTCCTGGCCCAGATCCCCTATACGGATCGGTCCCTCTTTACGAATAAGGGTCCGATAGTAAAACCTGAAGCTGTCGTACAGACAGGCAACCAATGGTCGGTTCAGACGACCCCAACAAGATTCTTCGGAAACGTCACTACTAGTGATGTGGTACTCACGGGCGCAAGCTTGAGTTCAAATCACGTTGGTTTGTACCTGAGGCTCAAAGCCTCGAACGTGCTGGTAGACTCGGTAAATGGTGGTGATTACAAGATCCTAGCAGTCATCAACCCAACCCGAGCCAGGGTTCAAGCTAGTTTCAGAGCACCCACCTCCGATCCAACTGATAATGTCGCCACTAACTATTGGGCAATCATCAACCCCAACACTGGGTTCATCGCTGATAGCCCATCAGATGTAGTAGTGCGAGTTAATAGCACCCCTGTTGCTGTTGATCATGTGGTAGGGCTACTGGGTCAGATTGTTCTTGCAACCCCTCCGGCGCCTGGTTCTAGTATCTCGATTGATTATTCGTGGATCAATGACCCAGCGGTTGAATTCAGACGGCTCAACTCGTTAGAGTTCGTTTCGAATAGGTGGAACCGGTCAACTGGGGTCACTGGTGAGAGGGTATTCCCCTATCGGAATGCAATCCAATCTACAAATGGAGCTCTCAGTAGAATCCCCATTGATGATATTCGAGCCCCTCAGCCTCAGCCTCTTCTACGCGAGGTGTTCTACCGCGCCTACGAGAGGGCTTACACCTCGCTCTCGAATGACCCAACCTCGTTGTTGCTGAACACTCCGAAGAATAGGGTTGCATTCCCACCCCTCTCCCGTCAGATCTCTCAGGTATCAGTAGCCTATGATGCCAATACCCTACCTGAATCGGATCCTACCACCCCTTGGGATCGCAAGGGTACTGGTACCGCTACAGTAAGTGGGGGCCTTCTCACAATCACCAGTAACACGATAGGCCCATTCCCTGAGGGTCAGCCCTTCTATTGGAGTCGTGGGATCGATCTGACTTTCCCGCATGCCTACGCCACCACCTGGCGCTTGAAGATAACCGCCACGACCCCTGATGGAGTCTTTACTGGGGTTTGCACGGGCTGGTCCGATAGTATTCGAGCAGTAATCCTAGGTTACTTGTTGGACGGTAGCACTCGCAAGATCGGCTTCCTCCTACGAGGCAATGGGGATGACCCATCCAAGATCTCTGGGTGGACAACCTTTGACTTTGATTGGTCTACGATCCACTCCTATCGACTATTCAGAGATACAAGCGGTACGGTCAACTTCTATGTCGATGGTGAGGTTGTACCTAGCCTATCAATCTCCGAGGCCCAGCTTCCGTTCTTGGAAGAGCTGAACGACTCATTCAACGAGATCCAGAATATTTTCTTTGGATCTTTGAGCAGAGGAGCAACGAGTACCAGTGTATGGGACTTCGTTCACTATCTAGTACTCCCCACCAACCCCCAGCAGAGCATTCCGTCTTCGTTCGTGTCCTACACTCCGACGGTCTTGCCGGAGAACGCCACCAACCCTTGGACACCGGTTGGCTATCATGGGAACGAGACTCTTGTGGGTGGGGTCCTAGTACTGGATTCGACTTCAGCGACTGACTTAGCGACTTCGGAAGAAGTGGGTCTTGTTGGCGGTGACTTCAAGGGGTTCACCAGGATTGAACCTTTACTGAGTGCATCGACCAATACCGTACTGGACTTTGAGGTTACATTACGAACGCTCACCCACGGGATCACTCCGAACGCCATCATGGCAGCCGTGGACGATGGTAACCGGCTGGTCCAGGTCTGCTTCTTCCCCACCACTCCACAACCGAAGGTCAGCTACCCAGGGCGCTCCTTGCCTCAAGAAGCCACCCCTCGCCCTTGGACCTCTCTTGGGGGCCAACCTGCGGTCATGGTGGGTCGGATTCTCCAGATCCAAGACTCAAGCCTAACTGACGGACGTGTCTTTGCTATCGAGGATCTTGAGTCAAGTTCATCGCTCAACAGGATCTTTTACGTCTCAATCGACTATTACTTCGAGTTCAAGTGTGAGGTAGTATCCTCGACTCCTGACCCAACTGATTACTTCTGTGGGGCAACAGTGGATGTCTATGATGGGACTAAGACCATTGGGGTCATGCTCAGGAGAGATCCTGTAAACCCGCAGGTGGCTTTCCACTCAGATGGTCTAGTACTTCAAGCCTTTGCCTTCAACTGGGCAGATGGAAAGACCCACATCTATCGAGTTGCTAAGAATACTGCAGCTGACTTGGTGATTCTATACATCGATGGGGTTCTCATTGGGTCCTTTGCCTACTCTGGGTTTACCACGGTTTCACCAGTCTCGGTTCCTACGTTCTCCTTTGGCTCTTCGACGGCCAGCAGCGGTCAAGCACTCTCAGTGATTGATTGGCATTACGTAAATGGTTGGAGGGCTCAACCGGTCTCCGGAGTTAGCCACTACGTTGGTATCTGGAAGGGTGTGGACCAGAGCAGCCTCCTTGGGTACTACCTGCCTCTCAAGGCGAAGGGTCAGGCGCGTACCTCAGGCAACCAACTCACAGACTTGTTGGCTGACTTCATAGGTGCTGGGGTCCAAATCGGAGATGACCTCATCATCGATTTCGGGGACAATCGAGGGGTTTACTCGGTATTCACTGTAAGTACCAACACGATCACCTTTGTCAACTTGCTCCCGCAACCTGGGCATACCGTAGTTGAGTACCGAATCCCAGCCCAGTTCGAGTGGGCGATGAATCATACCTACCAGCTACTTAGAGATCCTGCTGGGTTCATAGCCTTGTTTGTCGACTCTAGTACGACCCCTATCATCCAGGTTGAGTACAACAACACGACACTGCCTTCTAGTTCTGTTGGTCTTCCCAATCAATTCAATCGGGGCTTGCCTTCGATCACCTGGGGAGCGTTTGACCCAACCAACTTGTCTCAGAGTGCATGGCCCTTCCTGCAGTATGGGATCACTCGGGCTCCAATTGAAGTCAAGGCGGTCCCCCCGCACCAAGTATCGAATCAGCGTAACGTCATGAGCTCCCCTGAGCACCTCTTGGGGCGGGTGGCGCACAACCATACTCAGTACTCGTCGGCTTCAACTGGGGTCCCGTATCTTTGGGAGGCATACGTCAATAACCCCAATGTTCATGCCTTCACCAAGTTGAATGATGGGACCCCCTTAGTTCCTTCTACTCAGACCTATGATGTTCGCAAGAAGACCATACCGCCCTTTGCACCCTACAGTGCTACCGGTTTTGGTGGGGCAGCCATGGGGGTCGATGGCTTTGGGTTCGGACCATTAGGGAACGTCCCATCACTCAAAGTTAGATTCATCATCCCAGATGGTGTTCTGTACAATAGACTCGAAGTCATAGAGAAAACTTCGGGGAAGTCTGATTTGTTGTCTGCCTTCTCGGATGACCAGGTCTCGATGGTGTTTGATCCACCTGTGGTCTCCCTATCGATTACCTTTTCAGGCGACTCTGGAATGGAAGCTAACGAAGGGTAGGCGGTGACCCTTCTATAGATTGGAGTAGGTAATGTTCAAGGTTAGCGATACATTCAATCGAATCAGAGATGCCATCAGCATGGCTTGGGTAAACCGCTATGAGGATCGGATGACTTGCATCAAGAAGGGTGAGGTCTTTATGACCCTTCGAGATGGCAAGACCGGGGAGATCCAAGAACAACGCCACTTTGACAACCTTGTAGTCCGTGACGCCTCGATACTAGTCGCGCGCCTCTTCAAAAACAATGCTGAGACCGGACTTCACGGGGGTTTCTGCCTCGCTATAGGTACTGGTGATACCGGTTGGAACCCCCTGGCGCCACCAGCTCCTACGCTTACCCAACGAGCCCTATTTGCTGAGTTGACGCGCAAGGTCTTTGCATCATCGACTTTCATCGACTCGTTAGGTAATCCAACAGCTATTCCTACAAATGTTGTTGACTTCGTAACTACATTTACAGAATCAGAGGCAGTAGGGCCACTCGTTGAGATGGGTATCCTAGGTGGTACCATTTCTACTAACCTAGCTATTAAGAATCCTGTTTCTCCTCCAAATGGCCCGTATGACCCGACGGTTGACCTGACCACCAAGGAAACGATGGCCAACTACCTTACCTTCGCTGTGCAGACCAAACCAGCTACGTCGACCTTAACTATTGTCTGGAGGTTGACTTTTTGACCTGTCGGTGTAATTGAAGGTGTGATCTGTTCTAAGTGCAGTAGGCCAGGTGATTTCCGAAAGGGTCATCGCCAGTGTCGAGAGTGTGAGCGAGCCTACGGTAGGGAGCGCTATTCCTTGAAGAAGGCTGATTTTCAAGCCTACAGAGAGTTCAATCGGAAGCACTATCGACGTAAGAATGTTGAGATCTGTCGTCGTAAGAAGGCTGAGCGGCATATAGCGGTAGACAGGTTAAAGAGTGTTCCATGTAAGGATTGCGGTCTATCCTACCCACCCTATGTCATGGATTTTGATCATCGAGACCCTACTTGCAAGGAAAATGAGATCAATCATCTTCTGAACAAGACTACAGCTCCTTGGGCTAGGATCTTAGGCGAAATAGCTAAATGTGATGTGGTTTGTGTGCGCTGTCATCGTATGAGGACTTGGAGACCACCAAAGGTTATAGATAGTAGGAGAGAACTTATCCTTCAGCTCAAGGATAAGCCATGTGCTGATTGTGGGAGGTCATTCCATTACTGTCAGATGGATTTTGACCATGTACGTGGTGTTAAAGTTGGATCTGTTTCTCAGATGAAGTCTTGTAAGGCCATTCTTGCTGAAGTGGCTAAATGTGAGGTAGTCTGCGCAAACTGTCATCGAGAGAGAACTCAGGTTCAAGCAAAAGGGGCTCTACGTACTGGTATAAGTGAGATCCCTATGGTATGGGAGCGAAACAGTTCTGGTGAGGTTCAAACCTCAGTGAGGGCTCCCACTCGTAGGGTACTAACTCCAGCAATAAGACCATGGCATAAGTTCGCAGGAAAACTAACAGATCGTGAGGTAGCAACTAGATTTAGTACCTCACCTGTCAATGTGTGCACCTACCGAAAGAAAGTCGGTATTCCTTCTTTCAGGTCTTCCATGCAGAAGCAGATCTGTATGGAGACCACAAATGACTGATAACCTAGGAGAAGGCGTTAGCAGAGTTCTTGATCCAGCGACCACTCAATTTCTGAGTGTAATCTGGCAAGCGGGTCTCTGCCCACTCGACTCCGAGTGGAACCTCGTTGGTGACCTCGCAGCTGGGTTTGATCGCCAGAGGTCTCTCCTTGGAACCCCATCTGGTTGGTTCGGGAACGACATCAACCCATCGAAGGACTATCAAACCGACCCAACTTGGTCTAATTGGTTCAAGTTTGGCAGGCAGCGCTCCGGCGATAAGCAGTCCATCATGTGGGCGGTCGTCAATGGTTGGTTAGTTCCTGTTGCGGGGACTCAAACAGGGGACCCCCCAGGAAGCCCTGATGATACTGACACTTGGAATAAGGTTACCCTCGAACCTCCTCCAGGATCGGCGGGGGACGCCCGAGCGGATTTCGTGTTCCTCGAAGTCTGGAAAGCTCGTATTGCTCCATACCCCTCGACCATCAACAAGCCGAATGGGTCCGCAATTTTTAAGTTAGGCAATGTCGAAGGTGGGTTTAGCTACCTCCCCGATGATATCCTCGACCCAGCTATCGGGGAAGAGACCACCGAGCGTGTACAGCTACAGTACCGCATTCGAGTAGTCAAGGGGCTCATCAATCTGAGTACCAACCCTGACGGCTTCGATCCAACAGTGGTCAAGGCCCAAGGCGCACAGGCAACCCCTCCATCAGTCGGCGGGTACACCTTCGCCAACATGCGTGAGACCCTGGGCGACCCCGGTCTCTGGAGGGCTGGAGACGGGACTCAGAACGTTCTTGGGACAGTGGATGGTTATGTCTACGCAATCCCGATCTGTATTGTCTTCCGTCGCAATGCCATCTTGTGGGCAGGCGAGCCATCTCAGAACCTGAATGGTGGGTTCAACCGCAATCCAACCGCGGTAGACCGAACTGGGACTCTTACATTCTCAACGGTACCAACTCTCGCCGCTGATCTTAGTGCATCTTCTTTCAGTGCAACTCTGGTCTCATCCTCAAATATCCCTCTTCCGTTGACCCCAGCGTCGTCGGTGACGATTAAGATCGACGAAGAACTTATCACTTATTCTGGTATTTCTGGTACCATACTTACTATCACCCCGACTACTGGTAGGGGGGCTAATGGTACAGCGGCCGCTGTTCATAAGGCTGGGGCAACCATCACGGTTGTCTCTACTCGACCCGACGGACTGTACTCAGACCAGATCACTGGGACTGACGTTCTAGATCTTAGGCATGCAGTCAACCCAGCTGGTTTCAACTACCACAGCACTCTTCGGTCGAACTTAGACAAGTTGCTCAAGGGGCAACTACGAGCCAACTGGAAGAGAACCGGAACTGACCCGCGTGGGATTTATCTTCTCTACGAAGACAAGATCAGCTTGACCCCACCAATCAGTTTGGGGGTCACTCAGCTTGATGGGCCTGACCACATTCGCATGATCTTCTCGGATGCGGCGGTTCAACAACCCGTAGAGGTAATCTTCAAGCCAACAACTTGGTCAGGACCCTCACCAACTTTCCCAGTTGCGGTTGTACAACCTTGGGGTTTGCATGTGAATGCAAACATTGTAGCTCAAGCTACCACAGCAATTTGGACTATAGGGGATCAACTCAGTATCCCGGTAGATCAGTTCAAGACCGGAGTCTCAGTATCTGATGCTGACCAGATCAGATTCCTCAATGACCAGCCAGCCTCAGGGACAGGTACTTCTTCAGGTACCGACCAGTTCATTGACGCTACCAACGACTATGTAGCTAGCGGAGTTGAGATTGGGGATACTCTTGTCATAACCGTTAATGATTCTCCTATTGCTGCTGGGTCGTACACCATCATTCAGGTAACCACCACAGTATTGACGGTATCCACGACTATTCCTGCGGCCACCCTGACTCCATATGTCATTCGGAAAGGTACTGGAGCGGTTCAGATCCGCGTTGAGGGTCAAGCAACATCTTTACCACAGCACTATTTCACTGTAACTCCTCCAAATCCCAGTCCAACTGATAACCTAGTCATTACTCTAGTTGCGGGTACTTATTCTCCTCTATCCCCTGCAAATGTATTGAACCTATATGCTACTACGCATATTCAATATGGTAGTGGTCGTGGGCTATCAAGGCGACCTGACTCCATTCATAACATTGCACTACTCAACCCTAACGCTCAACTACTCCATCAGGTGGAGTACAGTCAAGCTAATACCTTCCAACTTCGTACAGCTTGGACAGCGCTCTGGAGCAAGTTCAGGGGCGACACCTACAAGAGTCTTCTGCCAGTAACAGCAGAATCCTATGCAGATCTTGGGTCAAAAACTGTAGCCATTACCCCGTTCCAGGCAATACAGTTCCCCGTTCCAAGTCCCATCACTGGTAGCATCATGACACCAAGTGGGTCTGATCCGCTGGCTTTGTTTGATCACACAAGATATGCTCTCCTACCCCGCCATCTAGTTCCAGGTTGGGGTGCTGTAGAGGTACCGATTATTCCGGTTACAAGTGGAGGGAACTTCCATCGGGGCATCAACTTCATGCTGATGTCTCAAGAGAGGGTTGCCACAAACACTACCCTCTTCAACACCGAGTACATCAACTACTCGATAGCAGGTGGACAGCTTACCTGTGCTATCTTCTCTACTCTAAATCTGCAGACTTCACTACCACTAACCTACAATACCGCGACAGGGGACAGCTTCATCATTAGCTATGCTGGGATGAGGCTATTCAATGATGACCCAACGGTGATTGGAGCACTTTCAACCGCGCGAGGTTTGGGGAGGCAAGGGCTTGAGCTACCACCCTACTACGGTATCGCAAGGTTGTTTGCGGTCTATGAGGCTCAAGACTACAAGATTCATGGATCATCTTTCAACGTTGGAGCTGGAGGGGATCGAACCTTCACTGGTACAGGAGCCACCAACCTATTGCGCGGTGACTTCATTGGTCCGACTTTCTGGATAGAGAAGGATGTCAATGGTGATAGTACTTTCATCCTGAACGCGGATACCATTGATCTAACTAAGTCCCCCAACCCGATATCTACATTTGCTTCCGGAAACTACATCATTGAAGCTTGTGTGTTTGGTTTTGACCGGGGAGCTTTTGATCTCAGTCAGCCATTCAAGATGGCTATATCCCTTACGGCTAGTTCGAGCCTGGTGAATGGGCCTAACACTATTCTGCCAGGACCCCTCACCACTACGGATACAGCTCTCATCAACTACAGCAGGACCCCCTACCAAGGGGATGCTTGGGGGACCGAGACATCATTCTCGGACAAGGGACACACTCAGGGTCCGTTGCTGAGTGCAGATGCCTATCAGTTGGCCTCGACCTCGTTGATCCCCAACATGCTGACGCGCCCCAACCAGAAACCTCTAGAGGTTCTGGCTTCCGTCGGGTTCATCACCACATTGGGTACTGGCCGTCTCTCTGGTGACTTTTCTCTGGCGAACGCCTATGACATTCGTAACGTAGGGTACGAGGATCCTACAGACCCGAGTGCTCCTTATCCTCCCCACACAAGTGGTGGACCTCGTCCTCTCGTCAAGTCTGGGGCGCTTGGTAGCCTCGCCAACTACGGGGATCTGGAAGCCAATCCTGAGTATCTGGGATGTACTGAAAGGCTCCCCTTGGGTGCTCTGTACCGAGACAAGGACTTCCACGGGTCTAGGTTCTCGGATGAGTTGTCATCGCCCCTAGTCTACTTGGACACGGCTGGTGTTGGTTCAGGCGTAGCAGGTCTTGCAAGGACCTCAGAGCTTGATCAAACCGAAGCCTTGATGATGCCAGCCTCGGTCTCTGCTGGCGTCCCTGGTGACGTTCTGGTGATGGTAGACGGGTCACCAGCTGACTACACTCAGCTGCTCAACTACAGGGTTAACCGAGGGGGTTCGGTCTTCGTCGGCTCTGGAGACCGACCTGGTGGTGAGGTGTTCGCTACCTACTCTAGGTTATTGGGCTCCGGGAAGGGGAGTCGAGTTCTCGTTGGGCGAGCATTCCTAGTCCGGAATGCACCTACCTCCGCGGGGTCCGTTGAGGTCTCCGGGGGTGACGAGCTGATGATGGCCATCACCACCCAGGTCATGGAGCTTGGGACAACCCCCATCGAAGCCATGATCCTGTTGGGAACCAATGGGTCGAGTGAGGGGTATGCAGCGGCTGACCTCTATCGAATTGAGGGCCATCCGATCATCACTAACCACACCTTTTACGATGTGGACCCTAGTACAATCCAGCTTCCTCTCGGGAAGACTATCGCTCAGATCACAGCCCCCTCTCCCACGCCAGCCATTCCGATTGGTGCAGCCAGCACAGTCTATGCTAGTGACGGGACTCGCAACTTCTGGACAAACATCCCAACGCTGACTGGGTTGGACATCGTTGGAAACTTGGTTGTTAGTGGGACTGCTAGCGTTTCTGGAAACTTACTAGCCACATCTAGTGCACTCACATTCACCAATGCCACTCGCATTGGTACCACTAATCTATCCTCTGGGACCACGAGTTCATTGCTTGTCAGTACTGGAGACGGTTCTGGAACTGCTAGCACGGGTAACCTTACAGTTACCCCTGGTACCTCAAGTGGTTCAGGTGCTGCCGGTGGCCTGGTCCTAAACGGTGGTTCATCCACAGGATCTTCAGGTAATGGCGGTAATGTTATTGTAGCAGGTGGTACCACCTTCAACGGAAATGGTGGTAATGTCACTGTACGAGGCGGTACCGCGGGTGTCTCCGGCAATGGAGGTAGTGTTACTATAGCCTCAGGGCTTGGTACCGTCACTAATGGCTCAGTAATCGTTAAGATAGGGCCCCTTGTCACTGTAGCAAGCTTCAATAATGTAGACCTCATTCTTGGTTTAACGAGTGGTACCGGTAACTATGGTATCCAGTTCACGGCTGGGGTCACAAATCCATCAATCAGTCAAGCTACTGGTACCGGCCCCGGCAACAACCTCAGTATCAGCTCACAGAGTGCTGGATCAACAAACAATTCTGGTGGTAGCATATACTTCACAACTGGAATTGGACTTGGTACTGGTGGCGCTGGGGGGTTTAGTTTTTCCAATGGGTTCCGTAATAACCTTAGAATAAGTGGTACTGACACTGAGAGCACATACTTCGGAACCAATATTGTTGAGGTGGGTGACACGAATGCGTTCGATATCTTCAGCTCCGTCTTCAGCTCAAGGGTAATCGCTCCCAAGATAGGGCAGAAGGCAACTAATGGTGACGTCTACGATTACACACTCACCATTAAGGCTGCTGATATTGCTACCGCCTTTTTAGGTAAGGGGGCAGATCTAGCTCTGTTCGCTGGTAACGCAGCGGGTGATGTATCCCATCCGAAACCAGGTGGTGACATCTACCTGAAAACTGGGAAGGGGTCATTTGACCGCAGTGGTCAGGTGTTTGTACAGGTCGAAACCGGTACCACGATGTCACCCGCACCCGTGACTGTGGCTACCATCACTCAGTCAGCGGTTATCGTAGATGTTAACGACCTAGTATTTGACCCTGCAGTTAATGCCCCCCTTGTAGCTCAGCAAGATGCAACGGGTGCTGACGGCAGCAACCTCAAAGTTCAAGCGCAAAAGGGTGACCAAACCGCTGGGTCATCACACAGTGGTGGTAACCTGATACTAATCTCAGGTGCTCATGGACCTAGCGGTGGATCTAATGGGGTCATTGAGATCCAACTTGGTAACCACAGTTATCCGCGAGCGATTGTCGATGAAAATGGTATAGGCATAGCCCATACCGAGCTGGCAGGTACAAATTGCGGGCTCGGGCTCGACACTAGTAGCAACGACCCGCCAGTTCATCCAGGTAGCGTTGACACCGTTCTGTATGTCAACTCATTTGGAGATGTTAGGTCATCCAATAGCAGGGGTGTGATTACCCTAAACGGAACTGTCAATCGGATTGTTGACACTAGTTCATTCACAGCGAGCCCAGTAACAGCATCGTCTCCGACTGCTCTGATGGCCAGCTTCCCCACCTTCACTGGGGTCTTGGAGGGGGACATCATTGAAGGTTCAGCTTGCTTTCACGTTGTAGCAGCTGCATCTACTGGAAACGTCGGAACCATCTACCTGATACTCAAGGATGGTAGCACCCTCGATATCTACCAGTACTCTTTCAGCATGAATGCAGCTATAGACACCATCGTAACGATCCCGTTCTCATATACAGCGGGTCCGTCAACGACTGCCACCGTGGGGATCAGGCCCGAAGCTGCCAGCAGTGATGGTACGACAGGTATCTATGTCTCGGCAATCGGCTCAACCGGCAAGTGGTTGTTCTCAAAGCAGACCAGGCCATAAAGCTCAAGGGGCTCATCGGCTGCGCGCCAGTGAGCCCCTTGGTGTTCCCTACCCAGAGCTATCAGAACCCGTCCGGGGTGACTGGGCTTGAGCTAGTGGGTGAGCCAGAGTTACCCGTCAGTTTGCCCCAGCACTTCATGGTACCACTGCGTTGGATGGCGCAGGTTGATCCATTGGCGCCAACTTCAACATCGATTGCATCTGTGATCCCAGGGACCACTACGCCAGTGCTGGTCGTCGTTGTTCCATCACCTAGTTGACCAGAATCATTCGAGCCCCAGCAGAAAGCTACTGAGTCAGGGGTGAGTGCTGGTCTACTGTAGACCCCGCAACCATGAGTCGAACCTATTGCTATCTCGGTACCGAACAAGCTGATCTGCTGGTAAGCTACCATTCCGTAGCTGCCGGTTGGAGTCTGAGCACCATTCTGAGTTCCCCAGCAGTAGGCGGTCCCGTCACCCACAAGGTAGCAGATGTTGTAACTGCCTACTGAAAGTGTAATTGCGTTCGAAACGTTCGGGATAATTACTGGGGTTGATGACCCGCTAGACCCAGTTGGGAACTCCCCATTGAGCGGGCGCCCCCAGCACTTGATGGTCTTGTCGCTCAATAAGGCGCAAGCGTAGTTCGGGTTGGCTCCTATGGCTATCGCGTTGCTGATGCCTACCACCTGAACTGGGGTTACTGAGTAGATGATTGAAGTATCATCGATTCCATCACCCAAGGTTCCGAACCTTCGGAGGCCGACACATTTCACGGTGTGATCGGCAAGAAGGACGCAGGTGTAGAGTGACCCAACTACGACATCAACCGCATTCGAAACACCAAGGAATTGAACCGGGTTAGGGTTGGGTGGGTTCAGAGAACCGTTGGAGGATTTTCCGTTTCCAAGCTCACCATCAGCATTGGTACCCCAGCAATTTACAGTTCCGTCATTCAGTACCGCGCAAGTATGAGTGAGGAGTGTCGAGACCTTGATTGCATTCGAGATCCCATTGACTAGGACAGGGGTCGCGCTGCTGGTTGTTGTACCGTTTCCAAGCTGACCGTAGGTGTTCGAGCCCCAGCATTTGACGTGGCCGTCGCTCACAACTACACAAGTCTGAGTTGATCCAACCGAAACCTGATTTGGAACTGGTGGGTTGATAGCAGAGGTACCACCAGTGGCCTGAGCTGAGCTACCGCCTGTTGAAGGACTGCCACCAGTTGAGGGGCTACCGCCCGTGGCTTGAGGAGCTGATCCGCCGGTTGCCGACACTGATGAGGAACCACCAGTTGAGGGGCTACCTCCGGTTACCATAGGAGTAGAGCCGCCTGTGGTCGTCACGGTCGAGGACCCGCCAGTTGAGGGGCTACCTCCGGTTACCTTCGGAGCGCTTCCACCAGTACCTGGGTTCGATCCACCTGTTGCTTTTGAAGAGCTGCCTCCGGTACCTGGACTGCCACCGGTCGTCTTCGGAGCACTTCCACCAGTACCCGGGTTCGATCCACCTGTTGACGAGTGACCGCCGGTAGTCATGGGCTTAGTCGTGCTGGTCGAGCTGTAGCCGCCAGTCGAGGTGGTTCCTTGGGGAGCTGAACCACCGGTCTCGCTTGTACCAATCACTGAGGTGGTTCCAGCTACATTGGATGAGGATCCGCCGGTGATCGTCATCAATGATGATGAACCGCCCGTCGATCCAACCACTTGAGTAGTGCTGGTCATGAGGATACCCGCCTCGCCACCCGTGGTCTCAATAGTGCTTGCGGTCTCTGGAGTTACGCTGTCGTTGCTTCCACAAGCGGTAACTACGAGAGCTAATGCGATTAGGGTTCTAATTTTGGACATCTTCTGCCTCATTCATTATTACGTCTGAGAGGCCTAATTCTCAACAAGAATACTGAACTTACCGCGTTATTGTGCACAGGAGTAGGTGAGAAGTATACATCCGTACACTAGGTCGGTTCTGACTATAGGGGGCCGGAACAAGGGGTAGCTAGTTACCTTATCAGCTCGGTGTTAATGAGGTGTACCAATGGGTTCCTGGATTATTCAGCATCAAGCCTATGTTGCTTCTGTTATCACATTGTTGGTGTCCTCGGCTTGGACCCCGCTAATTCGCAAGCTACCCCAGACTAAATGGCTCTGGATTATTGTTCGGGCAGTCCTTGCCGGTGTACCAAAGGAACCACTGCCTCAGTTAGCCACACAGGCTAAGAAAGAAGAGAAAGTTGATGAGAAAGTTACTGACCCTATCACTCCTCCCCCTCCTGCTGCTTAATGGTTGCAAGGGTTCGACTACCCCCTCCGACGTAGCCCATGACGCTTGTGTCACGGCAATGACCGCTGACCCAATCATCAGTGCGCTGGTCCCTGGTTGGGGCCAAGCCATCAGTGATGTGGTGTCCCTCATCTGCGCCATCCCGGCTGTAGTGAATGACTTCCAGTCCTTGCCCACGGAGCAAGCGAAGGCCAAGACCGAGTCTCGTATTACGAGTATGGCCTCAGTTAAGCTTCCGGCTCCTGCAGCACCGGCTCCGGCAGTCGAAGCAGTGGTCCCACCGGCAGCCCAGGCTGCCCCACCACCGGCTCCTGTAACTTCAGCAGCACCGGCTCCGGCAGCCGTCCCAGCCAAAAAGTAGTTTGGCTTGTGAGGGGTAACTCGGATGAGTCTGGGTTACCCCTTGCATAATGTTCTAATGGTTTGCATGTAGCTATGGATCCAAACCTGAGCCCTCTTGATCAGCTCATAGCCGCTCGTGTCAAAGTTCGTTTTGCTTCTCATTCCAGGAAAGCAGACGTAAACGAATACCCTGAGGCTATTCAGTCAATCAAGTCGGCGGATGCCCTCGTAGGTGGCTTGAAGACGGTTTCCACAAGGAGCACATCTTTGGCTCGGTCTGCCTTGAGTGACTTTGCCGCTACGGTTGCTGAGATCCCAGGGAAACTAGAAGCCTTTGGTGTGGACATCAAGGGGATCAAGGGGTTTCATACTCAGCTCAGCAACTTGGTTAAGGTTGCTCAGAAGGGTCACCCTCTGCGAGCCTATTGCGCGGTCAAAGAGTTGTCAACTCCGATGGGTAAGGCTGGAAAAGTCCTAGTCAGTTTGGGTGCGAAGGCTCTTAGATCCTCAGGGGCTGGAACGGCGATTCTTAAGCCGGCGCTAGTACAGCAGTACATAACGAGGGTAGTTGCACCCTCCCTGGAGGCAGTTCGTTCCGCCTGTGATGACTGGCGTGAGGCAGTAGCAGATGATTGCCTCAAAATAGAGTCGCATGTGCGTGACGGTGGATGGATCAGTGCTGAGCCATTCTCCAGTGGCTTCAGCACAACTCCCGAGTATGAGACCTATGCTAAAGCTCAGAGGGAGTTTTCCAAGCAATCTCATGACCTAACGGATCTGATCCGTCACAATGCTATTGGACTAGACCTGGCCCCCGATGGTTTTGAAGACTGTGTCGACATAGACTTGTGTGTGAACACCATGGCTAAGTCAGTCGATGAACTTCTCAAGCTTCATCTTGAATTTGGCAAGAAGTGGGGTGACTATCGAGCCAAGCTTCAAGCCAAGTGGACTGGCCAGAAGTCACTATTTGCTCGGGCCACCTAATAGGTGTGACTCCGGTGTACTAAGCATCGATGCCCAAAGAGTCCACGGCTGAGAAAGAGAAGTACGATAGAACGTATGAGCACCTGAAGAAGGTCAGGGCAAGTACGACTGTCGAGATCAAGCCTACAGCTCTATTGCGCGAAGAGATCCGTGGGTTCGATGGAACTATGGAACCCCTGAAGATTCGGTATTATCAGGTCCAGGGGATCTATCACCTGTTGACCATGAACCGGATGGTTCTCGGTGACGGTACCGGGTTGGGCAAGACGTTGCAGGCCATTGGAGCCCTCTGCTACATCTGGGAACGAGACCCCGAGGTCAAGGTCATAGTCATCTGCCCGAAGTCCTCTATAGGGCAATGGGCATCGGAGTTCGACAGGTTTGCCCTAGGTGTTAATACGTTCCAAGCGGTAGGGGACTACACCCAACGTAAGGCTGCCTACAACAATTGGTCCAAACATGTTGGACCCTCGGTACTCATAGTCAATTACCATGGGGTAGTTCGAGATTGGGATCAGGGAGTGACCAAGGCTGACCCACCCCCAGGGGCAAAGAAGGGGACCGTGGTCATCGCCGGCCGAGGCTACCTTGACGAGTTGACATCGAAGATCTCCAAGCTCTCAGTGATCTTCGATGAGATTCAGGCGTGCAAGAACCCAACTACAAAGACCCATCAGACTTGCAAGTTTCTGGCTGACCGCGCCAAGAGAGTGTGGGGCTTGACTGCTACCCTCCTTCAGAATCATCTGATTGAAGGGTTCGGGATCTACAAGGTCATTCGGTCCCAGACGTTCGGGACGAAGAACTCATTCCTCAACACATACTGTGTGACTGAGCTGCAGAGGGTCAAGGGTGGCGGGAAGATCCCAATCATCGTAGGCTACAAGAATCTTGCTCACTTCCGAGAGACCATCGACCCATTTTTCTATGGGCGCCCAAAGCACCTGGTCTCGAATGAACTTCCAGCGTTGACAACACGAGAGATCATCTGCGAGCTCTCTAGTGCTGAAGACCGTAAGTATTCTGAGGCTCTTAGCGGGGTATTTGAGCTTGGTACCGGAGAGATCAAGAACTACGAAGAGACCAAGCAGATGACCTCCTTGATCTACATGCAAGAAGTCTGCAACTCCCTCAGTCTCGTGAAGTTTGGTGAGGATGCATTCGATAAACCAGTGACTGCCACGGAGGGTCGAAGCTCTAAAGAGACAGCCTTAGTCTCTCTCTTGACTGAGGAACTCAATGATGAGAAGGTCATTGTTTACACGAGGTTCAAGAGCCACATACCAAGATTACAAGCAATCTTGACCAAAGAAGGGGTCAAGAGCGTAGTTATCTCGGGGGATGTAACCAAAGCGAGTGCACGCAAGGCTGCTCAGGACAAGTTCCAAGACCCAGAGAGCAACATCAAGGTGATAATCATCACGGATGCTGGCAGCGAGTCCATCAACCTTCAAGCTGCTGCAGCAATGGTATTCTTCGATACCCCGTGGTCGTGGGGTAGATATGTTCAACTCCTGGGTAGAATGATTCGAATTGGATCCCCGCACCAAGCCGTTTTGGCCATTCATTTACTGGCTAAGCGCCCAGGTCAGGGCAAGAAGACTGAGACCATTGATCACAAGGTAATTCAAAAACTACGAAAAAAGAAGGGTTTGATTGACCAAGTGATTGGTGAGGCAGCCGTGGGCGCTCTCAAGTTCGACCGCCACGAGGATGATGTTCGCGAATTAATCAATGCTCTACGCGAAAGTGTGAATAAGTGACCCCAGCGGTGTAGTACCCTGGACGATGCCCGGTTGCTCCATTTGCAATAACCCTGACGGTAAAATAGAGACTGACGAGCACGGGAGCACTAGACAATGTGCTTGTAGCTTCAGGGCTGATTGCCAAAAGAGGCTACCCCCGGATATTGCTGGGGCAGAGCCTATTCTGACCTCTCCATTACTTCACATAGGTAAGCCTGGCGAGGTGGTGGTTGACCTTACCACCGAGAATCTGTTCATCAAGAGCAGGTGGGGGGACTTAGCACCGCACCTGCTCTTAGTTCTGACCTATCGGATGCTTCAGAACCTGATGTTTCCGTTTCGGGTTACCAACGATGCTGAGCTACGGGATGTGTATGTCGGGTCTCGGGCGTATAACGCGAGAAGCCGGCAGCGCAGGGATGAGATCCCTACCTACAATGGATTAGCTGACTTTATAGGTGGAGATCGCGAGTTAGTGGTCATTCGTTTGGGTGGATTGGGCCACCGAAACAGAGCTATGCCCGGGATCCTTCTTGAATCTTTGGTTCTGAGAAGGATGGCAAGTAAGCCTACCTGGATTGTAGAGGAGCCCAACAGTATCTTTGGTGAGGGTCATTTCTCATACAGTCCTGAGTCAGCAAGGGAGATTCGGGACCATTACCAGGTCGTAGACCTCATTGATCCACATGACACTCGACCCATAGTCCCCCGAGGGATCGAAGGGGCTCCACAAGAAGAAGAGGAGGGGATTAGTTTGGACGAAGCCCCCGCTCCTAGAAATCCTAGACCATTTGTAATGCCAGAGCCAGCTATTCAAGCAACTGCAAGCTCATCAGTGAACATGAACCTAGTAACAGACTCAAATCGTCCACGTCGCGGAAGAGGTAACTTCCGATGAAGGGCCTACTCAGATCGGTCATCGATTATGGTGGGATCACTCAGGAAAACCTGATTGCTAACTTCCAGAAGCTCACTCAGTCCCGTCTTGAGTGGCCGCATCCGGCGGACAAGCGAATCTACACTTTTCTGAGGGAGTACTTCCACCAACGGATGGAGCTTCCTTCGAAGCAGACCATTGTTGACCACTTTGAGGCCCGCAAGGATCAAGAGTGTATCGAACGAGTTAGTGACCATGAGGTAGTATCTCCCTACAGCCGCACGAACTTCACTCACCTGCTTCACGAGACCCTTGAAGAGCAGAACCGGGTTCGAGCTATCACGATTCTCAAGGAGTCTCAGGAGATCATAACCAAGGGGCTCATCATCGAGGAAGAGACCTTGCGCGGGCTTCGAGACGGAGTGTTGCACTTCGCGCGCAACACTCATCGTCTGCTAGTCTACGAACACAACTCTAGAATCGATGGTGACATTCGAAACGATGGGCAAGAGGTTTGGGATGAGTACCTCGATGCCAAGATGAACAAGGGTAACGTCTGGGGCAAGTTCAGTGGTATCAATGGCATCGACGCAGAAGTCAAAGGCATCAAGAAAGGTGAGATGTGGGTTCACGCTGCTTTCGTAGGTGAACTCAAAACCACCTTTGCTCTGAACTGGGCCTATAACTTGGTTACTCGGTACAAGAGCAGTGTTCTCTATGTGACTCTTGAGATGCCTTATGAGCAACTCCGGAAGATGATCTACGTGATGCATTCTTCCAATGGTATTTGGAAGGCCCAAGGCTACAAGCCCCTTGACTATGACAAGGTCAAGTCTGGCGACCTCACCAAAGAGGAAGAGGACTTCTACCAGCTAGTCATCAAGGATTTCAACGAGAATGAGACCTATGGGAACTTCCTTACCTGGAGCCCAGAAGAAGATGTCACCACGGATGACATTCAACAATACGCCGAGTTGAAGCATCAAGACGAGGAGATCCACCTCTTGATCATTGACCACGGTGGTCTTGTGGAACCTCGTCGGAGGAAGCGCAACAAGGACTACACAATTGAATTGAACTCAGTCCTGCGAGATACCAAGAAGCTAGCCCTCCACTTCAATCATGGGGAGAAGATCCCAGTCTTGGTGCTCTTCCAGATCAACCGTGACGGCAAGGATAATGCGGACAAGAATGAGGGTCGCTACAAGCTCAGAGCCTTGAGCTATGCCAACGAGTGTGAGCGGTCCGCCGACGTGGTGACCACTACGTACTTGAACGAGGAATATCGGAAGGAAGGAACCGTGCTATTCGACTGCCTCAAGAGACGGGATGGCAAACCATTCCAACCTTTCAAGGCAAATGTGAATTGGGGTACTAAGCGGATCACTAACTTTGAGACATTCCATGGGGCTAGTGACCAAGGTATTTCAATTGATGACCTAGCCTTAGCCCAAGGTATTGGTACCGATTCAATGTTCCAGGTGTAATTATGCCAAGATCTTCTGACCCGCCCGGTGCTCGTAAACTAGGGACTAACCTCAATCCAGCTGTCCTTGATTGGCTAAACAAGCGAAAAGAAGCGCTGACTGATAAGGTCAGCGCACATGATGTCTTGCGACACTTTGGGGTTAGTCTGAAGTTTGGTGGATCTGATCGGGAAGAGCAGTTTCCATGCCCGTTTCACAATGACTCAAACCCGTCAGCAAAGGTGTACCCCGCCAGCAGTCGAAGGCCGTCCCACCTCTATTGCTTTGCTTGTGGTGGAAAGGGATGGGACATTTTTGAACTCTACAAGCTATTCCAGGGTAACCCAGAGATGAGGTTCGGTCAGGTACTTCGTGGTTTGGAAGAGACCTTTGGTTTGGAGTCACTGGAGCCACCTTACAGAGTGGAGGACTTTGATTTCGACCAAGCACCTCGCGGCCCCTCAGAGGAAGATCTAGAAATTCAGGACTTACTAGGAGTGTGTGAGCGACGGATCCATGACTCTAAGCCATACTTCAAGTTGGATGGTTTTTTGATTGTGTGTCAATGCCTAGATCGAGTGTACTATCGGATCGAGAAAAGGCTGCCCATATTTCCAGGAAGCCAAGAATATAAGGCTTCAGAGGCCAAGTCTGTAATCAGGAAGATCCTCGACAAGATCGGCGAAAAGGTACGTGTCACGCCAGCTTAAGCTCAAGACCCACGAGATGGGTGACCTAGAACTTTACTTGATTTACCAGTACGGGAGTGAGTGGGAAGAGGAATGGAAGCCCCTGCAAGGGGAGACCATCACCTCATTGTTGACAGTAGTTACCCAGGAGATGATGGATCATGCACTCAAGGGGCTCACGCGACCCTTCATCAAGTCGTTGGGACTCCCTCCTGAGGGGGCTCTGCGAAAGCTACCTAACTCCCTTTGCGACAAGCGAGTTATCTGTCCCTTCTATCGTAAGAAGGAGTGTTTACCCTTGGTAAAGAAGATGCCTATCTGCTTTGAACCAGCGGGTATTGAAGATCTCGAAGCACGGAGACTTGCTGGGTTGCTCGTCCGGATGTGGCGCGAGGGGGTGTATCTAGTTGTGGTCGTTCACCCAGAGGCGGAGTAGTTATGCCAGACATTGATACTGACCTTGATCTAAGTGAGATCCTATCTGATCTAGAAGGACCACCTAAGCCTGTGTCCAAGCCCGTCGTCGAGGAAGAGGACGATACCCCCCCTGAGTTACCGAGCGAATCTCCTGCAGCACCTACGACAAGGTTCAACCTTGATGAGAATGACGATGGGGAGGAGTACCTAGATCCTGAGGCGATCATGGATAGCATGGGGACTACCGTCGAGCCCCAACTCACGGACATCTTCAAAGCGTGGATGCACTATCACGAATTCGTGATCATCAAGACAGTTGAGGAACTCGAAGAGGTTGTCAAGCAAGCGTTCAAGACTGGCATGTGCTCCCTAGACTTGGAAACCCAAGGGCTAGATAACCGAATCTACATGAGAGATCCTAGTACCATTCGGGGGCCAATTGAGGAGTACTGGGATGGCCCCCGCCCGGCTAGGGTAGCCCAAACCGTCCACAAGATCGTAGGCTACTGCTTGAGCCCAGATGGGCATACTGGATACTATGTCCCAGTACGTCACAATGAAGTTTCGAAGAATGTAGACCCCATCGCTGTTGGTAAGATCATCAAGAGGCTGTGTAAAGCGGCCCAACCAGTCATCAAGCCAGAGGGGATGGTTATCGACCCTCTGGCGAGCCCTTTGATTGAAAAGGCCAAGGTCAAGCTATTCTTCTGGCATGCCAAGTTTGACCAGGAATTCCTGCTACCAGTCACCGGGATCGACTTTTGGCATCCTGAGTCATTCGAAGATGGAATGCTTGTTTACTACTGCATCTACACGAATGACAAGAACCTTGGGCTCAAGGACAAGAGCTACAAGAAGCTAACCGTCAAGCGGGATGGGAACCTTGTTCTTGGGGTCATCGAACGTGACCCCAAGAACGCAAAACATGAGCTCGTGAGGGAATCACCAACGGGGGTTCCAATTGCCTATGAGATGATTGAGCTGAAGGAGTTGTTCATGCGAGGTCGTCCTATCGACTTTGCCTCCTTGGACCCCGAAGAGGCTCGGTACTATGCATGCTCGGATGCTATTTGCACCTATTTGCATTGTGAGGACCCAGCCATTCAATCAGCCATCAAGGACCCAAAGTATGCCGGGGTCTATCGAATCGAGAAACAAGTCGTGCAGGTGCTTCGATGGATGGAGCGCAATCGTATCAAGATCGATCATGACTACGTTCGAAAGCTATTCGATGATGCTAGAAAAGAAGCAGATGAATACCGCACTCAGATTGTCGCTCTAGCTGTGCAGAAAGGGTTCAACAACTTTGATCCTCAATCAACCCAGCAGCTCAGTGACTTCTTGTTTGCTAGTCCCGCGGGGCTCAACATCACCCCCAAGCCAGAAAAGACCAAGAACGAGCTCAGGAATCAATACAAGACCGACGCTGATACCCTGGAGAAGTTGGTCGAGAACAACCCAGACATCAACCCAATCCTCATCACCATTGTGAAGTTCCGTCAGGTAGAGAAGGTCATCGGAACCTACCTAACAGGGATGCTCAACAACTGTGATGCTAATTCCGAACTTCGATATCAGTTCAAGCAGACTGGGGCTCCTACTGGGCGCTTCACTGCCCCGTCGGGGGATCCGGCTCACGGGTATGGTGGGATACCAATCCATGGGATACCGTCTACTTACGACGACAAGAAGCCAAAGGTAGCGACGGCTTTGCGCAAGGCCTTCGTAGCTCGACCGGGTTACACGATGGTCAAGGTGGACTTCGCTGGCGAGGAGCTTCGCATCGTCACCAACCTCTCTGGTGAACCGGTATGGATCAAGGAGTTCAACGAAGGCTCTGGGGACCTGCACACGATTACTGCCAAGGCCTTCTTTGGCAATGAGATCACGAAGCAGCAGCGCCAACAGGGCAAGATGGCTAACTTCTCCCTCGTGTATGGCGGCGGTACCATGGCGATCATGAGAGCCACCAAGTGTAGCCAGCAGGAAGCCGCTCGAAGGAAAGCCAACTTCGACAAGGCTATGCCTGTCTTCTCGGAGTGGGTCAAGAAGCAGAAGGCTTCAGTCAGGAAGCACAAGGGTGTCTACACAGCCTTTGGTCGGTGGATGGCCGTCCCTGATGTAGACTCACCTGACAAGGCTGTAGTAGCCGCGTGCGAGCGTTACTCTCTGAACTACCCGATCCAAGGTAGTGGCGCAGACATCATGAAGATGGCCATGGTGATGCTCTACAAGGAATTCTCCAAGCAAGGGTGGATTCAAGGAGATGATCCTAAGGCTCGCTTTATGTTGACCGTGCACGATGAAATTGTGTTCGAGGTCAAACACGAGATGCTCATGGAGGTCATGCCCGCTATCGAGCGCATTATGACTGATCCCGGTAGGATGATGAAGTGGAAGGTACAGCTAGAGGTCGAGCCTCTGATTGATGCTCATTGGGACCCGAAGTATGACTACCACAAGATCATGAAGGGGTATGTTCCAGAGTCAGGTAAGAAGCCCAAGGAAACTGACATCAAAGTCGGTGACCGGTATTATCAAGCGCCACCCCCTTGGCTTAAGGATATTTTGGTACCAGACTACATGAAGGCTGGGACTAAGCCTGATGAACCCAAGGGGTCACCGCCTGCGGGCGACCCGCCACCACCCCCGAAGGTCGAGCCTCAGAAGGAACCACCTCAGAAAGAAACTCAGAAGGTCGAGCCTAAAAAAGAAACTCAGCCTAGTACCCAACCCCCTCGCGCGTCGGTCCCACCAACTAATGGGAAAATCAATGGTAAAACCGAGGTGCTTACGGTCTACCTGATGAGTTACAACCTGACCAGAAGAACAGTCAGAGAAGTGACCGGCCTTTGCCAGAAGTGCTTTGACCCAACGGGTCCAGTCTTGCAGCTAGTGGATAGTGGGTCTGGAGAGGTTCTCATTGGTCCGGAGATGAAGGTGACAGTAAACCAATGGTGGTTTGAGAGAGACATGGACCTGTACAACCTGGGGTATGTTCAGAGGGCCACCTAATGTCTACGCGACGAGACTTCCTCAAAGAGTGTCACTCACAAGTTGCTGGAAAGGTCAAAGAGCCACTGACTTTCGAGCTGTTCTCGGAGTCTTTCTGCACTCGATGCCTTCAGCCGGAGTGCACACGGAGTAGTCATGGAAAAACCAAGTTTGACCAGCGGGTTACCTCATGGGAAGACCGACTCTTTTTGAAGGTACCTCGGATGGATCCGGGCGACCCTCGGTTCGAGAGTATTGCAGGACAGGAGTTCTCTCCGGTTCAGGAGTCTTTAATCGTTCATGGTTGGGGTACGGAAGGGGAACCCGAGCCCCCGATGGCTTTCATTCCTGAACCGGTTCAAAAAGCCGTAACAGAAGAGAGCCCAGCGATTATCGAGCCACTTCCGGTGTACCCACAACCGGATGAATCTACCACTTCCATTTCCAGAGATACTTTGCTAATGAACACTCCTGTGGTAATCGAGCAGTACTTACCTGGGGCGCAGAAGCAATCAGTACCCGTTCGTAGCACCAAGAAAAATGTTGACTCCTGGGGTGCGCCAGAGCAAAGTGCGCCTTCTGAAGTAATTGTCACTGCCGGCGCTACGGTCCGGTTCGGATCTGGTTCCGGTGTATCAAAGTAGGAGTAGTTAAAGATGGCCAACAAGATGCAATGGGAAGAAGAAGTCTACCCGGACGGGCATGTGGAGAGAGGTCACATCAAGGGTGCTACACGCCAACAGTGCGATGCAACCAATAACCTGTATGCTACTATGGGTAACATGGTTGCTGATGAGACAGTATCACCGGACGCCTTCAAAGATGAGGTCCACGAGACTCACTCCTGATTTTTCTACTTTTTGATAGTGACCTTTGAAAGGGTTAATCGTTATGTCACACCGAGCTAGGTTCGAAACTCAAATCAAGGACAAGGACATCGCCAAGAGGGCGTTGGCCAAGAACAACATCGCTTTTCGCGAGGAAGGTGAGCGCCTGATCCTCCAGACCGGAGCCTTCAGGGATACTGTGATCGACACCAAGAGCGGCTATGTCACAGGCGCAGACGTTGATCGAAACGCTTCTGCCAGTGATACCGCCATTGGCTCATTGCGCCAGATGTACTCCGTCGAGGAGCGTTTGGACATGCATTTCCGGGTCGGGACATCGGTCACCAATCAGTACACTAGGATGAAGGGCAATCAGCAGGTTGTCGTTCTTTGTTGTTCCAAGGAAGCCTGACCTTTAAGACCCCTTGGGACCGTCGCCACGAATGGCCCACATTTCTTGAAAAAGATGTGGGCTTTCGTGTTTCTTCGGTGTAATATCCCTCGAATTCAGTTTTGACATTACCCGTAGTTAATCGGAGTACTAAGTATGCCTTTCAGTTCAGAGTTGGTTCATCACCTGCGGGCATTGACTAGAGTGATCTATGTCGTAACAGAGGAAGAGGACACCTTCATCCAAGAGTTTCGTAAGCAAATGCCAAAGTACACGGAGAGGACATTCGTCTTCAATCGAGCTTTCGGCATGCTGAAGATTGATGACCTGGTCAATGATTGGCAGAACAGGACCCATACTCGTGAGGGTAGCGATATCCCAGCGGCCCTGAAGAGGATCTACACTGATGATCCTCGTGAGTTCGAGCACTTCTATATCCTCACGGATCCTGATGTTATCTTGGATGATGACTTCTCTGTACGCGAGGTTACCAACATTATCCACCAATTGCACAACGACCCTCAGATCGTCAAGTGTCTCATCTTCGTTGGGAGTTCAAGGTTCATCCCCCCGAAGCTGGCTCGGTACATCGAGGTGGTCGAGATGCATGGATTGGATCCAGAAGATCTCTTGAAGTCCGTGACTGATAGCTGCTCCAACTTCAAGATGGAACCCCCAGCTGACTATGCCAACCTATTTCGTGGATTCACAAGCTACGAGATTGACCAGGTCATTACCCAGGCCATGGTCTCCGTGATGGCTGACCCGCGCGCAAGTAAACGAATTGACCCTAACTTCGTTTCAGAGTATCGCCGCAAGCAAATACGTAAGACCGACCTGGTACAGATCATCGATACCCATAGGTTTACCTTCAAATCTGTGGGTGGGGTTGAGCGCTTCAAGGAATGGGCTCTAGCTACCAAGTCTTGCTGGACTCCTGAGGGTAGGAAGTTTGGACTTCAGGTCCCCCGAGGTGTTCTGCTGATGGGGGTTTATGGGTGTGGCAAGTCATTGAGCGCCAAAGCCCTAGCCACAGAGTGGGGGCTACCACTCGTCCAACTGGAACTGGGTCGACTTAGGAACCCGGCGGTTGGTAGGTCCGAGAACAACTTGATTCAAGCTCTCAAGATCATCGAGACGGTTTCCCCCTGTGCAGTCTGGATCGATGAGGCTGAGAAGTCTTTGGCTGGTGGCGCTTCTTCGGCGCAATCGGATGCAGGTACCACAAGTCGTATGTTGGGCATCCTTTCTACGTGGGCTCAAGAACTTGAGTCACCGGTAAGCCTGATCCTGACTGCAAACTCTCTGCGTAATCTTCCACCCGAGATGGTCAACCGACTACCTGATCGCTTCTTCTTCGATGTACCTGACGAGGCATCCGTCATTGACATCCTAAAGATCCATACAGAGGAGTTCAACCAAGACATCTCAGGGTTCCAACTTGCTGAACTCGCCAAATCCGCTATAGGCTTGGTTGGTCGTGAGATCGAACAGGCTGTTGCATCAGCCATGATTTCTAGCTTCAATGCCAAGAAATCACAGTTGGATGAGGAGATCCTACATCACGAGCTCAAGACCAAGTCCAGGATTATCACTACCATGAAGGATGAGATCAACGAGCTAACCGAGTGGGTTGGTTATGATCCTGACACTGATGACGGAGTCAAGGCCAAGTTGGCTGCCCCCAGACGACGTGGGAAGTCATTCAAGGTAGTGGGTACCGCGGCTCGGGTGTAGTAGTCTGCATGCCCAATCTAGTCCTATCAGATTCAGCAAGTCTTGAAGTCGAGGTTCTTAGTTCAGCTAGACCAGACTCAAGCTTGCTGAAGTCGATTCGTCTGCTTATCCCTGATAGTGAGCAGATACGCCAGGTCTTCCTCGATGCCCAGGCGGAACCCGAGTTGGATAGGTCAGTCAAGGTTGACCGACAACGGCTGCAAAGCGTACTCCACGAGATCTACCCACACGATGAGATTGGGGAGGTGGCTGAATACCTCGCTGACGAGTTCGAGCAACTGGGTGACGGAATCTTATTGGTATCCACGGATACCGGAAAAGCTATAGCCAAGATCTCTGAGGATAGCCTTTACCAAGCCGGCTCCATACCGCGCGAGAGCGGTAGCCTGGTCGAGCGAGGATGGAGGATCAGACCTGATGTCGAGGCCTTCTTGACCTACTGGGCCTTTGAGAATGACCGAGAGAAGAGGGTCCGCCATCAGGTCCTTGCGCGGCTGAACCAGACTGAGCTTCAACGGGAGGATGGTGACCGAAGAACCCAGGTGTTGTCGAGGGTAGGTCGAAGGGATATCTCGCAAGCGGTCCAAAACTTGATAGGCTCGGCTTTTAGAAACTCAGCTGGTAAGTCACTGTCTTTGCTAAGTTATTTCCCAGTAGGGGGATCAATGAGTGAGTCTTGCACTCCCATCAAGATCATCCTCTGGAGCCGAGTCCGTAGAATGATCTCGGACATGCTCTCGACCAACCCAAAGTATGACCATCTGACTGCCACATTGGCTGCTGTGACGTCTTCTTGGACTAAGTCGATAGTCAGCACCCTCTTGCAGGAAGCCACTTCACGGGAGACAGCAGGGCCAGCAATGACCTTGGATGAAGCCCTGGAAGACCACGGGGTGGGTGGGATGTGGTTCTGTGAGCCCAACCTCGCGCGAGCTATGTTGGACCAGGGTTGTCGAGTATTCGCGGCTCCTGGCCCATCCAACTTGGCTATTCACTTGTTCCGTCAATCCGGGTACTTGGAACTCGATGATGAGAAGATCGGGACAAACCACCGAGAGGTACACGACCGGTGGACGGTCGAGTCGGCCGCAGAGGTAATCTTGCACGCTTGCTGGGATTACATTGACATTGTCCCAATCACGGGGGATTTCACTTCCGGAGTCAGCGTTGAGGTGATCTGATGCCGTTTTTTTCTTTCAAAGTCCAATCCAAGGATGAGGTGATCCTCCCCTCGCGCTCACTGACCATTGGTGAAGGGACCGATGTTTTCAGCAGGGTCATTGACGACTTAGATGGGTTCCTTAGCGAGCTTGAACGCCTGGAAGTCAAGGTCCTTGAGTACCACCGGTTGGACGAACTCGAAGCAATTCCTCCGGATCAAGCTATGTTTGGGGGTGGACCCCTCTACGGACTTACGCTACCATCGGATAGTGAGCAGCATCCTTCGGAAACGGAAGAATAGCTACGTTATCGCGGTTTCTGCTTACGAGAGGTCTGGTTTACTCAACAAGCAAGAGGCGGATGGGTTCCGCATGCTTTACAAGCGCGCTCGGACTTTGGGAGAGCAGGATCAGATTCGAGCGGCCATCGAACACCGGATCGACGGGTGGAAGACCGGAACGGATCGTTACTCCAGAGTGATGCAGAATATTGCTGAAGCGCGTGACAGGGACTGATTTCCCGGTGTAAGAGGGGAATGCCATCGGTACCGCTAGTGAATCGGAGATTCCTTGTTGATGTAGGTGACGTTCTGGCTGACCTTAGGCCACAAGTCCTGAACATCATCAACTACGTCTCTGGGAAAGAGTACACACCCGATGACTTTAAGGTCTGGGATTACTTCTGTGTGTTGGATGAGGAGCAAAAGAAGCGGGCTTTTCAGATACTGAGCACCCCTGGGTTCTGCTCATCCCTTCAAGTATTACCAGGGGCCAAAGAAGCAATTCGTGAGCTGCAGGGCTTGGTCAAGGTGTTGGCGGTGACCTGGCCATTCCATAGTGGGTGGTTCGATGAGAGGTACGCTTGGCTTGAGCGGGAGTTTGAAATGCCGAAGGGGATGTCCACTTCGCCAGTTCAAAGTATGCAGTAGCCGGTAAGTGGTTCTTGGATGACAACCTGGACAACGTTCTGAGCTGGTCTGAAGGTAATCCCGGTATGAACCCCATGCTGTGGAACACCAGGGCTACGAGAGGCTTTGGGTACGACGACTTGAGAGTTCACTCATGGGGTGAAGTCATTGAACGGGTCAAGTCGGGTCTGTGATGTCCTTCGTAACCACTGGGTTTCCAGTTCTAGACAGTATGCTAGCCTCGGGCCATGATTGTAGGGGGTTCCCACGTGGGGCATTAACTTTGCTCTCTGGGGCTCCTGGTAGTGGAAAGACTCAGGTCTTGAGAAAGTGCTGTGAAAGGGCTCACAAGAAAGGGCTCAAGGTCGTGTACTTCACCACAGAGGGGGAGTTCAGATCTGATTACCCTGTACGAGAAGTAACCTCTTTGGAAGATGTGACAAGGCGTGTTGCGAACTTATTGCACCCTGGTAAGCGGGACAAGACAGACTTGTTGGTCTTAGACTCTCTAACTCATATGACCCCAGACTTCAGGAGCGATGAGGTAGCGGCTCAAGCGCGCCAGTTAGAGGGAATGTTCAGACTGGACTTCGGTCAAACTGCTGTAGTGGGTACTTATCAGTCAAGGAGGATGGGTCCCAGCCTGACTTCTTCTGATTCAACACACCAGAGGTCTAGCATTGCACTAGGGATCTCAAAGCTGGACCAAAGCTATCGAGTAGAATTGATCAAGTCAAGATATGGAGTTCCCGGTGTATCCTGCGAGATACGACCTATCGACATGGAAGACTATGATAGGTCAAAGATCCCAACCAGATACGAAAGGATACTCCGTGGCAGAGACTAAACGCCCTACTTCCGAGACCGCTGAAGCCCTTTTGGGCGATTACTTCCCAGTTCTTGACCACGGGTTCGTTGCCTTGATGGACTACATGGGGACCGATCCTACTGTCCCCACCTGCGCGCGGACCAGCTACGGGCATGGGACCAAGGCTACCAGTAATGACACTGGGCTGATTCGGTACCTCCGGCGCCACAAGCATACGAGCCCATTCGAGTTCGTGGAGTTCCACTTCCACTGTTCTATGCCGATCTTCGTCGCGCGCCAGTGGGTCCGCCACCGAACGGCCTCAATCAATGAGGTGAGTGGCCGATACAGCATCCTTCCGATGCTCTTCCACACCCCTGAAGCTGAGCACTTCTCCAAGCAATCCCAGAGCAACAAGCAGGGGAGATCTGAAAGTGAAGATCTAGCACTTCATAGCCAGGCTGTACATCGTTGGGGCGATGTACGGGACCGGGTTCAAGAGACCTATGAGTGGCTCATTGCCGAGGATGTGGCGCGCGAGCTGGCTAGAATCGACCTTCCGTTGTCGACGTACACCCAGTGGCGCTGGAAGATCGACGGACACAACCTGATGCACTTCTTGTCGCTCCGGTGCGACCCCCATGCCCAGTGGGAGATCCGGGTCTTCGCCAATGTCATCGCCGGTATCTTGGAGCGCGGGTGGCCAGCCTTGTTCTCGGCTTGGGCTGACTACGACTTCAAGGCTCACACCTTCAGCCGGCAAGAGATGCTGGTTCTCTGCAAGATGTTAACCAAAACAACCACTGGGATCACACCTATTGGGATGGGGTCAAATGGTATAACCTCGGGTATATCTGTAGAACAGATGCAAACCGAGTTCGGGATGACCAAACGGGAAGCTGATGAGCTACTCGGGTCCTTCGATGAGAGCAAGTACTTGAAGACCTCATTTGTGCTCCCTGAGCCCAAGTCCTTCGAGTTCTTCCTAGAAGACGCGCAAGCCGCCGTACCCAAGATCGATGTGAACCATGCCTAAGTGTGTAAAAGATGACTTATATCTCTTCAACTTCTGAGTACAACAGAGAGAAATGCAAACGCTTCTACTATGAAAGAAAAAAGCGTGACCCGGAGGCCCATCGAAACAAACAACGTAGTAATAGTGACGCTTGGAAGGATAGGAATCCAGATAAGGTTAGAGCTAGATCTGCACGTAGTTATGCTGAAAAACCAGAATATCATAAACTTGCTACAAGAGCAAGTATGCAAAAGTTGAAAACACGTGTACTTGAAGCTTACGGGGACCATTGTTGTATCTGTAGAGAGCCAAACTTGGATGTTCTAACAATTGATCATGTTGGCGGGTGGGGTAACATTCAGCGTAGGGAAACAGGACGAAGTGTTTTTAATATTATTGTGGCTGAGGGGTTTCCGAGTACTTATCGAATTTTATGCCGCAATTGCAACATGAGGGATCAGTTTGTTAGGCGTCGCCAACAGGGTTTGGTTGGTGGTAGAGCTGCACGAGAGCGTGAACGTAGGGGGCTCCTAAAACTTGAGACCTTCAACCACTACGGAGGAGCCTCATGCTCTTTCTGCCATAAGTGTGAAGGGGACTTGGATGTTCTGACTCTGGATCACACTGAACCGTGTAAGCTAGGTAGGAACTGTCCGTATAGCGGTTGGCGCTTGTATGAATATCTGAAGGGGTTAGGGTACCCCCCTGGCTATTCAGTAATGTGTTTCAATTGTAATTGGGTAAAGGGAAGCAGTAGGTTGAAGCATGCCTGAACTTACTATCGAAGAGCTAAAGACCAACGCCGAGACTCAGAAGCACATCAATCTAGTTCGAGTGCTTCTTAGACAGTTTGCTACTGAGCTACTAAAGCGTGGTGATGTTCATGACCAGTCGAAGTTCTCTGAGGAAGAGGTAAAAATATTCACCGAGTATACATCTAAGCTCAAAGGAACCACCTACGGGAGCGAGGAATACAAGCAGTACTTAGTTGAGATGAAGCCCGCTCTTGATCATCATTACTCCTATAATTTTCACCACCCAGAGCACTTCGAAAACGGCATCCGGGGGATGACTTTGGTAGACCTAGTTGAGATGCTCTTTGACTGGTGGGCTGCCACCCAGCGTCACGCGGATGGGGACATCTTTCGTAGCATCACCTTGAACGAGAAGCGGTTCAACATCCCTCCTGAACTATCTGACATCTTCCGAAACACAATCAAGTCAGCCATATTGGGTAAGTAGCCATGGGCCTGAACCGAGCCAGAGTACTGCACGAAGCCATCCAACTGGCGATCAAGGGCCAGAAGGTCATAATGTCTTGCCCTGACCTCGGTACTAGTGAGCAGATGGCCAAGCAGCTACTTGAGGGCGTGGCCACCAACTGGCTCTTGTATGACGAGCCCAAGTATTGCACCCACGAATCTAGCGGCCCCGGGTGGGCTGCTAGGTTTCGAAATCAAGGTGAGGTCTTCTTCTCGTGCTTCTTCTCAGAAGATGACCGCTACTTTGACACTCTATTTACATTGGTTCCAGTGGAAGAGATTCGAGCCGAGATTGTAGCCAAGGGCATGTTCCCCATTGACATCCCACTTGAGTGGCATTCCGGTACTTCGTTGGTACGAGATCCCATATATGTACCAAGCCGGTACGAACGGATCATGGCCAACTGTCGGGGATAATTATGGGCTACTTCGCAGTGGGTACTCAGGGGCAGTCTGATCGCTATTTAATCAAGGACGTCATCGAGGTAGCAACTTTGATTGACTTCATGTTCTCGAATATCGAGGTATTCGATAGGTTCCAACTTGGGATTATTGAGTTTTGCCGCTTCAACATCAACAAGGATGTCTCTCCATTGCTTGATGCACTACTCGTGAGTGGGCGTGGCGTAGTTGGCAAGCATCAAGATGGTTTCTTGGTTCGAATGCCGAATAAGACCGCCAAGGTACCAATCTCTCTCATGCAAGCTGCGCCAAGAACACAGAGGATGTTCAGAGGGAACAAAGATCCCTATTGGGCTCGTCAGTTTGAGTAATCTCTTATTGGCTGTCCTTGGTAGTAATCTCTGGCGCTCGCTGGTCAGGGGTAACGGGTCCAAGGAGAGTCCTCGTGTTTTGGATTTATGCAGTTTCCAAAAGAAGGAAGGCGCCTATCGACGTCGAAGGCCTTGACGATGAGTCTGAGGTTCTTGATGCAATAAAGGACTTAGACAACGGGCAAGCGATTGGGAGTAGGGGTCGAAGTAGCGCCTACTGGCCTAAGATCAGAGAGCGCCTCCTAAAGAACTCCTCGTCCCCGGACATCGAAGAAGCGATGATGGAGTGGGAGGACAACGGCCTCCCCTACAAGTGTGAGGGTGGTTCCTGCGAGCTTTGTGACAAGACTCCTATCAAGTATCGTTTCCCAATCAAGAATCGAATCACGGGCAAGCCATTAACGGTTGGAAGCGAGTGTATCTACAACTACTTGCAGATTGATGGCTACGAAGGGCCTGAGATCCTAAGAAAGAAGCTGGTAGCCCAGCTCAATCTCCTCAAGAAGAAAGAGCGCGGCGAGGTATCAGAGGGAGAAACCCTAGAGAGTGTTGAGGGTGTCTTCCAGACTGAGAGCAAAGTTAGAAGGATCATTACCAGTATTGCTGGTGGTGAATCAGACCTCGACCCGAAGGACTACATGGAATCCTTGAAAGAGGTGCTCCATATCTGTAGCCACCTTGGGGTGAAGAACGCCACCATCCAAGCCTCTCAGCAAGCCCTCATTGCTATTTACGAGGTCATCAAGTTTCTAAAGCCCATCCAGGCAAAGCAGCAGGTGGCAGGCAAGGGCTTGGCAGCAGTCGTGTCGGCCATCATGGCCAAGCGCAAGACGGAGGATAGGTTCAAGGTTCTGGACAAGTATCTTGGGCTTCTCAACAAGGTAGCTCAATTTGGTCCAGCCAAGGAGGTTATCTCTCGTTCTTGGGAGTCCGCGTCCCAGAAGCGCGATAGCCTATTGGCTATCGTAGTTAAGAAGTGTGACGCTGGCAAAGCTCAGATCAATGCGGACTATCGTTTTGAGCTTGAGACAGCAAGCCCCTATCGTCACTTAAGGGGCATCATCGAGACTGGTATCGAGAAGCAGAAGGGATTTTTCGATTCTCAGGTCACCATTGTACGGGATGCACTTGAGGGTGATCACTTCATTGAATTGATTCAGGACGGGTCCTCGGCTCTGGCCAATGCTCTGAACCTAGACTTTTACCCAGACCTGACCAACTCAGATGATGCTGACCAGCATGCGGCAGCCCAGGTCTGTGCATTCGTAAATCAGGTAGCTACTGGGGACATTCGTAGGGTACCCACCATAATTGAAGAACTTTACAAGTTGAATTCCATACGGGACATCGCTGGCGTCAAGGTATCCATGCTACGAGCCGCGGATGATTCCATCTTAGACTCTGATTTGCTTGGCAAGGACACGGTAGACGAGTTTGGGAGACTAGTATCTGTCAAGGACAAGAGGGTCCTAGCCCTGGTTGAAGAAGAGGTCGACGAGGTCGCCGCTTTAGTCAGGGCCACTAGTGGTATGCGTGTCTTCGAGAAGATGAGTCAGGACTTGGACTTTGATGTCCAAGCGACCTTCAAGCTGTACTCCAGCAAAAACGGCCTAGAAAAAGACTTCTGTTTGGACATCTTTACTCGTTGGAAGGAAGGTAGGATTCGAAGCCTTGCCCCAACTCAGTTGAGTAACATCCGAAAGAAGATGATGGGTCGGCGCGGAGAGGTTCAGAACTCGATGTGGGCTGACTTGAAGTCTGAGTTGTCTGCCAAGTTCTCAATTGTTTAGGTGAGGTATGCCATGGATGATCTGTTGATTGAGTATGAAGACGCTCTGATCACTCAGAACGTAACTTATCGGTATGCCTACGCCAAGAAGGCAGACATCGAGTCTGTGTTTAGTGTGCTGGATAGAGAGCTGACCAAGTTCCCGAAGCGCAATGGTTGGTGGGACCCTCCTAAGAACATTGCCCTCAACAGCTCACTAATGGGAATCAACCTGTGGTCGTTCGCCATCCTGCCCTTCAACCCGGCCAAGAGGGCTTATCGAGCAGCAACTGACACAACTCCAGAAGGTATCATCATTCATCCGAACTGGCATCCTGTTAACAACAAGACCTACCCTGATAGTGACCCAAAATTAGCCAATCATATGGTGAAAATGGTGACTGGGTTTAACGAAACCCTTCAGAGCACAATAGCCTCAGAGCTTCGTTGGATTGAGACTAAGTTCTCTGTCAAGATCCCGGACTCCATCGAGTCAAAGCTCAAGACTGGGGCTGTGAAGATTGCCACTCGTAGGTGGGGTGCTGACCGACTTCGGCTCAAGGATACTCTGATCCCCTTTGATGGTAGTAAGCCTATTGAGTTAGGAGCTTTCGGCTGATGAAGGTCGCGGCTGTCCAGTTCTGTCCAGTACTAAAGGACAAGCGCAACAACCTCATGCGGTTGGCGAAGCTTGTCATTGAGGCGGCTCACAATGGGGCCAAGCTGATTGTTCTTCCAGAGCTAGCCTCGGTGGGCTACACACTCATGGATGAGGACGAAGCTCGCCCATTTGCTGAGAGCCCTCATTGGCTGGATGACATGGATGGGATTGACACTGAGTCAGATCTCTACGTGTATAGTACGCTGTCACGCCAGCTTGATGTCTGCATCGTAGCTGGGTTCGTTGAGTTGGACACGGGGACCAACAAGCTCTATAACGCACAACTCTATATTGAGCCCAGTGGGTACTACACTAGTTATCGCAAGATCAACTTCTTCGGTAACGATTACCTGTGGGCCTCTCATGGGATGTCCAACCCACCGATCATCAAGTGTCAGTTCGAGGACAAGCGGGTGGGGCTTCTCATCTGTCGCGATGTCAGAGATAAGAAGGACGACAAGTGGACTAGCTTCTACGAGCCTGGGGACGCGGACATCGTAGCCCTGAGTGCTAACTGGGGTGATAGTGGGTTCCCAGCTACCAGTTGGATGGACTTCGTTGAGGACAACAAGGTTACCCTCATTGTGTCCAACCGACATGGGTATGAATGCCCGAATGACTTTGGTGAAGGTGGGGTTTGCATCATCGAGAAGACGGGCAAGGTCCACTGTAAAGGACTCAAGTGGAACGAGGACTGCATCGTTTACGCTGAGGTTTGATCATGGACCAAATCACGAAGAACGTTGTTGCCCGGTACTTGTTCCGCCAAGAACTGGTCAATAGGTACCTAACTGGATCCACAAGGGTTAAACTAACTCCAGCACAACTTTCTCTCCTAAAAGAGCTACCAGCTAGGGTTAATCCTGATCTAGCACCCATTAAGAAGCTTGTAGAGCTTGGTTTTGCAGAGAGCCAAAGTAAGGTCGTTACATACAGTAACCCTACTTATCATAGGACTTCAGCAGGTGACGAATACCTAAGTCAGAAAAAGTAGTATGGACCCAATCGTACTCAGGGTAATGGAGCGCTACATCTTCTCGAACGAGGTGACTGCGGTCATCCGCAAAGAGAAGGGCGAGTATTGCGTTCGAAGCCCAGACAACCCTGATTGGAATGGCGGGTGTTACCCTTCCAAGGAGAAGGCCGAGGAGCGCCTCCGCCAGGTTGAGTACTTCAAGCACAAGAGTGCGGCTTTTCAACCGACAGGTCAAGGGATCGAAGTCAGAGTAGCGCACAGATTTATTGTGGATCTGAGAGCCATCCTTGATTTAGTGGCTCTCCCTGGTGTAGTATCTCGCCTCTATGCCAGCAGAATTTAACCGTTGCAGCTTTTGCGATAAGCCAACCAACATCGTTGGCCATCTGATAGCTGCCACGGATGATGGGCCTTTTATTTGTCGTGCGTGCACTGACCGGTGCAACAACTCCTTTGATGAGGCAAAGGAAGCTGGCGTAATCAAAGAGCTAGAGCCCGAGGTAATTCCAAAACCCCACGAGATCAAGACCCATCTCGATGAATATGTGATTGGACAAGAGTCAGCCAAGATAGCAATATCTACGGCGGTTTACAACCACTATAAGAGGAGGGGGCTCAAGAAAGAGGACTTCCCGGATGAGATCGAACTAGACAAGAGTAATATCCTGTTGTTGGGGCCATCTGGTACGGGAAAGACCCATATATTCCGCACGTTAGCCAAGATGTTGAGGGTCCCCTTCCATGTTGGGGATGCCACGACTCTGACCCAGGCTGGGTATGTTGGGGATGACGTCGAGAGCTTGATCCAAGGGCTCATACTCGATGCTGATGGTGATGTCGATCGGGCTCAATGGGGGATTTGTCTCATTGACGAGATTGACAAGATCGCTCGCGGTAGTGGGCGCGACCGCGCCGGCTATCGTGATGTATCCGGTGAAGGGGTTCAGCAAGCTCTTCTAAAGCTACTCGAAGGGACCAGAGCGCGGGTCCCGCGGGGGATCAACAAGATGGGTGGGGGTTTGGTGCAAGCCATTGACCTCGTTGATACTACGAACATCCTGTTTGTAGGAGCTGGATCTTTTGATGGTATCAAGCCTCTCGTCGAGAGGCGTATCAACAAGTTATCATCAATTGGCTTTGGTGCTGAGGCCAAACAGAAGTTCAACCTAACAGATGCCTATAAGGCAGTGACTGAGGATGATGTTCTTGAATTTGGGATCATCCCAGAGATGTTGGGGCGTATGCCGATCCTGACAAGTACCTTGGAATTGACTGAGGATGAGATGATTCGAGTTCTAACAGAACCCAAGAATAGTATCATCCGCCAAGTGAAGCGTCTATTCGAGATTGACCACTTCAGGTTGGACTTCACTGAGGGAGCTTTGCGAAAAATTGCTGTGGAAGCCAAGAAGCGCCCAACCGGAGCGCGGGCGCTGAGGTCAATTGTGGAAGGTGCTTTGAAACAACTGTCATTCGACGCACCTAGTAATACCTCACTTGAGGCAATCACAATCACTGAAGAAACTGTAACTACTGGTATTGGGTTGCTGACCCTACGCGAGGAGCAGGCATCAGCTTGATCCTTTGATAGCTCGCGTATGGCTGGATGTCATACAGAATCCACAACGCGAACTCGGCCAGTGACCAAGTACTGAGCCTCCGTGTAGCCACACGGTTCCAGAAAGTTGCTTTAAGCGACGAATCTGAAGAGAAGCAACGCCCTGGGAGACCCCCGCCTCGTTGGAAGGAGTGGCTTGACACTACTCAAGATGGCGGGAAGAAGATGGTCCCCAATCCGAATCCCGATCCTCTGTCGCGGCAACGTCATCCCCAAGTCTCATTCAGCACTGCCCTCAAGAACCCCCACTTTAGAGACAAGGCCTTCGAGGCGTTTAATCAGTGGATGTCCAAGACCCAAGAAAAAGAGAAGGGGTCTGGCGCTCCCAAGGGGGAGAAGCCTGCTGAGTCTGCACCAGAGGGCAAGAGAGAGGAGCCCAAGGGGGGGAAGCCTGCTGAGGGGGGGCCGCCAAAGAAGAGTTGGGCGGACCGCCTGAAGGGGCTCGGAAAGAAAGCCCAGGACTTCGTAGCAAAGGCCCCAAAAGAGGTCAAGAGATTCATCGAGGATGAAGGGTTCCGACGCAAGACACTCATGGGGGTCCATGAGGCTTTAGTCAAAGCCCCGGAAAAACTCGCTAAGGGAGTGGTTAATACCGTCAAGCACGAGGTTCATGAGTACAAGACGGCTAGCAAAGGGATAGCTTCTGCTATTCGGGGTAATAAGATGACCTCCGAGCAGAAGAAGGCTGTCAAGTCTGTTGCAGTCCACCTAGCTATTGGCATCACGGCAGCCGCCCTCACATCTAGCGGACCCCTAGCAGCTGCAGGAGCCCTCGTCAAAGGAATGTCACGTCACGTGGCTTTGAAGGCTGTTTCTCGGGCTATGGGTCACCTTCATGTTCTAGATGAGCTTGGTCACATTGGTCATGGGGTTGAGGGGTTGATGTCACACTTGGCGTCAACTGGTAACGCTCAGGTCATGTTGTTCCGTTACGCCGAGGAAGCGTCCGAGGGTGGTGACCCAGATACTGATGAGGTGTTTGGAAACTTCATCACGGCCTCGGTAGCCAAGGAGCTGGATAACTTCGATGACGATGCCCTCGAAAGCTCGTTAGGTTACTTGGATGAAGAGGACGACGAAGACGAATGGTCTACTGATGAGGAGCCCTCTGAAGACGACGAAGAGGAAGAGCCTTCTGACGATGGATCTGTAGAGGGTGACGGCAATGTAGTGAAGGTCGACTTGTCCGAAGTCGATGAGATCTGGTTCGTCAAGAAGAAAGACGGGGAGGGATCTGAGAAGGTTGCCTCACTCGATATCATCTCGCGAGTGGTCAAGAGGTACAGAGGTTAGCCATGAGAGATCCTATTCAAGAGTTCGAAGACGCAGTACTTGCCTCAAGGGTTGCCGCTCGTGCTAAGTCCATTAGGTGATTGTACTCGTTAGCGCTACTCAATAACTTACTTGTAGTACACCCATAGCATGACCGAATCGGATATTGCATGGGCTTGTGGTTTATTTGAGGGTGAGGGGTCTGTATTTCTTAACCCTAGAAAACACGCTTTTGCATGTATAACAATGACCGATCCGGAGCCCGTTAGAGCTTTCCACCAGATTATTGGGTTTGGGAGTTTGGACGGACCGTTTCCCCCACCTAAGAGCCATCCAACTTGGAAGAAAAAGTGGAGATGGAGATCTGGGGATCGGAGGAATATAGAGAGGTTACTTGAGTTATTCAAGTCTAGGCTAAGTCCTCGAAGATTGAAGCAATTTGAAACCGTGCTCCGTGATTGTAAAGTAAAGAACCGACTACCCACATCCCCAGAATGCGGTGCTGGTACCTATTCTGGTTATGCCAGACACCGGGAGAGAAAAGAGGCTCCTTGTGAACCTTGTCGGGTGGCTTTCCGTAAGTATATGAAGGAGTGGAGGGCTCGTAAGAAAGCTCTTATAGTTGGTACAGGGTCAGGAGTTAATTATGCCCAGTCCAGTGGATAAGTACTATAGAGAGGTGAAAGACAGTAACCCCACCTACTCTGACGAGCAGGCATGGGCAACAGCTTGGAGTATTTACTGTAAGTACAAGAACCCTGGATCTCCGAGTTGTCATAAGCCGACTGATGAGTACCTTAAAAGGGAAGCGGCAGCTCGTCCAATATTCGGATTTTACAATGCTTTGATGGTTCAGAGGATTGCTTCTAGATTTGTGAGTGAACGATGACAAACCTACTGCAAGAGTTTGAAAACGCCTTGGTCGTAAGTCGAATAGCCTCCAGGTACAAGGTCGCGATGTCTCTTCCGGAGGACATCGAGTCGAAGTTGATAGCTTGGAGGCGTGAGAAGGATAACCTCCTTCAGGCTGTATCTGATGACTTGGCTGGGGTAGATGACTTGCTTCGCGACTTCAAGGTTATTGAGCGTAACGTTGTTCACGACCGAGATCTGAGGCAGATCATCAGACCTGATGTGCAGGATGCTGACACCTTGATGAAAGTGATTGAGGACTTCGGAGAACTAGGGGTCGTGATCTGAGTATGCTCGGTGATCATCTAGCCCTTATCCGAAGAGTATCCAGCAGATACCAAGCGGTGTCTTCAGACCTCATGTCGTTCAAGTACAAGCCAAAAGAGACCAAACAGCATAAGGCGGAGCGGGTTGGTGACAGCATCCAAGATGCAACCGGCCTGCAAAAGGGTGTCTCCTTGGCCATCGCGGATGCCTTTGTTCGCGGGCGTGATATCAATCTTCTCGCGACTCCGAAGTCTTGGCCCATCGAACGAGGGGTGATCACGGGTCCAAGGGGGAAGATGCCGGTTTCCGAGTTGTCCTCTTTA